GACCATGTGCATTTCATAACAGAGCGTAATCCAACTGGTTGCTGGAAGACTGTAAACAGGTATGCACAGGATGCTGGTACTATTCACAGGAAACCTATTATTATTGAAAATAAAGAGACTGGTGTTAAGCAAGAGAAGATTGTCTTTGATTATTATGAGCCAAAAGATCCTGATGAGTATGTCATTATCCTTGCAGATCATGCAGGCAGGTTGGAACAGGAAAGAGGTATGACCAAAAAGGAAACCATTGATAAGCTCTCAGAGTATTTTATGGTATTCCGTGACCACTTTCATTATACTCCTGTACTCATTCAGCAACAAAATTCAGATACTGTATCATTAGATGCTTTTAAAGCAAATAAAATCAGACCTACCTATAATGGTCTTATGGATTCCAAGCAGCCAGGGCAAGACAGTTCGATGGTTTTAGGTCTTACTTGCCCTTATTCCTTTGAGATTCCAGAGTATCTGAAATATGACATCAGAAGACTTAAAGGATATGCTAGATTCCTTGAGGTAAACATTTCTTTTTATATTTATTAAGGAACATTTTAAGACTATAGAAGCTATATTAAATTGATGCTAATTTTGTACAGTTAAATATAGCCTCAATGAAAAAGATAGAAGAAAGTAGAAAACAAGAGTTTTTAAATTATTACAATCAAGGTTTAAATGATTACGAGATTGCAAAACAAATGAACATCTCTGACTCAACTATATTTAGGTGGAGAAAAGGTTTTGGCCTTCCCCCAATGCACACCAAACCATCTTTGAGGGTAAAGGAAACTATACCTACAGAAGAACAACTGCAAATATTAACAGGGACTCTTCTTGGAGATTCTAGTTTACAATACTATCCTAAATATGGTTGGAGTGCTCCTAAATTTAAATGTGACCACGGAGTTGCTCAAAAAGAATATGCAGTTTTATTGGATAACAAATTAAAGTCTTTAGGTAGTAAACTTAACATCTATTCCAGAATAGATGAACGCAGAAACGTAGAACAAATTTCATACACTGTTACTACAGGAAGTAATCAGTATTTTCATAAAATATACAATTTGCTGTATAATACTGGTAAAAAAGAGGTATGCAGGGAAGTTTTAGAACACTTTACCGAAATCTCTTTAGCCTATCTATATATGGATGATGGTTGCTTTCACCAAGGAACAGCAGATATTTGTACTGAAGGATTTTCCAGAAAAAGCGTAGAGCTGTTAGTAGCTTTCTTTGAAGAAAAATTCAATCTGCATTTTGGCCTCAGTAAAAGAAACAAAGGATATAGAATGAGGTTACACCGTAAAGAATTTAGTAAATTTCGTGAGTTAATTAATCCTTATGTAATAGATTCCTTAAAATATAAATTAGGTACTGCCTCGTAACTGGGTTAAAAAGGGGAACTCCCTATGGGACAATCCTTTACCAAGCCACAATTTAAATGGTTGTGGAAGGTCAAACGACTAACAGGTGAAACTATTTATATAGAATATAATCCTGACACGAAATCCCAGCACTGTGAAGTGAAGATATAGTCTGACCTGTATGGTAACATACAGAAATACAGGATAAAGAGCCTGTATGATAACAATTTTATGGGTACTTAATCGTGAAGGAGAGAGTAATTCTGTATTACCACTTTATTTTGATGGTGCAACTAATTACTTCACCCCTCTCCCCAAGGCTGACTGTATCTCTGAGCTAAGTAAAGTATATCAATTAGTTCAAAGAAACAGTGGCATGTAACTTAGTAACTCCCTTCAATTTTTATATCAGAATTTTAAGCAAGTAGCTTGTCTCATTTCAGACAGGTATCTTTGCAGTTACAAACAATTTTAAAAGAGTAGAAGAAAAAAGTATGGCAGTAACAATTGCTATCTTAGGTGCGTCTGGAGATGGAAAGACCACCTCAACAATCATCAATCCTGATGGTAAGTTTGACCTTGAAAACTATCAAGGTATGAATCCTAAGAGTCATTTCATCATCAATCTTGATAGAAAGACCCTTCCTTTTCCTGGAGGTATGTGGGGAACAGAACAAAAGAATTACATGGAACCTGTTAATTTTGATGGTATCCGTAAGGCACTGGAGTATTGTGCGAAGAAACCAGAGATTAAGTCTGTAGCTATTGATACAGTGAATATCTATCTGGCTATGAAGGAATTTAATGACAGAAAGAAGATGTCTTTTGACCAGTGGCGCGAAGTTAGCAACGATATTATTGAATTAAATATGTTGTGTAACTCAACACTTCGCAATGATCAAATAGTTTATATATTTGGTCATACCATGCTTCAGACTCAGCAGGATGGTACAGAGAAGATGGTATTCTCAGTCATTGGTAAGAAGCTTACTAAGACTCAGCCCGAGGGGTTCTATCCAATTGTTCTGATGACCCGTGTGGACTATGGTGATGATGGAGATAATAAATATTTCTTCCAGACTAAAGCTAACCATAGTTCAGCAAAAACTCCTCTAGGAATGTTTGCAGACTTTGAGATTCCCAATTCTCTTAAATTAGTAGACCAAACAGTCCGTAACTACTATAAAATGGACTAAAGATACAAACAACATTATTAATTAATTCAAAATTCAAAAAGTAACATTATGAAAAAAGAAATTTCTTATTCACAGTTTCAGCAGGTAAAGAGTGCAGCCAAGATGATTGACCCTAACATGCGTAAGATTGAAGCACTCAAGAAGAAGATTATGCCTCTTGTTGAGGAGATGAGACAGTACCAAGCTCTCAATGATTCTCTGGAGGAAGGTATTGTTAAGGTCATTGGCTTCCATGTAACAGACCTTGTCAAGAAGGTCATTGAGCCTACAGGTGCTACTGATAAGTTTGGTAAGCCTATCAAGGTTACCAAGTATCTGCCCACTGACATTGTATCCTATGATGAGCAGCACAAGGTCTATGTTATTGAAGTTCCAGATGCTCCTGCATCAGAGGCTTCTGCCACACCGGAAGAAGCTGTTGACTTTCATTCTGAAGGGACCGAGCCAGAGGTATCTGAAGTGGATAATGAGCCTGCCAATGAGCAGAAGGCAGAGAATGCTGAAATGCCTTGGGACAACAACTAATGGAATTTTATCACAATTAAAAAGCAACAAATAGACAGTTATGAAAACAATTAATTTTAGCAAGAGTTTCCTTGCTATTGGTAAGACACAGGAGAGTAAGGAAGCAAGTGAAGGTTTCAAGCGTTATGTAGGTGTAGGAAGCACTTTTGTCAAAGGTGTGCAGCCTACTAAGAAGGAGATTGATGAGTTCTTTGGCTTTGAGTCTCAGGCAGAACCTGAGTATGTAAAAGATGGTGAGAATGGTAAAGAAGCTCATATTACTTTCCTCTTACAGACTGACCCAGAGACCTGCAATGGCATTGAGCTGAAGTCAAGGGCTATGTTTACCTTGCGTGCTACTCCAGCATATAACAGAGACCAGACCAAGGTACAGGTTATTGACCAGTATGGTAACTATACATGGGTAGATACTGAGGATGCAAAGGCTGGCAAGGCAATTACCCATAATGGCAATCCTGCTAAGATTGACACAAAATATCGCATGGCCTGTGTAGGTGAGTGTGATCTTGTGGCTTTCCTTAAGAAGTATCTCTGTGTGCCTGATGCTTTTAACTATGTCAATGGCACATGGATGAAAAAGGAAGATGCTGATGACTATAAGTTTGCCCTGGAGAACATCAAGGATTATTTCAAAGGTGACTTCAAGGAGTTGAAGGAGGCTTTGAAGCTTCAGCCTAACAATAAGGTTAAGTTGCTCTATGGTGTCCGCACTAATGATGAAGGTAAGCAGTATCAGGCTGTATGTACCCGTGGAGAGCTTATTCTTCCCAATGCTGCAAGTGCCAATGCACTGACAAAGTTGGAGAAGGATTTGGTAAATGCCAAGCAGAATGGTGCCTATCAGAACACTGATTACAGAGTCTGTGAACTCAAAGAGTGGACAGTGGAGCCCACTAACCTTGAAAAGCCTGCTGACACTACAGGTGATATGCCGTTTGATGCTCCTTCAGCAGATAATGGTGGTATGCCTTGGGATTAAGTAGCTGCCACTACTATGGAGGGGAAGGAATAATCGGGTATTAATGCCTTCCTCTCCTAATCCCATTTTCCCTTAAACCCTTTTAGTGACTTTTCTTATGATAGTAGGCAAGACATCATCTAGCATCTCAATTCCAGAACTGTTCGAGAAATATTCAGAAGTAAGTATTCTCACGACAGTTTTCCCTGAGATAACCAGTATTCCATGCATAATCAGTTCTCCTTTCAGAACCGACAATAATCCTTCTTTCAGCATCTTCCTTGATGATGATGGGCACATCCGATATAAGGACTTTGGAGAGAGTGAAACCAAAGGTAGCCTGTTAGACCTCTTGTGTAAGAAGTGGAATTGTAGCTTCTATCAGGTCTTTGATAAGATTTTAGAGACCATGCAGAAGCAGGAGGAGGATACTGAGGTCAATATTAAGCCTAAACAGGTTAAGCTGATGACCCGTAAGGAATCCTCAGAACTGACCAAAATACAGGTAGCTGTGAGACCTTGGAGACAGTATGACTTGGACTATTGGCAGTCCTATGGCATTACAAAGCCTTGGCTAAAGTACGCGGAGATATATCCTATTAGCCATAAGATTGTTACTAAAAGGGATAAGGAAACAGGTAAAACTTCTAAATACATCTTTCCAGCAGACCGTCTTGCCTATGTATATGTGGAGAGAAAAGAGGGTAACTTAAGTTTAAAGGTCTACCAACCCGAAAATACTAAAGGGTTTAAATGGTGCTCTCGCATGGATGCAAGTGTCATCTCTTTATGGACTAAAGTACCTGAATATGGAGATAGGATTATTATTGCATCCTCAGTGAAAGATGCACTGGTGCTTAGCTGTCAACTTCATATACCAGCTATTGCTCCTCAAGGCGAAGGATATGGTATTTCAGAAACAACTGTCAATGAACTCAAAAGAAGATATAAAAAAGTGTTCATCAGTTATGATGTTGACAAGCCCGGCATTGAAGATGCTAAGAAACTCTCAAAACAAACAGGCTTTCCTTTTATTGTGCCTGATTTAAAGGGACAGAAAGACTACTCAGACTATTATAAGTCCCTTACAAACAAAGAAGATTTCAAATCATTAGAAACATTATTTCATTAATTTAAAAGCTTTTATATTATGATCGAACGTGAGATTCTCATTGCTAACAACCGTGACCAGAGTAAGTATCGTATTGTAACAGGTGCAGAGACCCTTGGTGAACTCCAGGATGCTATTGCACGTAATGAAGGTGTATCCAAGATGGTGGGTAATGCTTGGGTAAGCAATCCCACTCCTATTGACATCTCTGGTCTTACCTTCACTGAAGGCATCACCAAGACTCAGCTGATTTCAAGAGACTCAGCACTGCCTACTAATGTGCAGTTCAAGGGCCAGTACACCAACAACCTTGTCATGCTGCTCACTAATACCAACAAGCAGATTCGCTCAGGTGCTTATCCAACTAATCGTAAGGAGTTTGGTGACTATATCAAGAAGAACAATCTTGGAGAGGCTATCAAACAGGAGTTTGGTGACAACTGGACAAGAGTTTCCACTGATAAGCTGATTAACTTCTTTGCCAATACTGCTGAGAAGAATACTGCTTCCAGCAAGACTGCTATTGAAGAGGCTCGTAAGGAATTGAAAGACCAGAAGAAGGTGGAGGAGGTTGTGAATACTCCTGCCTCTGAAAAGAAACTCCCCGATGTCAAGAAGGCCCCACATGCTTCTACGGTAGAGTGGTTTTATTGTGGCATCAAGGCTATGGTTAAGGATAATACCCTGGCTAATAAGGACATCATTATCTTGGCTGACCTGCTTACAGAATTGGCCCTCCGCTTGGAAGAGGAAAAACCAAAGATTACTACTTCTGATATGGATGACATGATGAAAAGCATTCGCCATTAAGCTCATATCTGTCTTAATTTTGGTTGTGTCAAGGGGCAGGGTATTAAGTTATCCTGCCCTATTTATTTCTTTCTTTTTAATCCTATAATATGCAACACACAATCAATAGCTTTCGTAGGGACTGCTTTAAACAAGTATATCAGGTCTATGAGGTATTTCAAAATTTCTTCGGTGAAGCAAGGGTAGACCTTCAGGGTCTTCCCAATGATGATGAGATAGCAGAAGACTTTGAAGCTAAGCATATTCCTATGAGGGAAGATGGCAGCTGTTATGAGGCAGATAGTAGGAGATTCAAGGCTGTGGCACGCGATTTTAATACTGTACTTCCTTTTATACTTATATATTGGCCTCAGGTCAGAGTAACCAATGAGAATGATAGGTTTGTAGATATTCAAGATTTGTATGCTAAGATTGAATTGACTTCTGAAGGTTATATTCCTACAGAAAATACTGGATTCCTATTGAATAGGGCTACCTATCCTATTGACCAATGGAAATGTGGCTACCTCCATTCTCATGTAAGCGGAATCCCTAAAGGAGATTTACAGGCTTTCCAAAGGCCCTGTCTTGGTTCTGGTCCAATTATTAACACTATTACCAACTTAAAGAAGAATATCTGTGAAGGATTTGACGAAACAAGATGGATGCTGTTCTGTCATGAGCTATCCCTTTATGTCACAGTGGAGTCTCTTCGAGGAGTCCCATATAAATATCTGGAGAATATAAACGATTCTATTGTTTATTCTAGTTATGGGGGATTTAATTCTTCTTATACAGCAGAGTATGCTGGTTCTCATAGGCTTACATCATGCATAAAGGATTTTATTTCATATTATCTTCAGCATGGCCATCTCTCCTTTAATTATCAAGGAGAAGAGTTTAAAGTAGGAATGTCTTATTTTGACTTTATTATAGACATCAGCAACACTTTCATTGAGTATTATAACAATAACTATCCAGACGATGTTATTGCTAAAAAGTGCTTCTCTTATGGTATTCTTAAGTCTGTAATAGTATCAGATGGTAAATTCTATCGTGATGGCTCTTCTCCCTTGGAAAATGACTATGATAGGTATGAAGGTAGAAAAGTATGTACCTTTAAGGGACAAGATGTCACTCTTCATATTTTTGAAAATACATCAACACCCTCTCAGAAGACCATCGTTCTTTCGCATGGTATAGCCATGTATATTCTTGACAACATTCTTAAAATAATAAATTATCATTATACAAATGAATATAGAAGAAATCAAGCCAACAATATCAGTACAGCAGCCCTCCCTGCCACCACTGGTCAAAGGGTCTACTACATATAAGCTCATTGTGCCACGAAAGGTAGAAGAGAAAATCAGGTACCTAATCAGGAAATTCCCTTCTACAGAATGGTCAGGAGTCTTATTCTATAGCCATACGGGTAGTTTTAATGATGGAAGTCTTGAAATTCATTGTGAAGATATATTCCCTATGGATTTAGGTACAGGCACTTTCACTGACTTTAAGATGGATGAAAGTGTAATAGGATATATAGCTGAAAACATTGACCTCTTCGGATGTGAGACTGGGTTGGTGCATTCACATCATGCACTAGGGGCCTTCCTCTCAGGCACTGACTTGCAGACAATTAGGTCTGAAGGAAATGACACTAACTGTTTTGTATCACTTGTAGTAGATACCAAAGGTACTTATGTTGCTGCTATTACCCGAAAGGTTCAAGAGAAAAAGACCATAGTAACTAAAGATTTCAGTAGTACCTATGAGTTCTTCGGAGAAGGAGAAAAGACTGCTAATGTTCTGACAGGTCCTTCTGAAGACACTGTAGTAGAAAATACCTATATTGAGTACTTCATGCTTGATGTAGAGATAGAACATGTAGACAATCCTCTTGCCTATCTTGATACAAGGTTTGATGAAATTCAGGAAGCTAAGAAGAAGAGAGTAACTGCTACTCCTACAGCTGTCAATCCTCTTGTTGTCAAAGCATCTGAGGATGGCAATCATAGTCCTTGGATTCCTGGAAACAAAAGAAACTTTGGTTCTGACTTTGATGAGGATTATTCATTCCATGAGTGGCAGAATAAACAGAATCAATACAAAGAACCGACCCTCTTCTCTGAGAATGAGATGGCTGAGATGATTGATACTTCAAGCTGGAAACCAGACCCTGAGATTATTCATCAATTAGTCTGCCAAATGATAACTTGCTCCTTGATAGTCAGTAATAAGATAGACCTAAAGCAGTGGATTACCAAATGGATGGACAAGAAGTATGAAGAATTATTTAGTTTAAATCCATCACAATTTGAAGAATGGAGGGAGTTCATTGTAGAGTTCCAGATTAACCAGTACGTTGATCCGGAAACACCTGATGAAGTGCTGGAAGACATGGATTTGTACTATAGTAAGATTGCTTCTGCTATGCACAATGAGTTGTATCCATACTCTGACAATGAGTACATCACTAGTTATATGGAAGTCTTAACACGTTATATGTATGAATGATGTAGATGTTTGGCTTAATTCTTTAGGAATTGAAGAATCTGAAGCAGCTGCTCAACCTGACACTCCAGAGCAGCCACAAGAAGTACAGCCTGTTCTTTCAAATATTCCTATAGGGGACTTTAATAGTATCCTTGCAGACAATGGTTTTACTGAGCCTGAGCCTGAGGAAGAAGTAACTGAAGAGGCAGAAGCAGAAGAGATTGGTGGAGAAGAGGATGTAAATACTGATGAGGGAAGAGACCTTGATGCAGAAGAAGATGCTGATTGGAATAGAATGGAAGAAACAGGAATCATAATTCCTGTAAGTACAGAAAATGGTGACTTCCGTTCTGCTATTCAAGAGTCGGAAGATGATTTCTTAGAAGCAGTTCAGAGTGTCAATGAAGATGACTATCCTGAGCATAATCCTGATGAGGAGCAGGTCTCTGATAATGCTCTTGAGGCCTTCAGTGTAGCTGAAGAATCTCAGCAGCATGAGTCCCAGGCTTTACCTGAGAGAGCACCAATAATACCTCCTAACTCTCCTACCCTCCTCCTTAATACTGCTACATCAAGATTCTCTGGTACTGAATGGTATAATGAAATTCAGAAACAGAGAATTATAGTAGCTGGTATAGGAGGTATTGGTTCTAACTGTGTATATCAGTTGGCTCGTATGAATCCTGATGCCCTCCTTATGTATGATGATGATGTGGTAGAACAGGCAAATATGTCAGGCCAGCTCTATTGCAAAGAGGATGTAGGAAAGACTAAGGTCGATGCTATGGCTAATATGATTACCAGGTATACCACCATGAGTAACATCTATGCTATCAGGAATAAATTCACTTCTGCCTCTGAAGCAGGTGATGTGATGATTTGTGGGTTTGATAATATGGTTGCAAGAAAGACTTTCTTTCATGCTTGGAGGAAACATCTGAGAGATAAGTCAGAAGAAGAAAAAGGGAAATGTCTTTATCTGGATGGCAGACTTTCGATAAATACTCTTCAGGTATTTTGCATTACAGGTGATAATGATTGGGCTATTAGTGAGTATATGGAGAAGTATCTATTCTCTGACGCAGAGGCAGAGGAGACTCAGTGTTCTCTCAAGCAGACTACCTATCTTGCCTGCATGATTGGCTCTTTTATAGTGAATCTCTTTACTAATTTTGTAGCTAATCTCCTTAGTCCTGTTATTCCCTATGATTTGCCTTTTCTTACTGAATATGATGCACAGAATATGATTTTCAAAACTGTTAAGTAATGCTGCGCTTAGATTCTATCATCTACAATATCTTCAAGCTAAACAGAGGTTCTAATTTATATCCTGGTGAGAACCGTATTACATCTATTAAATACATGGAGATTCCTGTAGATTCTGATGTCTTTGAGGTTCCTCTGTTTGCTTTTCATAAATTCTGCAATATGCTTGACAAGGGTATCAATGTCAGTACAATAGTTGCCAGCTTGTATTCATGTGGTGCAGAGTCTTCCTATAAGTCTATTGAAGCTATCATGCGAAATGTATTATCTGTAACATTTGATTGTCATTTGTCTAAAATCCAGATTGATGATACTTCAAACATTTACTATGCTACCATGGGTGCAGTCTTTGATAAAGACCTTAATCCATTGATGGTTATGTCGTGGCAAATGGAAAGACAGAATGATGGAAGGGTAACATATAGCTTTAAAAGACCTATCTTGCATATTACTCCTATGTCTTTTGTAAGGAAAGAAGACCCAGTGCAAAGATTTCTTGTCGGTAAAATGCTAACAACTGCTCTTGACATGGATATAACAACTCCTAATTCGGTTTATGCAAATGGAGTACAGTTTAGGACAAATAGGTCATTCTTTAAAATAAAGGTAGAAATAGACGATTGCCCTTTTAATATAAAAGGTGTAGATGTGCCTTCTATATCAGTCACCAATGAAAGCCTGCTTCAATTAGCAGCAGAGCATATAGATGAAATAGAGATATGACCATACAGGAATATTTTGGTGACTGGTCTAATGTGGTAGACTTAACAGAGGCTGATAGAATCCTTAGGAAACTGTCAGCCTCTAAGATTATTATTTGTCCTCAACTCAAAGACATCTTTAGAGCTTTTAGGCTATGCCCTTTCAGTAATCTTAAGGTTGTGCTCCTCGGAATGGAACCTTATCCTCAAAAAGGAGTTGCCACAGGTCTTGCCTTTGCCAACAGCATTGATACTCCTGACAGTCATCTTTCTCCTTCCTTAGAAATCCTAAAGGAGTCTGTAATCAACTATACTATCCCACATAGAACTATTAACTTTGACCCAAGTTTGGAGAAGTGGGAAGCACAGGGGGTGCTGTTGTTAAACTCAGCACTTTCCTGTGAAGTAGGAAGAGTAGGAAGCCATACTTTAATGTGGAGACCTTTCATCAAATCCTTGCTCACCAATCTTTCAAAGTACCATACAGGTATAGTCTATGTCCTCATGGGAACTGTTGCTCAGTCATTTGAGCCTTATATCAATAAGCAGTTCAATTATGTCATCAGGATAAGACATCCCTCATGGTATGCAAGACAGAAGCAGAGAATGCCTTCTGATGTGTGGAAAGAGATTAATTCCATTCTTACTGGCCTTAATGGTTCAGGTATAGAGTGGTTCCAAGAGTATTAACAAATTAATTTAACAAGGTAGAATGAAGAAGTATTTTATTACAGAGACTGATGAAGAGTTGGTGTTTGGAGACACTATTGGACTGGATTTGACTAAGAAGACAAAGCATGGCTCTCATACTATTGAGGGAGCAATTACATTTTCTGAACTGTCCCTCCCGTTGTTGCTGGAGATTGGTGCCATTGAGGAGCGTGAGGAGGAGGAAGAGGATGTGAATACTCCTGAGGATGACCTCCTTGACTTCCAAGATAGTGAGCCCTGTGAGGAGCTTAAACAGCTTTATGAGGCTTTCTGCACGCTTGAGGAAAGGGTATCCAAGCTTGAGGATATGCATAAGGATTATGTAGCCCTTACTCATGAGATGCTTGACACCTTCAAGGAGTTTTTCATAGGCTGCCCTGGCAAGGAAGAGAAGAAGCAAAATGCTCAGCCTAAGAAAAAGTAATGAGTGAACACATTGTTGGTGTAGAGCCTAAGGTCTACAATGGAGTTAAATATAAAAGCACCTTGGAGGCCAAGACAGCTGAAACACTGGATAAAATGGGCATCCCTTGGGAGTATGAGACTAAAACTTATACTCTCCAAGAGGGATTCTATTGTCCATGGCAGAAGAGAAAGGTGATGGAGATTTCATATACACCTGATTTTATCATAGGCCCTATAATGATTGAGACTAAAGGATGGAAGACTCCTGACTTCAAGCTTAAAGAGAAGATGTTCTATAAATATCTCAAGGAGAATGAGCCTGATGCTATCTATTATATAGTAAAGGACCAAAAGCAACTTCTTGAAGCCTTGGATAATCATTGGAGTTATTTGGGTTATTGTGTAGAGGTTACTTCTAAACCTCAGAAGAACAAGCCTGTTCAATCCTATAGGTTCTCTTCTATTGCAGAAGCTTTAGTTGAAATCCATTGTCAAGGTAAATCTTATGCTACAATTCTTCGCTCTCTCATAGGAAAAAATCAGTATGTTTTTGGATTTAATTTCAAACTAGTAAAAATCACATTATGAGTATAGCAAATCACAACACAGGAAATAACAATCCTGTCAGCTATGCAAAGGTTGGCAGTAATACGGAGAAAATTATCAAGTTTGTCAAGTACCTCCATGACTTTCTCCCATGCTTGGAAAAGGAATATAATGACTTGGAGGCTCTTCAAGCAAAGAATCCCAACGAGAAGTTCCCTATTAAGATGGACAATCTTGCTGCCATCTATCAGGCTGAAAAGCCTCTCTATGACTTGTATATAGCAAAAGCACCTAACCGGCATAACTAATGGAAATACTGAAAGAATTAAAAGATATTAGTTGGCTTGTAGATGAACCAACCTATAGAGCAGACCCTGCACTATCATATTCCACTATTTCAACTTATGAGACTCTTGGGTTCAGTGGTCTTGACCATCTGTTTGATAAGAAAGAGACTCCTTCATTACTGCTGGGAAGCTTAGTCGATACAGCAATTACAGGAGGAGAGGATGAGTTTAATCGACTCTATACCATTCTTGATATTAATATCACTGATAGTGGTATGGATATTTGCAAAGCTCTTGTCAACCAGAATCTGCCTTTTGATGCCTTTGAGGAAATCCCTGAAAGCATAGTGTCTAATGTGGCTAAGAGTGTAGGCTTTTGGCAAGGAGACAAATGGGACAATACAAGGTATAAGCAAGTACTCAAGACTGGTAACATAGCAGAATACTATAATGCCCTTAAGCATAATGATAAGACTATTGTAGACACTAACACCTATCAGACTGCACTTGCCATGGTCAGAGCACTTAGAGAGTCTCCTGCTACATCAGGATACTTTGCAGAGAATGATGAGTTGTCTCCTATCAGAAGGTATTATCAGCTGAAGTTTAAGGCTACTGTTGAAGGTGTAGGCTATCGTTGCATGATGGACTGTGTGGTGGTGGATTATGAAAACAAGGTTATCTACCCCATAGACCTTAAGACATCTTCTACTCCAGAGTGGGAGTTTGAAAAGTCTTTTGTTAAATGGCATTACCTGATACAGGCTATTATTTACCATAAGTTACTCCGTACTAACTTGGATAAAGACCCTTATTTTAAAGATTTTAAGCTTGATGATTATAGGTTTATTGTTGTAAATGGTAAGACTTTAACCCCACTGGTATGGAAGTTCCCACTAACTCAGGAAAGAGGCCCCTTCATAGACTCTGATGGTAATGAATGGCCAGACCCCTTTGAGTTAGGTGCAGAATTACAGGGATATTTGAATCTTAGACCTCAAGTTCCCAATGGCATCAACCTGTGTGGGGATAATATCATCAAGTGCTTAACAAAGAAACTTTAATGCTTAACAATATGAAGAAATGATTTTAGTTCAGAAAAGAGACGGAAGTAAGGAAGAGTTTAATGCAGACAAGATTGAAACTGCTATTCTAAAGGCATACAAGGCTGTAGGATATGTTCCTGACAGGACTACGAGCCATGAGATTAATCAGTTCTGTAGAAAGCTTGAGTCAACTCAGGAGAAGGAAACCACTGTTGAAGCTATCCAAGACCAAGTGGAAAAGTGGCTATGCAAGAGGTGTTTCCCTGTTGGCAAGGCTTATATGCTCTATAGGGAGCAGCATAAGCAGGCAAGAATTATTTCTGAGAAACTAAAGTATATTCATAAGTATGTGGATTCCAATGAATCTGCTACTAATCTTTCCAATACGGATGATAATGCTAACTCCAACAAGAAGAACTCTGCTACACTGGAAGGTGAGCTTCATAAAGATACCAATCGTATTATACAGAGGTCTCAGATGAAGGAACTGCTAGCAGAGATTGGTTCACCCTACAGAGATCAGTATGTGAAGGACTTGGAGCATCATATCATCTATCAGCATGATGAGACTGGTGCAGTTATTAAGCCTTACTGTTCTGCCTATACCTTATATCCTCTGTTAGTAGATGGTACAAGCAGTGTGGATGGTACTAAGAATCATGCACCCCATCATCTTAGCAGTTTTTGTGGACAATTCCAGAATCTTGTATTTCTCCTGTCTGCTCAGAAAAAAGGTGCAGGAGCTTATGGAGAGTTTTTCAATTTCTTCAGTTACTTCTGTGAAAAAGAATGGGGAGATGAGTACTACAAGAAAGCTGATGTGATTATCACTAATGAGCATAATCTTCAACAGAGAACTATTGGCCAGACTATTGATCAGTATTTTCAGTCAGTTACTCATTACATTAATCAACCAGCAGGCAATCGTGGCTATCAGTCTCCTTTCACTAATTTCAATGTCTTTGACTTCTACTATTGGCATACCATGTTTAATGACTTTGTATTTCCTGACGGTACTAAACCTCATTGGGATGCAGTCAACTGGCTTCAGAAGAGATACATGAAGTGGCTTAATGAAGAGAGAACTAAAACCCTTCTTACCTTCCCTGTCATGACAGTATGCCTTCTTACAGATGGTAAAGATGTCCTTGACAAGGAGTATAAAGACTTTGTAACTACCCAATGGGCAGAAGGAGACTCCTTCTTTGTATATCTCTCAGAGAATGCGGATAGTATATCTTCATGTTGCCGCTTGAGAAATGAAATTACAGAGAACACTTTCTCCTCTACTACAGGTCTTACTGGTGTCCAGACAGGCTCATGTAATGTAATGACTCTTAACATTAATAGGATTGTGCAGGATATTATGAAAGACTGTGAATATCATGGAAAGTTAAACTGGTCTTCAGGGGCAGGATGGATGATGCCTAAAATAAAATATTTCTTGCAAAAAATTCTTGACAGGGTCTATGATTATCAGAAAGCTTATAAGACTGGTCTTTATAAGATGGATGCTCAAGGTATGTTTCCTCAGACTAAAGCAGGATATATCTCTTTTGACAAACTCTACTGTACTATTGGTGTAAATGGTCTCAATGAGGCAGCAAGGTTCTTAGGTCTTACTGTTAGCAACAATAAGGACTATATGAACTTTGCTTCATGGATTCTTGGTATCATTAAGGACTATAACAAGCAGCACTCTGAGAAGAAATTTATGTTCAACCTGGAGTTAGTACCTGCTGAAAGCCTTGGTGTAAAGAACTATAATTGGGACAAGTTTGAAAACTACTGGGTTCCAGAGGATGAAAATCTATATAACTCCTACATCTATGATGCACATGATGACACTTCTATTCTTGACAAGATTGCTATGCAGGGAGGTCAGATTGCTAAGTCGATTGATGGTGGGCAGGCCAGTCATCTGAACCTACAGGATAATCTTGATAAGACTCAGTACACCAAGCTCTTGGAATATGCAGTGCAGGTAGGTAACAGCTATATCACATTCAATGTTCCTCAGACTCAGTGTGACTCTTGTGGTTTCATTGCCAAGCATCCCTTTGATACTTGCCCTCATTGTGGCTCTAATAAAGTTACTCAATGGACAAGGATAATTGGCTACTTAAGGCCCATCAAGGCATGGAGTGAGGCAAGACAGAAGGAAGGTTCTAACAGATATTTTGCTAAAAAAGAAAATGTATGTTGAAATATATTTATTGTAAGGAAATTTTTAGAGAGATCCCAGGTGAGATAAGCCTGGGACTCTCTATCTCTGGATGCCAACTTCATTGTGTTGGATGCAACCAAAGAGAGCTCTGGGAAGACAAAGGTACTCCCCTTGATGTAGAAACTCTATGTGGTCTACTCAATCAGCATCAAGGTATTACATGCCTGTTATTACTCGGAGGTGAGGCAGACATAGACGCACTTACAGAGTTGTTTATGTATGCTCATAAGAGAGTCAAGACTGCATGGTATTGTGGGTTAGACAGAATTCCTAAAGATAAGATTGGCATCCTTGAGCACTTGGATTATTGTAAACTTGGACACTTTGATATAGAACTTGGAGGATTAGATTCTCCTATTACTAACCAGAGATTGTATCAATATAGTAAGTACTTTTCTGACTATACTATAGGAAAGAGTTGGAGAGACATAACCAAATTAATGCAGAGAAATGACTGAAGCAGAGTATAATAAGTACACAAACTGGTATTGTATCTTGGAGGAAATACAAAAAGAATATCCAGGGAACATAAACATAGGAACAATTATAACAAGCCTTAAGGCAAAAACAAAAGAGTATAAGAGAAAATGACTATAAAAGTATTAGAGAAAACAGCAGGATGTTTTCCTGTAAAGTTTGAACAGGGAGATTGGATAGACCTTGTAACAGCCACAGATATTACTCTGAAGGCTCCTCAAGCCCATAAAATGCATATCAGAAACAAAGGTAAGGAAAATGTAGCTGAGGTCAGGACAAGAGATGTGGAATTTGATTCTACTCTCATTCCTCTTGGTATTGCCATGGAAGCTCCGAAGGGTATGGAGTGTCATCTGTTGCCCAGAAGTTCCACATTCAAGAAATGGGGTCTTATACAGGTTAATTCCGAGGGTATTATAGACAGAAGCTATTCATCTGATAAGGATGAGTGGAAGCTACCTGTTGTAGCCACCAGAGCTATTACTATTCCTAAAGGTACAAGAATCGCACAGTTTAAGATGGAGCTCTCCCAAAAAGCAACATGCTGGCAGAAATTAAGATGGTTGTTATCATCAGGAGTACAGCTCAAAAGGGTGTCTTCACTGAATAATCCTGAAAGAAAGGGCTTCGGTGAGGGGACTGGAAATAATTAATCTCTCAATTGTTTTAAAACAAAGTGTATGGATAAAAATAAATCATTTCTCTCATTTTCATTCAGCAAAGGTTTTACAAGTCCTAATCTGCCTATAGCAACTTTCTATCAGGGAGAACAGGAACTGAATTTTATTATAGACACTGGTTCAGATGACAATGTTATTTGTAAAGAGGCTCTGAAGGAAGTCAAGTATGAAATGGTAGAGCATGATGGCACTCTTGCAGGTGTAGGAGGTGTCTTTAAGGTGGAAGCCTGTAATATTGCCTTTCAGTTAGATGGTGATAACTTTGTGGCTAAGTTCATTATATCTGACTCCCTTAAAGAAGCTTTTGACAATATCAGGAAAGCACATGCCATTCACTTGCATGGTATGCTTGGCTCTAAGTTTCTCATGCAGAATAATATTGTACTTGACTTCAATAACATGATAGCTTATAACAAGAAGTAAATGATATACTATGTCACTACTCAACAAGAAGCTTTTGAGCATGACCAATATCAGGTGTGTTCTGTAGAGGAGTCTTTGAAACTCATTGACTCCTTTACAAACCACATGATTCAGTTTGATACGGAAACTACAGGATTGGATCCTCATATTGATAGGGCTTTGCTTGTTCAGTTTGGTAATATTGAAGAGACCATTCAGGTGGTTGTCAATGCTTCAGAGGTAAATATCAGACTCTATAAAGATGTAATTGAACACTCTTTTATTATAGGTCAGAATATAAAGTTTGATATTAAAGTCATGTTTGGCTTTAATATTATTATCCGCAACTGTTATGATACCCTGACAGCTGAACAGGTACTTTATATGGGTTACCCCAATTTTATGGTAGGCTGTTCCGAAGAGCAGATGATGTCTTATTGTGAGTATGTAGATGGTATAGTAGGATGGGAAGACCTTAAAAAGGATGAAAAGAAAAAAAGACTATATAGGGATATTCCCGATGTAGCAGAGTTTATTTATGAGCACAGTGGTGTAGGCTTAAAAGCTTTAGTCTATAGATACCTCGGAGAAGAGATGTCCAAGGAAGTCAGAGAAGAGTTTACTCAAGACCTTGACAGGTTGGAAAGCAGACATATTATTTATGCAGGCAAGGATGTTCAACCTCTCTATAGACTGATGCAAATGCAAGTTCAGAGATTAAGGAAATTAAATCTCATTCAAGCTGCTAAAGTTGAATGTCAGTTTATCCCTGCTGTAGCCTATTATGAATGGTGTGGTGTTCATATGAATGTCCCATTATGGCAACAGAAGATGGCATCTGACTATAAGAAAATGACTGAAGCTTTAAGGAAATTGAACCAATATGTAGTTGATTTTGGGGATAGTAGGTTTCTTTCTATAAATCTACAGGGAGATCTCTTTCTTGGATGGGATATAGCTCCAAAATGTAACATCAACTGGAACTCCAACAAACAAGTTATTCCATTCTTAACTGCTTTAGGCTTTAATTGTAAGGGCATTGACAAAAAGACAAAAGAAGAGAAAGACAGCATTGATGCATCAGTATTGGAACCACAAAGACATGTTAATCCTGAATTTTATGATATTTATTTAGCTTATACTGAAGCTCAGAAAGTATGTAGTACTTATGGCCAGAACTATCTGAATGCCATCAACCCTTATACTAATAGGGTTCATACTACTTTTAGGGCTATTGGAACTGACACTGGCAGGTTAGCCTGTGGTTCTCAAAAGCAAAATCAGTCTCTTGCAAGAATTAAAGGATTACCTGTAAGTAAAGAAGTTAAGGATACTAAATTAAAATGTGCCTATCCACAACTTCAAAATCTTCCTGCTGATGAGATTACAAGAGCTTGTTTTTGTGCAGAGAAAGGCAATGTCTGGATTTCAATAGACTATTGTGGCCAAGAATCAGTCCTAATGGCTGATTTCTCTCAGGATAAAGCCATGATGGATGTGTTCCTTAAAGGAGAAGATATGCATTCAACTGTAGCCTATATGATTTATCCAAAGGAAATTCCTCGTGATACTCCTATTAAGGATATTAAGAAGCTCTATAAACACTACAGACAAGAAGCCAAAGGTCCAGAGTTTTGTTTTGCCTATGCAGGTAATGACAGTACATTAGTACAGCAGTATGGCATGGATAAAGAGGTAGCCAAAAGTATCTATGATAACTATATGAAGGGTTTTCCTGGAATAGCTAAATTTCAGCAAAGGCAAAAAAGGTTTGTGGTAGATAATGGTTATATTCTCATCTCTCCTGTAACAGGACACAAGGCTTTTTGGTGGGATTGGAAGTGGTGGAAGAAAGTACAAGCTTCTTATACTCCAGAGTTTTGGGAAGAGTACAGAACATATCATAAAGGTACTGGTGATGAGGTAGCAAGAAAGGTTTCCAAGCACTTTAAAGCTAAAACAAAATGGGAGAAGAATGCCTGCAACAGCCCCTTACAGGGTTGTGGTGCTATTATATTCAAAAGATTCAATAAGACCCTTTTTGACTGGATAGTAGATAATGGCTATTTCAATATAGTTAAACTCTGCATTCCTGTTCATGATGAGACCAATGTAGAAGCTCCTGCTGAAATAGGAGAACTTGTGAAAGATACCATTCAAACTATTATGAGGGAAGAAGCAAAGCCTTTTCTCCACTCTTTGGTATTAGATGCAGATGAATCAAGGTTTAGTGTGTGCATTAATGATTTCTCTTATGATGGGACCATCATTGCACATAAAAATGACCTGGTTTGTATTAATGAACATTCTTTCCATAATGTCACAGAAGACAAGTGGTATTTCATTGATGTTAAGGATAAGTCTTGCTTTGATTCTAAGGGACCCCTTCCGACTTACTGGATTCACTAAAACATTTATAATTATGAAAACAAGTAATATTCCTGTAGTCATTCAGCTTTCTAAAGAGGAAGTAAATTCTCTCAAACAATTCTGTGATGATAATCTCTCACAGGGAACAGTATTAATTACTCAGTCATCAGAATCTGGCATTGGTCTTACTACCAAGGTAATGGTAAAAGACCTGCCAGAAACAATGACAGACATAACAGACATTGACAATTGGTAATATGGAACTTATAAGAACACTCAGGGAAAGATCCCAGACAAAAAAGCAAGAGTCAATCCATCGTCAGGCAGAGGAGGTAATAACCCTGTCTGACTTTGACTCAAACCTGTTTATAGCGTACAATGGTACTCCTTTTGTGCCTATTAAAGAAGACTGGACATCTAAGCAAATCATAGAAGAGCTTGCTAAGTTACGTCAGAATTTTATTAATGCTAAACTCAAAGAAATATGTTAGTAGAGGTAAAAGCAAAGGTTGCCAGAGTCATTGATGGCAAGACCAGGAAGAGAACAGAAACCTATGTGATGGACAAAGAGTTCTTCTCTCAGGCAGAGTATGCTGTGACAGAACTGCTTAATGGAGACACTACTGTAGAGGACTTTCAGATTCAGAACCTTAAACTCTCTCAGATTAAGGAGATTGATGACCAGAGCATCAATAACTCTATCCCCTCCTTCATTGCCACTCTCATTGCCATCTTCCTTCAGGATGATGGTACTGAAAAGAAAATGAAATATAAAGTTCTTCTGTGGGCAGATAATCTTACAGCTGCCAACCGAAGAGCCAATGAATTGTCTCATCAGGGCTATGACATGCAGATTGAAGGTATCAAGCAGGTAGACTATGAGTATTTGGTTGAACAATCTAATCGAGAGGAGGAAACAGAGAATGATTGAAACAGGTAATTCACATCCTATAGATACCTCTTATAAAACTGCTGGTACTATGCAGGAGGAGTTTGATAGACAACAAAAAGAAGAGAGAGTACTACATCCAAAACATTATACCTGGCTTAAAGACCTTTGTGGTATAGAGGTAATAGATATTACTCGTCACATGGATTTTGACCTTGGCAATGCCATTAAATATATTCTTAGGCAAGGACACAAGTCTGAGCAAGGAATGTCTGATAAGGAGAAGGCTATTGAGGACTTGAAGAAGGCTATATTCTATTTGAATGATAAGATAAAGATGCTGGAAAGATAGTTTATGGAACAAGATGATACTGTAGTATATGACCTATCTGACTTTATCAAACTTAGGGAAGAAGGTAAACTTAATAATGAGAAAAAGGCTCCTTTGATTAATCCTGTTAGGGAATATACTCTTGATGGGGAATTTATCAGAATGTGGAATAACATTAATCAGATTACTATAGCTTTTGGTGTTCCATATAATGCCATTCGCTCCTGTATCAGAGGCAAAAAATTATCTGTCAAAGGCAGGATATTTCTTCAAGACTTGGATAAAATAGAAGACAGAATGCTTCTTATTCAAAAAGAAAAGGAAAGACAGGAACTTATCAAGAGTGCTGAAGAAGAGTATAAGAAAACTTGTCAGATTAATGTCTATACTTCATCAGGAGAGTTTCTGAGGTCATGCTGTAGTATCTCTGAGGCAGCAAGGATTTATGCTATATCAAAAAGTTCTATAGAAAGTAATTTAAGAGGACGAGCCTCTGTAACCAATGGCCTCTGTTTTCTCCACATTGATGAAGATATTGCTGACAGGCTAAAGAAAATTAAGAAACGTAAAACCCATAAAAAGAATTTATAAATGGATAACTATCCCATGATGTCAGCCAGTGAGCTAGAAAGGGCTCCCTGGACGCAGAAAGACAATCCAGAGAAAAGTTTTGAGATTACCTGTAGTCAGTCTCTCAGTAAGACTGTGAAGGTAGTTACCAACAACTATAATCATGTTGTAGAACGTGAGGCCTACAACAGAATATATGAGGAGTATGATGATACCTCTGACACTGATTGGGCTGAAGAATATCATAGTAATGACTACCACACCCCCCTCCAACTTATCCAGCTTCTTGAAAAGGTATTGGAAAGAGACTTGGAACAAGGTATTGTCTTTAAAAGTCCTAAATTCACAGAAGCTATTATCAATGAGTGCAAGGATTGGTCTGAAGATGAAACAGCATATTTAGAAAACTGATATGAGTACAATACTAACTATTTTAAGCTGTGTATGCATAGGACTTATTATCCTTGCAGCACTGATTGTGACACTTGTTCTTCTACCCTATTTCATACAGCTTCAATTTCATAAGTGCAAGTACTGTGGCCATACCATGAAGTATAAGGGTCTGAAGGAAACTAAAGATGACAGCCACTATCTCTTCCACTGCTCTCATTGTGGTGCTTGGGAAGAAGTACCCAAGGAAGTTTTCATAAGTAAGTTTTTAGATAAAGATAATAATCCATACGAACAGTCTTATGATATTGAATGAAAAAGGTATTGTCAAGCAATTCAATCTGGTAGTATATCCAGTTGACTTTGTGGTGGTAATTGGGGAGATGGAGGAGGAAGTTAATGCACTTTATCAACCTTATGAGGAAGCTTATAGAAATGCTCACATTGCTCCTCCAACTTCTACAGGAAGCACCTACAGAGTGATAGAAAGAGAGACAGGTATTCCATGTGTATTGATATGGGTAGAAAAGAAAGAAGAGTTTACCTCTTCTATTGTAGCCCATGAATGTGGACATGTAGCCCTTGAGATATGGTGCTTCATCAAGTCTGAGGTATCCCTTACTAATCAGGAACCTTTCTGTTATCTTCTTGGTAATCTGGTGAGATTGGCTGTAGGATGCTTCTATGAAATTCCTGGTATCAAACCTCCAGTAGTCAGTAAGGATGCTTTTGAGAATCCTACAATAGTAAAGAAAAGCAAATCAACTAAAAAGAAGTAACTATGAGACGTTCAAGTTGTTATCATTGTGGGTATTTTCGTGAAGAGAAAAGACCTGATGGAAGTATAAGAAACTATTGTAATGATAGGGATTGCACAGTAGATCCATATGAGCCTGAATGTAACTATAATTAGCATGAAAAGACTTATTGTTTTAGACCATGAAACTGGTAAAGTTCATGTGTATCATGTTAATAATCCAGACAGTATTGATGAAGAGTATATCAGTAATTTAGGATTTAATCTTAACAACTGTAACTGGATGGCAGGTAAGTTCGAAGTAATCAAGCATAAAGGTATACTGAAATGACTCCTATCTTATTAGACATCATTAAGAATGGTAGGTTTTACAAACAACTGAAATACACCAAAAGGGGCTTTCCTATGCTGATTGATGGCAAGGTTATTGAAACCTATAACAGTGAAGACATCAAGAAGTTTGTAGAAGAAAGCCTTCCCTCTTTGGTGGGCAAGGATTATAATATAGAATTTGCAAAACAGAGAGTATGAAACTAATAAAACCAAAAGCAGAACTTCTTATCCAACCTAATGGCTTGGAAGGAATATATAAGCAGATAGAACTTGCAGGAAGAACCTGTTATGAGTCAACAGATAAGATTACAGAAGATAGTGCCAAACCTTTTGTCGATAGAATGATTAAATCTCGACACTTTGCTATGTTGGAACATGGTACTGTATATCTTAAGATAATATGTGCATATCAAGACAAAGAAAATAGAAGCATATTTCCAAGTGGGAGGGCAGTATCTACAGCAATGTATCCTTGGTTAAATACTCCATATTGTAGAATCAACACAGTGCCAAGTGAGGAATATCCTAACACTTATGATGCTTACATTACTACAAACCTAAGGTATATTTGGGAACATGAGCTAGGTGATATGCAAGGTATACATAATGAATTTTTAATGCACATGTGTGAACCTACAGAATATCATGAGAAGAGATACACTTTCCGTTGTATCACTTCTATAGGAGTAACTCGTGAGATGAATCGTCATAGAGTCAATAGTATAGCAGAACAGAGTACAAGATACTGTAACTATAGTAAAGATAAGTTTGGTGGAGAAATAACGTTTTGCATTCCTAGTTGGTTAAATATTCCTGAAAGTAATGCTTATTGGGCTGACGGTTTAAATTATAGAATACAACCAAATGATTTGTCTAAAGAATCTTATTCTGTAAGACCTAATGATTATTTTACTCTTGAAGAAGCTAAAATATGTGATTTATGGTTAGATTCTTTGGCAGTAAGTGAGAATAATTATATGGAACTTCTTAAGCAAGGGTGGCAACCACAACAAGCAAGAGAAGTTCTACCTCTCTGCACAGCTACTGAGATTGTGCATACTGCATTTGCCTCTGACTGGAAGCACTTCTTTGACCTCAGATACTTTGGTACAACAGGAAAACCACATCCCAATATGTTGCAGCTTGCTACTCTGATGAAGGAGGAAGCAGATAAACATGGTATATGGAATGAAATTAGTAACTCAAATAATATGTAAATTTCAGTTGACTATGACAGGAAGAGAACTAATCAAAGCCCTTCAAGACCTTGGAGATGAAAATCTTGACAGGGAGATAGTAATGTTTGATGGTCCGAGTTATTACACTCCATATAAGGTAGAAGTCCTTAATGACAGGAAATGGGGTAAACAATACGGATGTATAATGATTGACTGAAAAGAATTTAGCAGTATGAGTAAAAGTATAAAGCTATCCCCCAAACATGGGGTAAATCCTTCAGTTACTCACTGTGAGTGCTGTGGAAAAGAGATTGGTGTTGCCTTGTTTGGAAGACTCAAGGGAGATAAAGAAGCTCCAAGAGATGTGGCAATGGGCCTGTGTGATGATTGTCAGAAGGTCATTGATGCCGAGGGCTTGATGATTATTGAGGTCAGGGACGGAGAATCTGGCAAGAATCCCTATCGCACTGGCAGATTAGTAGGAATCACCAAAGATGCCAAAGAGAGGATGTTCAAAGACATTAACTCTCCTATATGTTATATGGAACATTCCATGTTCCAGCCAATGTTTGGTCAATACTGTAAATAAACAAAATACTTATGATTTGGAGCAAACCTATTATAGGCTATCGCAACAAAATAGCTGAGATGAGAATTGATGTTGACAGGTGTGACTTGATAGAAACATCTCGTCTTACTTCTGAAGAAAGAGAGTGGTTGAGAAAGCATTTTGAAACCATCCTTAACTATATAGACAAGAAACTCAAGAAAACAAGACCTAAGTGATATGACATATCAGGAAAGAGCAGCAGAACTCTGTGAGAAATGTGGTCAGTCAGAAGTATGTGGCTACTATATAAGAGACATGCAGTATAAATGTGAATATCTCCAGAATGTAATGCATGGCTGGGAGTTAGGACAAGAAGATACTCTTGATACAGTAGAAAGCTTTGTTAGTAATGGCAACTCTGAGTGGACAGATAACTTTATGGAAGGTCTAAAAGAAGCATTAAAAGGAAGATAATTATGGCAAACATGGCAAGTGTATCATACGCTATTGAAGGAAGTGAGAAGAGTCTTGTAGAGATTCTTGGGGCTATTTGTTTGGCTATTCACAGTGACAAGCCTCATTGGGAAGAGTATCAGACTTGTATCAATCTTGGGTTTACAGAAGAAAAGATAGAGGATAAAAGACTTGGAGGAGAAATATCTGATGAGCCTACTTTAGAGAATGGAGTTCTTAGATTCTATGCAGAAGAGAGATGGGGACTACAGGATTTTGCAGAACTCTTGAAGAAAAAGTTCTCTGACATTAAGGTATACTGGATAGTAGAAGAGTCTGGTTGTGAAATATACTGCACCAATGATAAGGAAGGCAAGTACTTTTCTGTGAGGTATTGGGTAGATACTGCTATTGATGACATCTATAATTCAGAGTACTTTGAAACTGAAGAACAGGTCTATAAATGGCTTGATAAGCTGACTTATGGCAAGGTGAAATCAAAGGAAGATGTAGATAAATTCAATGCTGAACATGAGGACTCTGGCACTGATGATGAGAACTATATTTATGTGCATGAATTTGAGGTAGATGAGTAATCAGCACAATAATATTTATAAGCCTCCGTTATTAAAGCATGGAAGACTATAAATTTAAAGTGTACAACACTGATGAGCCAGACAAATATGGCAGAGACATTAAAATTAGTATTATCCTAGGTAGGTATGCTTCTGAAACACCAACCTTATCTATGAAAGACTTAAAGCTTCTTTATCAGATGGTTGGAACTTTTATTCAAGAATATACTGAAGAATAACAATTAAGAGGGAATGGCTATGCTGTTCCCTCTTTTTTGAATTCTTACAAGAATAATAAGTCATATAAAGGCTTTGATTAAACCGACCCTTTAGATAATAAGAATAGATTACCTTTGCACAAAATCAAATTAAATATTTAATTTATGGTATGTGTAGATAAGAACAGCCCTGAGTTTATAAGATTAGCCAGAAAAATGAGTCTGGACAGTAACATACTGGAGCAAATCATACATAAGTACTACAGGGAGTCTGGTCAGGAAGATGTCTTTCCTTCTGATATTTACATCAATGCTCAGTTAGGTAACATTGAGTATGTAGAATCAATGCCTACGGTTAGAAGTTTCTGGCAGGCATCTTACCAAGAGCCTAAGATTTTTAATAGTGAGAATGAATCCAATATAGCATGGGTTGAAGCTATTACCTATTTTCCTAAGGAGGCTGTAGTAAGATACAAGAATGCTGATGGTAACTTTGTGTTAAGAATCAAGAAGCCTGTAGAAAAGCTTAGTCTTGCTAATGGTAAGTTGTCTCCTGTATATGATGCTGAAGGCAATATGATACCTGTTATTACAGAGCAAGATGAAAGAGATTATGAGTTAATTAGTAGGCAGAGAATGCTTAATTCAGAAAAAAGTGTTACCTTTGCACCTACAATGACTCAAGAACTCAATCAAAAAGTACTTAGTAACTTAGAACAAATATTACAGTTAGATAAATATGAAGGCAGAAGTAAAGGAAATGCAGGAACTGATAGTCAAGGGAACTCATCAGCAGATGTGGGACTACTTGGAGAATCACAGGCCATCATCAAGGGACGAAACAGCAGTTTACGAGCAACTGAGGAACAAGGAGTACTCACTAAGAGAGACTGGTCTCCAAAACAAATAAAAGCATTAGAATATTTAGCAAAAGGTATTGAAAATGGGAAATTCATTTATCAACGATTTCCTCAGGAAGCAACAGAAGGATTCCGTAGAGGAGGTAAAATCCATGCAGAAGCGTCATTACTCCTCAGAGGATATGGTGGAACAAATGAGGAAAAATCACAGAACCTCTCAAGTGCCGAAAGGTATGAAAGAGACCAAAGACAACAACCTGTCCAAGAAGCAATAATAGAGAATTGGGCTAAGGCTCAAGGAGTATGGTTTGATAATCTTCATAAGGCAACCAAAGGTATGGAGCATTATGAGGATATGGATGGTGGTGAGGCACAAATCTATAGAAAGGATAGCCACACTATTAGGAAAGTGCTTTCAACAGAGTATTTCATTACTCCACAATTTGCTCTTGATAGAATCACTCTACACAATACATTATTCCCAGCAGCCCCTTTAAAGGTTGTAGGATTTGGAAGAGATGGAAAAGGAGAATTCCAGTTCATTGTTGACCAGCCCTTTGTGGAAGGTATAGCTCCTACATTATTGGAGATAGAAGATTTTATGAAGAAAGCAGGGTTTAAGAAAACTAGCAAGGATAGAGGCAATACTTATACAACAGAGTTTGTATATGCTTCAGATCTTCATAATGAGAATGTAATAAAAACTCCTAATGGAAATTTGGTGGTTATTGATGCTGACCTAAGGCTTAATACTCCAGACCTACAACGTAATGGAACATATAAGATTGATAATAGTATTGTAACAGCAAAGCCTATAGAGAAACCCAAGCAACCTTCCAAGAAGGAGCGTCAGGTGATTGGTCCACAGCCTTTCACTTTCAATGATGGTACTACTGTTACTGTTCCATTTAAGCCTAATGAACAGCAAGCAGAAGCACTGAATGTCATGAATGATTTCCTCAACTCAAATGAGACTACCATGACTCTCTCAGGTTATGCCGGTACTGGTAAGACGTCCCTTATGGAGATTATTGCTCAGAAGGCTAAGAGGCAGCATAAGGCTATTATGTTCAGTGCTACTACTAACAAGGCTGCTGCTGTTCTGAAATCCAGAGTATCTAAGGCTGGTTTTGATGCTCAAACTCTTAACAAGGTGTTTGGTATTAATGTAGAAGTTGACTCTTCAAAGGCTTATAATGCAAGGAATCTGGTAACTGCATTAAAAGAAGCAAATGTAACTCCAGGCACTACAGTGGTCATAGATGAAGCCTCTATGATTAATGAAGAGAACTATGGTATTCTCAATAGAATAGCCCGTGAGAATGGTCTGAAGATTATTTATGTAGGGGATAAAGCTCAATTGGCTCCTGTCAATGAAACTCAGGTGTCTAAGGTATTCCGCAACTCCGAAGGAAGGGTAATAGAACTTACTCAGGTAGAACGTACTGATGACAATGCAATCTTGAAGGAAGCTACTAATATCCGTAATGGTAAGCCTCTGTCAGGTGAATCCAGTTTCAATGAAAGAGGAGAAGGTGTAGGTTATCTTACTCCTAAGAGCCGTGAAGAAATTGGCAAGGTTATCAGACAGTATATCCAAGGATTAAAGGATAATTCTAACTTCTTCAGGATTTTGGCTTATACCAACAAGGCTGTTACAGACTATAACAACTATGTAAGAAGTCTCCTTGGCTATAATGATTCTATACCTCATGTGGGTGAACCTCTTACAGGTTATTCTAACTGGGGTTATGACAGATATACCAGAGGCTACAGGTTCATTAATTCTGAGAGCTATAAGGTGACTCAAGTAGGAAAGCCAGCTCAGTCTAGGATTTCAGTGAATGGTCAAGAATTTACCATGACTTATGTTCCTATCACTATGGAGAACTCTCTTGGTGAAACTGATACCTTTAATTATATGGATATTAAGGGCAATCAGGAGAATAGGCAAGCTGCTCTTCAGTTGGCTACTCAGAAGAAAACTTTGTGGGAACAATACAGACGTGCTGTTGGCAGGGAAGCTAAGGGTAATATCTTGTCTCAGATTAACTCTATTGACCAATTCCTCTTTGTCAATGACAACATTGAAGATCCTACCACTCATAATCTTCTCCAGCCTAAGACTGTTGATTTTGGCTATGCACTGACTATCCACAAGTCTCAAGGTTCTACTTTTACTCATGTCCTCATGGATGACATTGATGTGGCAAAGGCAAGTAACACCTTAAATAATGCTGCCAATGCCATGTCTGTAGTAGACTTGGGTGATGCAGGACTTATTGCTGATGCTTCTATGGAAATAAGAAGTTCTGAAGATGTTGACTTAGGTGATTTGTCCTCAGTTCCTGCTGAAGAGACCCCCGGTAGTAATCCTAATATTGCTAATGTCCGTCAGCAATTGGAATATGTGGGTGTATCAAGAGCTACTAACACTGTCACTATCATATCTAATAATGTGAAGACAGAAGGCAGTCCTTTAGCTCCCCAAAATACTACCAGTACGGAGAGTAAGATTTCAAATAACAATGGAGTTCCTGCTTCCTATGAGGGTTTAATTACTCCTGATGCTAATACAGTCTTTGTGTTTGGAAGTAATCCAAAAGGCATTCATGGTGCTGGGACAGCAGCTACAGCTAAATCTAAGTTTGGAGCCATTCAAGGTCAAGGAGAAGGGCTACAGGGCAGTGCCTATGCTCTCCCTACTAAAAACTTGGACAAGGCTAAAAACACTAGGTGGTACAGACCTAGCCCTAAAGAAGAGACGGAAGTCAAGGAGTGGTATGAAAATCATTCTTTTTCTGAAATGCAGAGCCACCCTTTGAATGCTGAAAGGTCAATGACTCCTCACCAGATAATAGAAGGTATTCAGAAACTGTATGAGACAGCTCGTCAGAATCCTGACAAGCAGTTTAAGGTATCTCATTATCCTTTTGGTAAACTATCTCTAAATGGTTACTTGGGAGAGGAAATGCTTGCTATGTTCAAACAGGCTGGCGAAGTTCCTTCTAATGTCCAATTTAATAAAGAATGGACTGACCATTGGAATGATGATACTTTTAATACAATAAACCAAGGAGATAATCGTTCTAATAATAATCAAATTAAATACAGCAATGAGTTTAGAAGAGTACAAGAAGCAGTTAGAAAAGGCAGTAATGGAGCCGTGGGAAAAGGAGGAATTGGACAAGATGCCACAGAACGTCTTGGAAAATTACTACAAAGAGAACTGGAGTCCCAGAGCGGCTTTAGTAGCTTGGGCACAAGGGTATTAACTCATTCCCAGACTGGTACAAAATTTACTATTCATGAGCAAGTAGACCCACAATTATTCCATGATATATTTGAAGTAGTCAAGTTCTATACTAAGAATGGAGAACTCGTAGATTTGCATGATGACTATAGTAACTGTAAATGTTACCTCAATGAGGACGGAACTTGTGGTTTTGCTATTGAACCTGATGGTAATCTTGTATCATTATTCAATCTGCAACTAAATAAAGGCTTCCTTAGTGCTGTTGCTCCTTATCTAATAGAGCAAGGGGCTACACATCTGGATACCTATAACAGTAGCAAGCAGCCACTAAAGGAAATCTATGAAAGGGTACTTGGAGCCAAGGTTGCATCCTCTATGGACTACAACATGAAGTATGACCATGACAATATTGCTACCAATCATGGTAATCCTGAAGTTGTATTTATGGTGATAGGTGATGCTGCCAAAGGTGAGGTTATTGAAAAGCACTTTACTAAAGACCAGTATAATGAAGCTGTAGAGCATCAGAAAAGTTATCTCCCCGATCCTAATGCTTTGTTGCCTGTGGAAGCTCCAGAAGAACCTCAAAGAGTCTCTCTTCCAAGTTATGAGTACTTCATGGACAAAACTGAGGATACTATTGTAGATGCTTCTTGGAAGATTCCTATGCTTCAGGAGCTGGACAGTCAGATAAATACTGAACTGACTCCAGAAAAAAACAATGACATCCTTGACAGAATGACAAGAATCCTTGAGGCTAAGAACCAAGAGGACTTGCTCAACCTGTTATCTGATGAACCTAAGACAAATGAAAAAGTGGAACAGAATCTCACAGAGTTTGAGAAGATGACTCAGCAGATTAACAATCTGCTAGACAGCAATATTATCTCTGCTTCTGAAATAAGGCATGTGGCTGAACTAGTGGTTAACTCCATCAGTGATACCATTACCATCCTGCAAAAAGAAGAAGGGGCAGCTGAGAAATTCTTCCCAAATATCCAGACAGACTTGGACTTTAAAAATGCTTCTCGCAAAGAGATTGTAGAAGCTATTGGCATCAATAACCTTATTCATAGGGCAAAGCAACAGTTTGACCCTGAACAAAATGACTATGAGGACTTTGATACCATTGACCAAGCAGACCTTATTATTGATAACTGGGATGCCATTATGACTCTTGCTACTGATACCTTTGCCATGACTGAAGGCTTTGGCATTATGCGTAACTATGACAAGGGTGGTTTTGCTACTACCCAGAACTCTACTGTGGACTTTGATAACTTCAATGACTACAGTAATGATCCTGATGCTATGGCAGAGTCAGAAAAGGATGAGCAGGAGCATTGGCAGGTGGAGCAAAGAACTATCGATGTATTAAACTCCATGTCTCAGATGGTAAGGCTTGCATTGCATGAATGCTATCAGATGGATAAGGAGGGTAACAAGGTGATGAGTAAATGGGGCATTGCTGAAAGGATTAATCCCCGTCAGGCTGTGAATAGCATCCTTAGATGGACTCAGGGTTCTCTGACCTTGGAAGACATGATAGGTAAGATGCAAGGAAAGGCTACTCAGAATCCTTGGCTTAACCAGTTAATAGAGAGATTGTCTGACAAGAGTGGTAAAGAAACAGACTTCCAAAGCCAGTTCTTTGGGGTATTCTCCAAGCACTTCCAGCCTTATTCTGTGGTATTACTGGAAGATGGTAAGTATCACAGCATCCCTGTAAATAGTCATCCTGCACTCTCTGAAGCTATGCAGACCATTACCACTCAATTTAAGATTGGTGAGCATCCTTTGTTTACTGACAAGGGTATTAACAGAAAACTCTTGGGTTCAGACAACACTATAGATGCTAAGTCTCCCTTTAATCTCCATCAGGCTCTGACTGCCTTGAATACTATTCAGGACAGATTACAGCATGGCGAGCAGTTGGATAATGCTATGTCTAAGGAGGCTGCCGCCAATATCATGGGAGTATGTAAGGTGATAGGGTATCCTGTTACTGAGGAAATGCTTTCTGATGTTATAAATGAGGAGAATCTTTCTAAGATGACTAAGAGCCTTGGCTTTATGGTAAGGTCTCTGGATGCAGCAAGAGAAGAACAATTCAGGAATGCTGGTACTCCCAATGCAAAGATCTATAATCCATTTGCATTTAACTCTGATAATGGTATAGCAGGAACTCTGCGTAACTTCCTGACTCCTATCACAGATACTCTGGAGGATACTGCTGTTAGTGCTTTTTATGATTCAGGTAAGATGTATCAGTCCTATGTTACTCCTTCCTTTATGACTAAACTGATGAATAAGTTCCGTTTGGAAGGTCAGGAGTTTGAAGACTTTATTATGCAGGAATATGGAAGTACTGAGTGGTTCAAGTCTGCAAAGAACCAGTGGGACATCAACAAGGGATGGAGGAATGAATGGCTCAGACTGCTGGCTACTGATGAAAATGCCCGTAAGGTATTTGACCACAAGGTAGAGTTGAACTTCAACAAGCATAACTATATGCGCAACATGAGTGATGCTGAATATACCTTGTCTCTCATTACTGAATATTTTGCTGAGACTGGTCAGAAAAAGGAGGCTCTGGTTCCTGCATGGTTCAGGGTGCCTATTATGTCTAATAAACCCAGTTCTGAGTTCATCAAGTTCTATTCCTACAGAGGTACTAACTATAAGGATGAAATCATCTATGGCCTGCACCAGATATTCAATCAGGAACTCTCCAGAATCCAAACTGTCAACATGAGGAATCACTCAAAGGGTGATGCTGATTTCATTGCCAACTTTGACACTAATGGTAGAAAGTTCAACTTCCTGCCTTTCCTTAATCAGTTCTTGGAGAAGAACAATAGCTCTGAATTGGCCAAATTGCTTCAGAAGAAGATCAATGGTCTGGAGGTTCTGACTGCTGAAGAAGAGGCAAAGCTCTCTACTTTGGTTGATCAAGCTATCAGGCAGGATATGGAGAACAGGGTAGCTACTATCCTCAGTCAATGGGAGAATAGTGGTATCATTGAAGCTGCTAAGAATATTGAAGGTGTTGGTACTGAGGATGCCCAGATTAGGACTAACTTGGAGAACTTCCTATGGAATGATAACTTTGCTGCAAAGAACATTCTCCAGTTGACAATTACTGACATTGCTTTCTATAAGGATGCAGAAGACCTTCAGAAACGTTTAGCACAGATACATGCTCCTGGTATCAGGGGTAATGTGGCTGCTACTGACTATAATGGCAACAGGGTTTCTGATGGAAAATACCGCACTGTCCTTATTCAAGGTTTGCAGAAATTCAAGACTGACCTCATTGCCAATATAGCAGAAGTATTTGACCGTAAGATTGCTGCCGCTCCTGAAGGACAGAAAGCTCAACTCAAGGCACTGAAGGAATCTCTTGTAGGTGAGAATGGCAGATATACCAAGATTGATGTGACTGATGGACAGGCATATTCCTCACCTTCATCCTACAGAAAGAAAGCATTTATCTTTGGTAAGTGGTCAAGACAGGCAGAAGACATCTATCAGAAACTGCTAAAGGGTGACTATAACTACACTGACTTGGAAGTGGCTTTCCAGCCTCTGAAACCTTTTGTATATACTCATCTTCAGAATGATATGGGTATAGACAATGCTCCCATCCATCAGATGCCAGTACCTTTCCAAGCCAAGAACTCTGAGTACCTGCTCATCATGGCTGATGCCCTTTTGCAAGGTGAAAAGACTTCCAAGCCTAATATCCTAAGAGCTATCTACAGGGTAATGGAAGATAGTGAGAGATTAAATCCTACTAAGGGTATTGACACTATTCAGTTTGATTCTGCCATTAAGTCTGGCCTTCAGGCTCCTATAGACCTCAATCCTTTCTTAGATATGGAAGGTGGTGAGGAAGCTGCTTATGAGTACATGAAGAGAATGGTATACAAATTGGATGACCAAGGCAATCCTTCCAATGAGTATGCTACTGATACTTATGTGCATGAGGGTCTATATGAGGACTACTGTCTGCAGCAGGAGGTTCCTGAACACTTCAAGAATCACTCTCAGGCTCATGGCTCTCAGATAAGAATGATTATTCCTTCTGACCTTGACCTCTATAAAAATCCTAATGCAGACCACAATGATCCTGACAATCAGGTGTTCTATGAATGGACTGAACCTGACGGCACTAAAAAGAAGGTAAGGGCTAATGAATTCAGACGTGAGTATGAACAGACCATTGCTGATAATATCCGTGAAAGTATTGATCAGCTGTCTCAGGAGCTGCACATCAACAGTGAAGATAAGAAGGAGCGCAATATTGCTCTATCTAAAATTCTTCAGAGGGAAATACTCTCTTCCCCTCGATATGGCATAGACCTTATTCAGGCCTGCTCCATTGATAAGGAGACTGGTGAGTTCAGAATACCAAAGGGAGACCCTATTCAGGCAAAGCGTATTGAGCAACTTATCAACTCTATTATTAAGAACCGTGTAAACAAACAGAAGATTGCTGGAGGACCTATAGTTCAGGTAACTAACTTTGGTACTTCACGTCAGCTGCATATCAGGTTCAATAGTAAGGATGGTGGACTGTTGATGACCCGTGAGGAGTATGAGCAGAATCCTCTGAAAAAAGAGATGTCTCAGACTGATAAGTTCAATGCAAGGTATGACAGAAAGACTGCATCAGGCAATATGACCTATGAGGAATATGTCAAGCAGAATCAGGCTGGTATTGCATACTTTGAGGTATTTATCCCCATGTGGGCTAATGAAATCTTTGAGAAATTCTCCAATGAGAACGGATCTATCAATATGGAGGCTCTGGAAGCTACTGATCCTGAACTCCTGAAGATGATTTCCTCCAGAATTCCGACAGAGGACAAATACTCTTGTGCTCCTATGAAGGCTGTAGGTTTCATGCCAAGGGAAGCTGGTGATGCCATTATGTTCCCCTATGAACTGACTGAGATTGATGATTCAGACTTTGATGTGGATAAGAGATATGTGATGCGCAAGGATATTCCTATTGTAAGAAAACCCAAGCATATCATTCACAAAGAACTCTTTGACATAGTAGAGGATAGTTACAAGAAGCAACATAATGGTAAGGAACTTCCTGCCAACATAGCCAGTGAGATTGAGGTATTCCTTGACTCTCCTGACACTATGAGAAGCAAGAGTGCCTTCACCCAATGGCTCTATAGTCAGTATCAGAAGGTAGCTTATACTACTAATGCTCCTACCTCTGGCAGGAAATATAGGGACAATAAGATAGTGGATATGACTTGGGCTGTACTGACCAATGAGATGACTGCCGATAAAATTCTTAACCCTGGTGGTTTTGATGTATTCAAGAGAGCTGGTTACATGGTGGCTGCCTATAAGAATTCTGCTAATAACTACTCTTGGGAACAGCTCCAGCAGATGTCTATTGATGAATTGAACAAACTGAGTTATACTGACAAAGACTTAACTTGGCTGGACACTCAGATTCAGTTCTACAAGCAAAATGCTGCTGCTGCCTCACTGATTGGTGTATTTGCTGTCAATAAGGTGGCTCATGCTACTCTGGAAAGCAATGACTACTATGTAGCTGTTGATGAAATCTGTGGCAATGAACCTTTTATCATAGCTGATACAGAGTTTAGTGGAAGGATGAAGGTTGATCCGAGCCATGACAATGAAGGTAATCTCATTGGTAAGACTATAGGTGCTGGTGTGTCAGCATCTGCTGATGCTGCCAAGACTCCTGTATTAAATCTGATGAACATTAATCTCACTACTGCTGGTGTGTTCAATACTTTGCTTAGATTGGGTATGGCACCTAATGATGCATCTCTCTTCATGTCTCAGGAGGTAATCGAAAGAGTACTTAATGAATTTAATCGTGAGAATCTGACTAATTATAAGCCTCTCTCTACTATCATTGAGGAGCATATAGGAAACCTACGTGACAAGCATAACATTGATGACGGTTCTAACATCAATACAGAACCACTGTCAAGAGAGGAGTTGGTAGAAGGATTGACTTCTGAAGACCATGAGGTTATTGATTATAAGGTGTTGCTGGCATTCCAAAAGATAAGGTCTTTGGTAGATGCCATACGTAAACCTACATTTGCCACAAGGTTCAATTCTGTTTCAAGTGCTGTAGGGCCCCTTATCATTGACAACCTTATTATGGAGCATAAGATGGAACAATTCACAGATGCTGCTTCTGAGGATGGTACTCACTTCTATGACTCTAAAGGTAATCCTGTAGACATTGATGACATCTTCTATGACCATCCTATACTGAAAGAGTTCTCTCGTACTGTGGATATTGCCAAAGCAATGTTCAGTGACATGCCTGCTGGTAGTACTGGTTTTAGAGAATTGCTGGCTACTCTGCCTGAGGGATTAACAGATAAGGTATATAATGATAAGAAGCTCTTGGACAATCTGAGCAACTTCTATCAGTCATACCTACTCATTGCATCCCGTATGGTGAATCCTGCTAATCTAAAGAGATTCATTGATAACTTCCCCAAGTATTTCAATGACCAGAAATTCAAGGAGAAATATGCTGACAATGCCTTAATCTCCGCTATTAGGAAGAATGTATCCAAGAGAACTGGAAGAACATTTCTCTCTATCAATATCACTGGTATTGATGAGTCTCAGAAAGAGATGTACAGAAATGCATGGATAGACCTGCATAAGGATAATCCCGAACTTTCCAAGCAGCTCTTTGAGTACTGTTTCTTCCGTGCTGGCATAGGTTTTAGTCCCAAGACTTTTATGTCTTTAGTTCCAGCTTATGTTAAGGAAAGACTCTCCACTGACCTTGGTAATGGCTCTCAGGCTACTTATGTGGATACCTATAGAATGTTCCCCAGTGTAAATCCTAATGTGGTAATAGACCAGTGGGTTCGCAATAATTGGGATAACAACAAACTGGTTCCCAAGAAGGGCGGTGAAGGTACTCATTATACAGTAGATTTAAAGAGGGGTACTTTGGTGGCAAGAGACCCTAAGGATATGGCTGACCTGAAAGGTAGTACTTATATTAAGACTCGTCATAATGGCCAGACTTATCTCTGGAAACAGATTATTGCTGACAAGACTGCTGTGAATTATGTCATGGTAAAGCCTTTAGGTAATAATGCAGAATATCTGGAAATGAATCTTTCTGACATCACCAAACCTATGAGTGAGACCAAGGAGACCATAGAGGATATGCAGGAGTCTGAACTTCAGGCTATCAGTCCTGCTGAGGCAGAAGCTGCGGAGACTTCTACCACTGACATTACTACTGACAGTGAGAAGACCAAGCAGGTTGCGGAACTTGCTGATTTAATACAGAAGCAGAATCCTAAGTTCAATAAGACTCAGGCTCTGAATCAAATAGAGAGGATGAAGGAAAAACCTGACCTTTATGCAGGATTCTTGGTAAATGTTTATAAGCAAAAAGGATTGAACCTTACTAAAGAGGAAGCCCTGGCAGAGTTTAAAAAGCTCTGCTAAGGGTTCCCTCCCTTTAGTTCAGTGTGCTACAATAATATTGCAGATTTAATAGGATAACATTTAAATAATAGTATATGGCAAGAAATAGTTGTATTTTATATCCTGAGGTCAATGGAAAGCCAAGCAAGATGTACAAAGACCTCTTGGAGAAGAATAAGTTAGGCAGACCTTTGGTGAATATGCTCTACGCTTCCTATATTGCCTCTAATGCTGCTGATGCAATGGATCAGGCTGGCTATCAGAGAAACTCTCAGGGAGAACATAATGCTGCTGATGTAATGAAGTTCCTCGATGTTTATACTATGCTTAATGAGATAGGTAGTCTTAACTCTGAGGAAATATCATGGGGTATCACTGATAATAATGGTAACAGAATTGACTTTACTGATGGTAAACAAGCTCTTGAGAAGACTGATGCTTTCAATGATGCTCATACTGGTCTTACTGCTACAGTAGTCCAGCATGGTGACATCTATAATATCATTGCTGCTGAGAAGAACTCACGCACTCATACCTATGCTATGGGTGTTAAGGAAAAACTAAAGATATGGGATGCAGAGAAACAGGCTTTTGCTGCTGTAGGTATTGATATAGAAAACATGCCTCAGGAACTAAAAAGTACCTTTACTCCAACTAATAATGGATTGGTAACTCAACTTCAGAATCTCCAGAGAGTAGCAATAGGTTATCTCTATAAGAAGGATGCCATGCTACTGTTTAATATGGATGCTAATTCTCCTCAGGTACAAAGATTGATAAACAGCTTTGGTTCTATAGAAGCTGCTGCTCAGGCTATGGATGACATTAATCATAACACCGGCAGTTATAATAATGCTCAGAAGACTTTATTGGCAAGGGCTGTCAATCATTGCAAGAATTATAGAGGTATTGACTTAAATGCTCTGAAAACTCAGGTTGACCAAATGTCACAGCAGGTAATTCAAAGTAGTCCTGAAGAAGCTGTGAAACAAGTTCTACACCAACTCAACAAAAAGTATAAGATTGACATCAATGAGATTCACCGCATTGGTAATAAAATAAATACTCTTTCTGAAGCTGCTGCAGATGCTGCAGTGACTCTCCAGAGACAAATCAGACAGCTGGAACAACAGATTGGTAATAATGTTGAGGGTAAGAGACTGGAAGGTGTACTGAATCAGTTGATGAGAGAGCTGGCTAATAAAAAATATTACTCTGGTGTACTTAACTTCCTAAATGAAGCCCAGACTCAAATCTCTGAGATTGACAATATGCTCAACAATATTCCTCAGACTGGCACAGAGCTGGAGAAAGCTTTTGAGACTGCAAGAGTCCTTCAGGATATTAAGTCTCTTAAGGAACAATATTATCCTCTGGTATCTGCCTTGGCTGATGAACATCTGACTATTGATGAGTCTATTGGTCAAACTGATATAAATAACATCCGTCAGTCTGCCAAAGACCTTAAGGAGTTCTTTGATAAAAAGGAAAGAGTTTTGGACAACCTCACAGAATCTACAATGATTAATCTGATGACTCAAATCATGGGTAGCACTGCTCCTAATGGACAGGCTATGATTAATGTCATCAGAATGGCTGCTGCTGACAGCAGTATTTCTGACTACTTGTATAGTGTAGGCAGGGCTTCTAATCCCATCATTGCTGCTATGGGTACTATCATCAGGAATGCCCAGGACTCAAGGGATGGTATTATGAATAATATGTCCATCAGAATCCGTAGGGCTACTGATAAACTCTATAAGTCTGGAAGTAACTCATCTTTTATGTATGAGGATGACGGACATATTATTTCTGACATTGATTGGGGACTTTACAAAGCAGCACGAACTGCTCATATTAAAGACTTGTACAGACAGGGCTTAAGAGGCTTTGACTTAAAACAGGCTATTGAGGATTGGGAAGATGCTAATACTGAGGATAGAGTAGTGGATAACACTAATGGCAGAACAGAGAGAGTTCCAGACCATCAGTATAGAAAGCCATTCCAACAACTCACACAGGCACAACAGGAATATTATGATGAGATGATGCAGCTTAAAGGTGAGATTGGTTCTCTGCTTCCTGCTTATGCTCAGAAACAATATCTCCCTCCCCAACTCAGAAGAAACATGTTGGATGCTCTAGGACAAGCTAAGGATGTAAAGGATGTAGCAAAGGCTCTCAGAAACAAGTTTGAGAATGTTTGGAAAGTAAGAGAAGATGACGACAACTATAATATGAATGGTATCATTGATGGTGATGAGTACTTGATTACTGAAGGTGCTTTTGATAACACTCCCTTGCGTCAGATACCTATCTTCTTTGTCAATAAAGTAGAACAGGATGAACTCCTGAAAAACTTCTCCTCTGGTATTGCTGCTCTTGCTGGTACAGCTGTAAACTATGATGCTATGAGCAACATTGCTCAGGTAGTAGAGTTTATTGGTGATTTTACCAAAGGACAGGTTGCGAGAGATAAAGAACCTAAGGCTGATATTATTGAAAACAAACAGATAAGAATCTTCAAGGACTTGTTTAAATGGGGCAAGAACACTAATACTGCTGGATTAATTGATGGATTTATATCACAGCATATCTATGGACAGAGAAGAAATCCTAATGAGGAGCATTTGTTAACAAGATTGTTTGATAAAATTATAGCATATACCTCATTTAAGGGCCTTGTAACCAATGTTCCTGGAGCAGTAGCAAACTTCTTGGTTGGAGAATTTCAAATGCTTATAGAAGCAGGAGCTGGGGAATATTATAACCTAAAAGACTACGCATGGGCACATTCTAAATTGTTTGGAACCTCTGGAGTAGCAGGTGACATCATGGAGTTACTAACAAACAACATGAGTCATAAGGCAACTCTTTTTAGAGAGAAGTTTGACCCGCTAAATGAAAACTTTAGTGATAAAAGTCATACCAAATATTACAAAAGTATGTTTCGCCAACTTGTTTCCCATGATTGTTCTTTTATAGGATACAGTTCTGGAGAATACTTGATTCATTATGTAAATATGTATGGCATACTACATAACACTAAACTGCTTTTAAATGGTAAACGTATATCACTATATGACGCTTTTGAAGTGGTTAATTCTCAGGATGGAAATAGTGAGTTGCGCTTAAAAAATGGGGTAACTATGCTTGACAATTCCCCTGTTACATCTGAATATATAGAATCTATCAGAAAAAAGATTAGATACTGTAATCAGACCTGTCACGGCGCAATGAATGCTGAAGATAAAGGATTAATCCACCAACACTGGTGGGGACGTGGAATTATGAACTTTAGGCAATGGGCAATAGAGCATTATTCTCGTAGATTCAGGAAGCGTCACTTTGATGCATCATTAGGGATGGAACGTGAGGGTTATTGGACAAGTTATTTTCATTATCTGTTTAATGAGGACACCAAGGAACAATGGGATGAGAATCTATTAGGTAAAGCTAAAGTAATTGGAACAACTCTTGGAGAAAGTGTTTCTATGGCACTTCCTTGGTTTATGCGTGATTATATGACCTTTATGCTAAGAGCACAAAGCCAATGGAGTAATTTGGATGAAATGCAACGCTATAATGTGAAAAGAGTACATCAGGAAATGATGATGTATATAGCATTGTTAGGTTTGTCCTTTGCACTAGGTGAACCCGATAAGCATAAAAAAGAGTTTTGGAGACGCTGGTGGATTTATCAGACTAAACGTATGATACTAGAAACTGAGGCATCAATGCCAAACCCAAAAGCATTGTCTTCACTTCTAACCATGCTGAATTCACCTATGGCTGGTGTTAACACCCTTAATTCTCTTTTATATACCTTCTTCTATGGACCTTTCAATGGAGACCTTATTGGTCCAAATAGTACCATAAAGACGGGTAAACATAAGGGTAAAAATAGATATTGGAGGAATTTCCTAAAATATATGTTCCCTTTTACTAAGGACATAGAAAGGCTTCAGACCTTAGATGAAGATGATTCAATATTCCAAGTATTCAAAGATACTCCATCCAATTATTAATCACTGTAGGGAGAGAGCAAAACCTCTCCCTATTTCTTTTTATTTCTAAAGTACTTAATACCTGACACTACACTATAAATTATTAGTGGTAACATAATACACCATATTACCCATAACTTTAGATATTCAGATTTACTCCATCTATAGAAATCTGAAACTATAGTAGAAATAAAACACACATAAATGGTATACTCAATGATGTACCATTTATACTTTTTCCAATACTTATACATCATAACCCAATTTTATTCTAATTCTGGTAATACAGACAAATCATCCTCCGATAAATCAATAGGTATAATTATTTTTAATGAATACTTATATAATGTAAATTACAATCCTAAGTCAACATCCTCCCACTTCTTACTTCTAAAGTCAAACAAAACAAAGTTACCTGTTTTTGTCTGTCCTACTTTAATAAAATTCCTCTGCTCAGAAAATTCTTTAGCAGAGACGCCTTGAAGTCTGGAGGATATATAAACATAAGTACTTTCGTTTTTATTATTAAGAAATCTACATATCCAATAAGACTCTCTGTTATTTGTCTCTGGACATTTCCTTATTTGCATTTTACCATGCTTTTTAGCAAATTCAACTATAGTCCATGTGTGTTCAAAAGCATTTGATATAGTATAATCTGCGTTAATTATATCATTGCTATGAATGACTTTGGCCTGTTGTTTATTACAACAAAATAAAGATTTTATCCAATTCCACATAATACAAGGTTTTTAGTCTTTGCAAATATACAATAAAAAAGCCAGACTGTTACATCTGACCTTATCTTTTAGTATAGTTTAAGACTTTTTCCTACACCTCTGCCTCATATAGAGTATTAAACCAAGAAACACTCCTGCAACAATACAATGTAACATCATATAGTCCCAATTAGATATAGGTAACTCAAAAGTATAGTCTGTCCAACAAATTATATCATTAGCAACAATATACCAGAGAAACATCCTATGATAGTTGCAGAAATTAAAGGCATAAGAGGCTATGAATATAAAGATTAATGGTATGAGACCAACTCCTGCTAAGTAAGATACAATACTATAGTCTAAATCAAAATATGACAAGACTGTATTTAACCAATACAATCCTGCCATAATCATAGGAAGAATCTTCAGAGTTCTTTTAAGCCTGATGATTCTACTTACTTTTAGTTTTGATTTTACCTCCACAGTCGTACCTTCTAGCTCTGTTCTTGGTAACTCCTGCTTTAGGTATTGCTGGTTTTGCTCTTCCATTAGAACCTCTACTTTTCTTACTTGCCATATACATTTCTATTTGCAAAGTTAAACATTATAATTAATTCTACCAAATTTTTACCTGTCTTTCTTACAGAAATCCAACTCATCCTGATACCAGTACAATTCTTTAAATCCTACTTTTTTCTTTCCTCTGGGTATCTTTCTTTCTCTAACAAGATCATCAAATCTGCTCCTACTTAAATTAAGATAATTGCAGGCTTGCTCCTTACTCATAGGCCTGTGAGCTATTACCTTCACTATATCCATAGCTTCAGTATCAGACAATTCACAATCATCATTTTCTATCATCTGAATAGCCTCCCTCAGGTACTTAACAACCAACTTCTTGAAATTAAACATATCTACTCTTCTTTAATATTGATACTGCAAAGATATACAGCCTATTCTTAATGGCTTACACACTAATAAAACTTATAACCAATCCTTACAATCGGCATTGTTTTTATTCTTACTATAGAACTGTTATCTTTGCACTATCAAATATTTAGTGTTATGGAAGATTTGAGATTGAAAGTAGAACAGGTAGAACTGAAAAACAGGCTCCTGAGATTAGTAGACTACATGAATAGTGAGAAGTATAGCAAACTTTCTCCTAACAAGAAGAAGATGATTGAGAACAGGAAGATTGCTATAGAGATGTATCTAAAGGTACTGACTATGGAAGTGTATGAAGATATTGATCATACCAATGTCCCAGACTTTGCACTTCTTGGCTTGATGGGCAGTATGTTCTCTGGTAACTTTGGGTTTAATCCAAACAATAACTCAAAGCAGGAACTTACAGAAAAGGATTTTGAAACAGAACCTACAATAGAACAGAGTGTATGAATCAAGATGTTATCATCAATCAGCTTGCACATTTTACAGGCAGCTCAAGGAAACAGGTGATTGAAACACTCAAGAAGATGTCTGGGATGCCTGAGGTTAGGAGATATTTAAAGAATGGTACAGATGACCACAAGGGAAGAAAGAAGGCTTCAGAGAACTTTAAATGAGCTCTACAGTGAGGTGCATGAAAATAATCTTATGCTCAGACAGATTATAGGAGTGATTAACACTCACCTAGCCCATCATCACCAAGAGAATGAGGATGACTTTGGCAGGAATGTTTTAGCGAACTTGATTTCTGGAATGGTTAATATAAGAGATATTGGCAGGAAAAGATAGGCTGTCTGTTTTATATGATAAATCCCACCCTTATTAAGGATGGGATTCTTTTTGTCTTCATTACTGCACTCCTAGAGAATTACCTCATGGTCTGTCACCTGTCAGAATATCTGTTTTACGGGTTCATGGATTCAGATGAAGACGACCTACTACAATCCATTTTTCTGGTATTTTTATTCAGTTTCAATTCCGACTTTATCAACAAGATTGGTAGCTACTTCTACAGCTTCATTAATTCCATATCCTCTATTTCCATTTAAATAAAGTTCCTTAGCTACTTCAAATATTCTTCTATTTCTTTCAGTAGGATATTTATTTGGTTTAGCTATGTCTAGCAATTTACCAAAAGTGTCATTAGCGACAGTCTTAAAGTCCAGCTGAATATTAAGATGTTCCTTAATATGCTCCTTGCCTTCTGAATCAATATAAGTAACCCAATCTTCATCAGCTCTATCACCACGAATTTTAGCTTCAAAGTCAATAATCTCAACTTCTTCACCAGTACTTCTTAAAATACTTTTGCCGCCAATAGGCATTGCAAAACTATTTTCCATATAATTTATCTCTATATTGAATTTTACCACATTTCTTACACTTCCATATTGAACGTTTCCCACCACAATAATTTATTTCATCACCATAAATATTGCGTTTCCATTCATACTCGTGTTTACAGCATAATCTTTTAAGAAAACCAAACATAACTTTTGTTTTATATTCTTTATTATCTTTATTTGTTTTATAAGTCCCACCACTGAGGATGGGACTTTTTAGATTAAAGTCACCGAAGTGACTGCCTTTTGTACCTAGTTATTACAAGAACTATGGTTTTTTGTGTTAACTTGCTACATCCCAAGTACCATTGCTAAACACAATACTATAAGAACCAGCACCACCCTTGCTAAATGTTACCTTGTCAGAAATTCTCAAAGAACTGATAGTCGTTGTCTTACCTGATGCAGCCAAAGCATCAAGTAGGTTATCAACACTTCCTGTAATATTAGTTGTGTTAATAATGAGGATTGTAATCTTGGTACAAGCAGAGAATGCTTCAATATCGCCATACACATCGCTTGCGTTGTAGATTCTAAACTCAGAGAGGTTCTTTCCAGAGACGGCATTAATATCTCCTCCAACACCATTCTTGATATTAACATAATTGATATTATCGGACTCTTTCAAGAAATTGATGTCAAGATTAGAAAGAACACCATTGGTATTAAATTCTAATGACCCTAACGAATCCAAATAATCAAACCCGTTAAATGATACATTTACATCTCCAATCGCCTGTACTGATTGAATATCGCCCTTTTTGATAATATGTATTTTGACATCTGTATTAACAGGTAAAGCAATCTTAACCACTGTTGTAGCAGTATAGCTGCTAACATTTGATTCAATAAGCTCCCAATCTGCTGTATAAATTGAAACAGGAGTTGAGAATGCCAAATCTAACGAACCAGAGTTTTTAGGCTTTAAATACAATCCGTTATTGACTACAGCAGTTCTTGCTGTTAAGATACATTCGCCCATTTTAAGAAGGTTGTCATTTTGAACAGCTTCTTTTAACTTAGTTACTAAACAATAATTACCCATATTTTTAATTTTTAAAAAGTTATATTATTTTGTTATCAAATTATATTCGCACATTCCATAAGTAAAGTTAATTAGAATTAGTGCTGCAAGTTCCCATGTATGAACATTATAGTCATTTTCAATAACTCTTTGTGATATACAACTACCATCTTCCTGTGCTACCCAGTTAATACTACTTGGAAGTTCCATAAGTCCTGATGTTCTCATATCCTTGTAGAAGAAATAATCGTGAGCATGAGCCGCATTCATTCTTTCACACCGAGCACTGAACTGAGGAATTTGGTTTTTAGTACCAAAGTATTGCTCAAATCTTTGTGTATTGCGAACTACATTCAATATCTCCGCAACAGTCTGATACATCTGGTGGCAAGTATGGTAAAGGCCACTACAGAAATATCCAAAGTCATGGAAATAGTTTCCTTGGCTATCAAGAGCAGTAGCAGTCTGGTCATGCACATCAAATGCTACATCTGGTTTGAAAACATCTATAAAAGCACAGGCAAGTCGTGTGACAAAATAGTCACCAGCAGCCAGTCCCCATGCAGCATCTTCTTCTCTCCACCAAGGAGTAGGATAATTCCTGTTGGCATTAGTGCCATAAGCACCATTGTATGAACCATGCAAAGAGTTATAGCCGTCAAGAACCGGCAGAATATAAACATCATAATTGGCTAATACTGAATAAGCCCCCTTTGAGTCGCTGAGAAGCTCCTTGACCAAATGTGCAGTAGCAACAGGACCCATATTCTCGTCACCATGAACACCCGCCTGAATATACAATGTTCTTCTTGCAATCTTTTTACTATTGCTTCTTGTTGAATACCATATATCTTTTTTACTTAACTTATATACAAAAGTTTTAAACTTCGGTGTTGCTTTAAGATGTGCATGATAAATGTTACTTCCTACAGTTATATCATAATCTCCTTCCGAAATACCATTATACCAAAAAGGATACTGGCTATACCCATGATTAATCATGTATTGTATAATCGGAGGATTAGTGTCCCATTCACGTAATTTTGGCATAGCACGAATAGTTACACCATCTTCTTCATAATCCTGAGTAGCCATTGGGTCATACTTTTCCATAACAGTAGGGTTTTCAACCATCAAAGCATCAAGATAGTCATAGACCTGTTGCATAATAGTGTACCTCCCATTTACATCTTTACTCCAATCCCAGGATTCTTGACTATAGTCTGGCATAGTTTCCATAAGAGGAACAGAGGCGCTCTTTAAGTTGTTGTATCCAGCCTTTTCATCATATTCAACAAAGAACCATTCTGTAACACCATTGACTATATCGCTGAACACCTTATAATAAACTGTGCCATAAAGGAATGCAGACGAGCATATATAATCAACATCATCGTTAATAGTTACATTGCCTTGGCTATCCTTTATTACAAGTTCTGGTCTTGCACTAACTACAAGTCCTTTTTCTCCATTCTTCAAATGACTTGAAACAAGTGTAGAGTTCATGTCAATATATGCCAGTTCAATAGCATTATTTCCATGATAGCAGCCATCTATATCTTTAATCTCATCAGTAAGAGAAGCAATTTGGCTATTGGCATATTCTACATCATGTTCTAATTTATCAATATCGGCATCCATAACCACTCCTTCAATCCCAGCGAAGAACACCTTTTTGCCATCCTTTTTAGTCCCTTCAATAATCTTCCCTTCCAAATCAGTAGTAACTTGTATAAATTCAGGATTATCAACAGTTTCCTGACGTACTCCTTGTATTTCAAGAGGTAGTTCAATAACCTTAGTCCCGTCAGCCTTAACTCCTTCAAGGATTTTACCCTCTGAGTCTGTCTTAACATCAATCCACTCTTGATTTTCAATAACTTCAATTGTGCCAAGAGCATTAGCATCCAATCCTTCTGCATCAAGTTTTTCAGTCAATAGCTGCTGTAAGGTTTTGTCCCCTTCTTCTAAGCCGTTCATGAAAGCAACTATATCCTCATATTCGTCAAGAGATAATGATGAGAGTTTTTCTTCAATGTAGTCCTTTACTTGTTGTGGACATCCTGCACCATAGTAAATACTGCCGTCAGCCTTAATAGCCCATAAGATTTTATTTTCTGCATCTGTCTTTACATAGACAAACTCAGGATTCTCTACATAAACACCTTCTTCTGAAATAAACCAATCATCAGTATCATCACTCCATGCATCAGCCATCAATCTATACTGCACATACTTGTTGTCAGAACTCTGTACAAACTTGATGCTCATTCCACCCTTCTTCTTGCTGGCAGGAAGATTAGCATTAAGTACAGCAAGCGCACCTTCAAGAGTATAAGTATTGCCACCATCCACACCACTTGTAGGATATTTGGCACTTACATCAAAGACTGCACCTTGGTCAACATCTCCTTTTAAATTTACCACATCTGTAGCCAGTGCAAGAGCCTCTGTTTGGTCGGGACTGAGTTCTTGAAGTGCAGCATTAATGTCAGCCACATGCTCATAAGTCTCAACATTTATTTCAGCTTGAGTCTTGCCTTTTGCCTCATCCTTGATAGCATCAGCACCAGCAACTATATTACCAGTAGCAGTATTAAACAGTCTGCCACCTATTTCAATATCACCTGTTTTCTTGTTTGCCATAATGTTTCAAATTTAAGATAGTACAACAACTTCATTTCCCACATCATATGTATTCTTAGTTCTGTATGCCTTATAAGCAGTACCTCCGACAGTAACATTCTGAGCAGATTCAAGAGGATAATTAAACCCACTCTTAGTAGCCTTGCTAATAGTCATGCTATTAGGAACAACAAACCATACATAGCTGTTTGCAGCAGTTACATTCACAGTATATGTTCCACCAACACCAGACTTCAAGCTTGCTTTCTTCAGTACATTATCAGAATATTCAGCACCTCCGAAACCAAAGAATATAGTCCTAAGAGTAGAAATCCTTGACAGACCACCAATAGCAAACTCAGCCTTGAATGTGCTGCCTGCATCATCTATAGGATTAACAGCAGCAGTAGCATTTAAAACAGTACCGCTACCTTCCTTTAATATATCATTATCTTTCTTGATGACTATGCTTGTAGCTTCAACCTTAGTGCTTGTAGCCGTAAAGGTAACATCAGTAGAACTGCCAACATTTATAGTAGCAGGACTTGCACTGAAACCTACAGTTATAGCATTGCCAAAAACAGCCTTGTTGATAACACTCTGCTCAAGTCCAAGTTCATCATCTATTATTTGGTCCGCTCCTGCAACATGGCCTCCTTTAGCCACGTTCTTTAGTCTTGCAGGAATAGGAATTGTAAATTCATTATTTGCCATATTATTATTTTATAAGTTTATCAAAATAATCTTTAACCTTACCAAAGGCCATATAACCAACAGCTGCCACACCTACTGCAATGAGATAGGACTTGTTGTAGACAGCATTGCCAATACCTCCTATTGTTCCAAGGAGGTAGAGGCATATCATTAGGAAATAGAATAGCTTGTTCATAACTTAGAGTTTAGACTGTTTGACCTGTTGCATCTACCCATGCAGTACCAGTCCACCAAATAGGCTTGTTAAGAGTTGTGTCAAAATAACAAAATCCTATAATAACATTAGTTGGTCTTTCTTCAGTAGTTCCAGCTGTCACAACTTGATAATTTACGTCGTTATTAAAAGCAGAAACATTGGCAGGTATTACAGGAATTACAGGCTTATTTTCAAGGTCATTATAACTACCACTACGTTTCTTAAAAATACCATTTAATGTAACACCCACAAACACATCATCCTCATTCTGTGCAAAAATGAATATTGTATCTTGGCAAGTAATAGTATACTCACCAATAATACTACCCCCATCAAATTCTAATATACAATTCTCAGGAATAGTAACATCTCCATCTAGCACAAAGTCATGCTTGATGACATACTTCATATTAGGCTCAGTAACCTGAGAAGCAAAGGAATGATTACCTTTAAGAACCTTAGTCTTATATGTAGCTGTAGGCTGAATAGGCCCACTGACATTTACATTAATATTGTTATACATAGCTGTATTATTTTATCCGTTAATATCAATATTATATGTTCCAGCCTCATAAGTATTCCTTGAAGTAAACACACTATAGTTCTTATTGTCGATAGTGACAGTAGTCTCTTCAAAGGGAATCTCGAAGCTGTTCATATCTGCCCTGATGAACTCAGGCCTCATGCTCTCTGCCATAACAATGATAATATGGTCACTGTCTGCACAAGTGACATCATAAGAACCTCGCATACCATCTGTAATGGGGATGACATGCTCTACATCCATGATGTCTGCATAGGAGGCTCCTGCTCCAATCCAGAAGCTGTTGTAGTGAGTAACTATATCTTCCCTCTTATATTCAATACCCATAATCTTGGCAACACATTTAATCACACTGGTCTCTGTAAGCTCAATATCTCCCTCATAGTAGTCTGTGTTTTCTTCCTCTATGACAAGGGAACCATTCACATAGAAGGAAATCTTCTCAAACACTCCATTGGCCTCTGCTGTCCTTGCCTGGATATGTACAGAAGCACCATCTTCACTGATGAAATACTTGGGAGAGATAGTCATGTTAATACCTGTATAAGGCTCTCCTGTAATATCCTCCAGCTTTGTCCACACCTTGTTGATGGCATCTGTGAGTGCTTTCTGGGAGATGCCTATATCCTCAGCAGTGCCAAACTCATTACTTACTGCCACTCCATGCTTGTTATAGGAGCCTATAAGCTGCCTCAGTTCTACCAGAGCCTTGTTGATAGGGTCTGTAATCCGATGGATAGCTGGCAGCACAAGGCTGTTCATGACAGCAGCATTCAGCTTGTCTGGAGTGACAGCACTATCCATGAGGTTGCGGGAGGCTACAGAGTCATCATCAAGATGCCTGTTCTTTACAACCCTATCTCCCAACTTAAACTTAAGGGGTTTATTAGGCTGGTCCTTCATTGGGGATTCACCTATATATTTCTCTCGATCTGTAATCATACTATTAATAGTTTTTGCAAAAATAGCTATTATATAGTTGATTAGAGAAATGCTAAATAAAATCCTAATTGCAAATAAAGAGAGCAGAAAGATAAGTGAATACTATCTGCAATTACAGATAATACTTTTGAAAACTGGATACATCCTGCTAATAAGATAACCTATAGTATAGGCAGGAGGTTCTCCTCTATCCTCTATCTTATAGGCTTTAAGCATTGCTTGTTTCACATGTTCTGCCTCATGGACTATAGAATCTATATAGTCTTTAGAAGAGATGTGGGGAGAGAGGAGGATAATACTGGTATGATAGTAGAGATTACTACAGGTAACAGCCTTGGCATTTCCAAACTCCAACTCATAAAATACATCCTCTATATCCTCAGAAAGAAATCCTATATCAGCCAGTTCTTCTTCAATATACTGAAAGAGGCCAAAGTTTAAATCATAATAAACAGTGACCTCCCAATAATGCTCAACATAGAAATGTTGCCTAATCATCCAGTATGTCTTCCCATTCAATAGGATTGTTCATGAAGTAGCAATCGCCAATAAATCGGTTGAAGATGAAGCCCTCAGTAGCATCAGGGTCATCAATCATATCCTTAATGAACTGTGCCATGTGAGCTTCGTCAGGAACAGACTTACCCAAGAAATCATTTGCACACATGGAAGCAACATAACAATGGTCATACAGCTTATTCCTATTGAGCTTGATACCATACTTATCCAGCATCCTGTCTACCTCTTCTCTGGTATATGGAGGGATATGCTCCTTCTTGACTCCAGACTTGGTATACATTCTACTAGCTGCTTCCTCATAGAGCTTCTTGCTGAAGTGACAACCATAGTTATTGATGTATATCTTCATTCCCTCAGGAATATCATCATAGCCTCCCATTTCTTTATGATACATAGTCTTTGTTATTTTAAAAGGGGTCTGCAAACCTTAAGACCTACAGACCCCAACAGTTATGAATTACATTCCATCCCTACGGCTATAACGGCTTCTCATAAAAGAACCACCACGTCTTGACATACTGCCACCACGATACATAGGCTCCTCATACTCCTCTTCATCATAGTCCTCAGAATCCTCCAGACACTCTTTGAACTCCTCAAGGAAGTCCATCATCTTGTCTATCTTCTTGCTAAATTTCTCCTTCTTTTCAGGAGTCATCTTAAACATTACTACCATAATTATTCTGTTGTTTTAGTGTTTCCTTGCTTAAGCAGGGAGATAGCTTCCGCAAGCTGAGACTTCAAGCTGCTGACCTCCTCCTTAAGCTCCTTGACTTCATCATTGCTGGTAGAACCTGGAAACATTTCAGAAAGAACACTCTTATACTGAGGTATCCATTCCTTGTGTTTCTTGATATTATCAGGATTAACAGCATCTTCACTGACCTTCAGAAGAGACTTTACATAGTTGTAAAGTGTGTCCTTGTTATCTGCTATGATAACAGAGTCATTACCAAAATCAGCAATACTCTCATTGTTATGTACTCCCCTAAACTGTCTCTGTTTGCCATTGACATTTGCTATAATGTCTACATTGACATAAGGAAACTGATTGTTCATGGAAGGCATAACACTCTCTACAGAACCTGTGAACCACTTCATTCCATCAGTTCTGTCTACTCCTTGTAGAATACTTCCCCTGCTTAAACTTGAAAACATAGTTAATTACTTTTGAAAATTAATACTAAGCTATTGTGCGAGACATCAATGTCAGTAGTCCATTAGTCCTGTCATTGAATACAAGTATGTTACTTACATTCAGCAACTCTGCTGCTGTTACTGGTGTGCCATTTGGCAAAGTCAAAGGCTTGGTAACATCATTCAGGGTAAGATTGACTGGAAGTGTTGCAGTAGTATCAGTAGGTATAACATTGCTGATAATTACAGTTATATATCCTACAGGCTGTATTCTGCGCACACCAAGAGCTATATTGATGTTCTCAGTACCTATTGTGGTATTGGTACTTTCAAAATAAGGAATACCACCAGCGTTAGTTGCTATTATTTTATTACAACAACTCATACTTAACCTCCTATTTCCTTATTATTAAAGTACTACACCACCATTATAGGCACCCCAACCACCATAGTTAGGATAACCATAGCCTCCTACATAGGGAGTAGCATTGGCTGCCACCAAATTAGGGTATTGGACAGGTACAGTGTTTGGAGTCTTAGCAGCGAGAGTATTGAAAGCACTCTCAAGGGCATTAAACCTTGCATTGAAGGCTTCAGTCTGTCTGTCATTGCTAATCTGGCCCCTCAGCTGGGTGATAATGTCTCCCTGAGTATCAATCTTATTCTGAAGCTCCCTTTCCTTAAGGTCACAGAACTCCTTGGTAATAAGGGTATTCTGTCCTGCAATAGCATTGAGAATGGTATTGGCATTCCTATCTGCTTGTGTAGATAACTCATTAGTTTGCTTACATACTGCCAGCTGATCTGCACTCTCAATCTGAGCCATCTGAAGCTGAGTAGCAGCTTGGTTCTGAGCAGCCTGAAGAGTAGCAGCAGCATGGTTAGCAGCCATAGTACTCTGAAGCGCATTAGTCTGGCTGCAAATAGCAAGCCTATTCTCGCAGCAACAGTTACAGAGCTGCTGACTCAGGGCTGCATTACCTGCCTGGATAGCATTCTGAACCTGTAAGCCACTCATACCTACCTGTGAACCTACCTGAGTAATGGCATTCTGCAAGCTGAAGATACCACTCTTCACAGTCTCGACACTGGTATTCACAATCTGAGCCAGTTGACCAAGGTTATCAAACCTGCCATTCATAATCTCAGCAAGATACTGTCTGCCCTCATTGCCATTCAGCTGGGCACTCAGGTCTGCAAAGCTACCACCATTATTCCTAAAACCATTGTAGCCACCATTCTGCCACATCATCCAAAGGAACAGAATCCAAATCCAACTACCATTGCCACCAAAGCCTCCATTGTTCTGAAGAGCAAGCAAAAGGTTTGGGTCTATACTTGATGCATCTCTTGTAGCTGCATCAGGGAATACGAAAACTCCATTTTCTCCCATAATAATCTTAAATATTTAATTGGTTAAACTTATTGTTTTATCCTTGCAAAGACACTGCAAAGATAGGGAGATTAAAGGGGGAGTTCAAACAATACCCATACACACAAAAAACCCACTAACTATCAGTGAGTTAATGGGCTTGAAAACTACTTGTTACGAAAACTATTTATTAATGGCTTTCTGCTTGGTCACTTGAATTTGTTTCTCCTTGAGTCTTGCATCATCAGCCTGCTTCTTAGTATCCAGTTTCAATTTAGCATCAAATTGTCTTGCATTCTCAGCTATCTTCTCTCTCTCAATGTCATTGGCTTCATCATTATCATGATTCATCATGGCAAATCTTTGAGCCTCTGCCTGAGATGCAATTTCAGAAGTAAGGATGTTATTCTGGAGCTTCTCCTGATGCATCTGATATTCTCTATCCATCTTAGCCTGTTCAAGCTGAGCCTGCTGCTGTAACTGCTGCTCAAACTGCTGCTGCTGTTGCTGCTGAGCTTGCCTCTGTTGTTCCTCCACTTTCTGCTCATATCTTTCAATAAGTCTCTGCTTCTCTGTAGGACTCTTGGTGAGATAAATCTTAATCAGGGTAGAGAAGTTCATCTTGTCATTCTGAAGACCTGCCTGTGCAAGCTGTCCAAGGTTCTGCATAAGCTCCTGCACATCATTACCAGTATCTACTACAAGACCATAGTCACATTCTGCAAACTCATCACCATCTATCTCAACAAGTTTCCTGCTACCATCAGGCTGTAGGTAGTTAAACTTAATTTTTCTGCCTTTATAGGCTATCTTAGCTGTCTCAAGGAAACATTCGATAGCTCTCTTCTTTACACTGTCATGAATAAAGAATAGCCATTTGGTAATATGGCTTGACTGAAGGGTTGCCCTTTCAACACCACCTACAGTTTCTCTGTTACTTATCTGTCCTTCTCTCTGTCTTGAGATACCAGCCAGTTCACCTATATTATTAGCTATCCACTCAAGTAGGTTGAGGTGGAATTGTATCTCATTTCCTAAAGATACATCTATAACGCCATTGGAAGCATTGTTAAGTCCTGCTGCCAGTTTACCTGTGGAGGCTCCTATTGTTCCTTCCTTGAAGCTATCCTCAACAGCTATACCATTGACAGTGGCAAAATATAGCCATTTATCTATATCCCATCCTTTGGGTATCTTGGCAAAGTCCATTCTTGCCAACTTGCCCATATTCTTGGAAATAAGCTTAATCAGCTTATCCCTGACAATATCATAGAAGTATGCATCAGGCTTTACTGCATCTACCAGTGAATAGGGCTCATCACCATTAATAGAATAGATACTTCCTACAATTCCAAAATGGCATACAGAAGGATTGCTTAACCTATTATATTGTATAGGTCTGGGCCTCATGTTGACATAGATGTCTTCTGCTATCTTAGTGCCCTCCCATGCCTCATTAATCCAGAATATCTGCTCTTCCTCTCCCTTCATGGGATCACAATGATAGGTCTCTGGATAGAAGTTGAACTCTTCTTCACCTGTCTCAGGATTATAGCTTTTTACTTTCTTGATTTTTCTTCTTGACTTCCAATAGACTGTCAATACTCTGACATTACCATTAATGTCATAGGGAGTCATATTGGTATAGTTATCATCATTAAAGAGCTCACTGGCATTGATATGGCTGTCTCCTGCCTGCCAGTCACAAGGTACAGGTACTAATGGATTGCCTGGTCTTGCATCTATGTTATCCATAGAATCCTTCCAACCGCTGTATTCACCATTACTACCCTCCTCTATCCTCTCGATGTCTTTCTTGGATAACTGATCCCAATAAGCATCTATTACCCAGCCTGGACTCTTATATCTCTGAAGGATAAGCATATCTGCATCTTCTATCCTGTCAGAGTCACCACTTCTGATAATACCAAGCTCCATAGGTCTTATCTTTTCAAGAGTTGGTTCTCCTCCTACAATATCACACTGATAAATCTCCTCTCCTACAGTGTAGGCATCCACAAAGCCTTTATTGAACTTCTGGGAAAATTCCAGCTCTCTTGAGTAGTGACTGAGAAACAGATTACCTCTGATTTCCCTTTTGTCCTGATACTCATAGTTAAAGTAGTCATCCAGCTTTTGAAGTTGCTGCTGAAACTCCTCTTCACTCTGGGAGGTATCCATAATAAGCTGCTGGAGCCTTGCATTCACCTGTTTATTCTTTTCCTCTTCCATCTCACTGATGGCTGTAGGATTAGTAACTACCAGTCTTGGATCAAACAGTCTTTCACTTTCCTCACCCCTAAGCACATTCAGCTTTGGGTTAATAACTGAATAATGCTGAATATTATCTGGAATAAAAGATGCATCAAGTCCAAAGGGATTTACTACAGCCTTAATGTCAGACATGTGTATCTTTCCATTGATGAGGTCATAGTTTATCATCATGTTATACCATGACTTTCCTGCAGCATGGTTCCTCATAATGCTGTGGTCATCTGCAAAGTCCACACATTTTACCCTCCATGCCTTATTCTTCCTGCTGAAGCTTAACTGTTGAGGAGGAAAACCTCCTATTGCACTATATGCCATAAAAACAATCTTTACTCTTTTTGTAGGCAAAGATATAAAGGATTTAAGGGATAGCCTAAGACCTAAAGATAATGCTTAATCTGTCTTAACACAGTAAATAAAAGAGGGAAACTTCACAGCCTCCCTCTCCTCAACCATTTAACTAATTCAACTTCAAATGAAAAGAAATTCCCACAATCATTAATTCGCATCACTAACATATTTCAATATTCCCTCTACATGAAGTCTTGCTATTACATGCCTGCCAACATCTGACAGCAGGTAATCTACATCAGCTTTGTTATCCTGAAATAAATTTTCTGTCAACACTGCGGGACATTCTGTGTTCCTCAATACAAATAGATTCTGAGGCCAGTATTTCTGAGACATAGAAGGCTGTCTTACTTTAAGACCTTTCTGCTTAGCTGTGTCAAACAGACATCCTGCCAGCTTTTTGCTGTTCTCTGAGGCATTAAGACTGACTCTTACACTCCAACCATTAGGATTATGCCACTGACCATCACTGCCTGAAGCATCTACATGAATAGAAACATACAATACATTCTTAGCACCTTTCTGTCTGCATATTTCATTGACATAGTTAACCCTCATAGCCAGCTCATTATTCAGCTCCTGCTTATAGTTGGGAGACTGCATACTTCTTGGTAAGTCAAGAGGTTCATAGTCTATCTCTACCTTACAGCCGTATGCTCTTAGCTTATCAGCTATCTCTTTACACAGCTCTCTGGAATATATACATTCCTTCAGTCTCTTGTCAGGAGATTCCTTTCCAGGCTCTCTCATCCTATGGGCTGTACCTAATATGATAATAGCTTGCTGTTTATTCATATTACATGTCTTTCATACCAATAGGTTCTGGACCTTTTACTGCTTTAGAAGAACCACCAAGCATACCTACAAGACTAATAACCTGTTCTTGTAAGCTATTAACCTGCTGTCTAAGATTGTCATTCTCTCTCTGAAGAAGTGCAATCTTTTCATTCTGAGCATTCAAGGACTCATTCATCACCTTCTTGTAAATCTCGAAAGATTCATCCATGTTCTTTATCTGCTGAGAATCTACCTCAGTATTATACTTCCTCCTTGTGAGGATAAATGTGACTATACTGGATACTGTCGTACAGAATAATCCTACCAGTGTAATTACAACTTCTGATGCCATATTATATCTTTTTATTAATTCTAAACATATATATTTTCTTTGATGCAAAGATAAATATAATACAGCTTCTTACCCTATAGCTTAGGACAATCCTTATCTATTCTGTATAGAAGAGTTAACTGAAATACATATAATAATGTACCCGTACCTATTTAATAAATATTAACTGCTAAAATTTTGGTTATTATAAAAATATGTGTATCTTTGCATCAGTAATCAAGTGACTCTGATTGCAAGGACATAGTTGGATTTGACGGAGGGAGCTCCTCAAATATATACCAGAGATGGAGATAATTGCAACCTGTGAGTCACTATAGGGTTGCAATTTTTCTTTCTCTGGTTTTTATTACCAGATATTTAGGCCCTTGAGAGTCATAGTCTCATGTACACCCTACGCCATTGAGAAACAGGAAGCAGATGGTAAGGGTCAGAAGTCGGATTGTAGGAGATACCTCAGAAGAGGAAACATAATCTCCGAGATAACAGGATAGCTCAAACTCCGATAGGCCACAAATTTCTTGAATATAAAGCTGTTCCCCGCCAAGCTATGATGGAAAAGAGGTAGAGGGTAAATGGGGTAATAGGGAGATTACAGTTAAATTATGCTACGAGTTAGCTGAACTGACCGCGCAGTGGAAGTTTCAAGATGATGAGCCAAGAAAGTCCATAAGGGACTAATTGTGTCTTTTTGATAATAAAAAGTCTGTTAGATAAGAAAACTTCTTATATCCTTTGTCAATATAGAAATAATTCTTAAATTTGCAGCAAATATAATTAAGTATGAAAAAAATACTATATATAATAATAGGAGTACTACTGCTTGGATTAGCAGTTGTAGAAAACCATTCTTGTACAGAACAGCAAAAGGCCAAAAATAAAACCCAATTACTTATTGCTGTTGATTTAGCTGAAAGAAAAGCAGAAAACAATGGCTGGACTTCAGAACAGAAAGATAGCTGTATAGCGTCTGAAAGAGACAGGCTTATCTATACTCCCTGTGTTTACTGTAGCATAATAGAACCGTTAATTAGATAAATATGCCAAAGAAATACCTGACAAGAGAGATAATAGTAACCCCTAAAGGTAATTACACAATACCATCTTTAGAAAGTTATATAGAGGAGCAAGCTATTAAAAGTAGAAGTACAGCAGCTTCTCATATTTTACAACAAACTGCACCTAATGTCCCCATAATACCAAGCAGAGCACCTTGGAGCATTGCTGCTGCCATTATAGGAATGTCAGATGAGGAAAGGATTAAATACTTTGGAACAGCTGATCCTGAAACATGTATATATACTGCTACTAGTCAATTTAATGATAGGGGAGCTAAAGTCTCAGGAAATAAAACATTTAGAAGAAATCCTGATAAATTTGGATTTGAGGTAATCCCAATAGACAGTGTTGCAGAAGGAGATTTAGTTCAATTTTCTGACGAAAGACTTGGACCTCATCATAGTGTACTTATGACAGGTAGAACATTTAAAGGGGAGCCTACTTTTAGCTACAGTAATGGAAATAGTGTTCCATATATAGTTTATAAAGGAGATACTATCCCAACAATGAAGAAAAATGAGAGACTAAGTAGTTTATCAGATGCTCTTGGGACTCCTACTGCATTCAGATATATCGGTTCTCCACAGAAACGAATGGAATGGAAGCAACAATATTTCTCTAAATATAATCTAAATTCTGATGATTATAAACCTAACTTTAATGTTAGTGCCCCATCTCATACTGAACAACCTGATGCACTCAAAATTAGTAAACCTATAGTCAATATACCAATCAAACAGATGTCTGAAGGAGGTTATTTGTATCAACCTAAAAACGCATGGGAGAATCTTTCCATGAATGAGAAAGCTGCTATGATAAAGGTAGCTGTTAGTAACGGTATTACCAATCTTCAAGAAATCAAAGACAAATATAATGAGTTTGCTGAGGGTGGAGATACCAATCCTGCAATGACTGGAATGATGAAGTCAAAGCTGGCTATTAGTGCCAATTTTGGCAATCCTACTGCCAGGAGGATGACTAACTATGACACCAGAAGCTATACATGGCCTGGGGAATATGAATATGACAAAGGTATTGGAGAACCTAAAAGAGGCAATGTATATGTGGGGTCTTATGAAAATCTGGTAACTCCTCAAATACAAGATACTGGCAGAGGCCTTGCATTTATAGACAATGTGTGGTCTCCTGAGAATGATCAGAGAAGCTATATGCAATCCATAAAATTTGATAATGAGGATGATGCAAAGTATTTTGGAGAGCACTATAAAGAGGTGGCCCAAATGATGAGTCTGTATGATTCAGGAGGTAAAATCCATATCAAGCCAGAGAATAGAGGAAAGTTTACCGCTCTGAAGGAGAGGACAGGTCATTCTGCCACATGGTTTAAGGAGCATGGTACTCCTGCTCAAAAGAAGATGGCTACCTTTGCACTGAATAGCAGACACTGGAAGCATGGACTTGGAGGATCCCTTCAAGAGCCAATGGTAGATATGGCTATGACTAATACATATGAAGATGGTGGTTTCTTAGAATGGCTAAAAGGTTTATTCTCTTCTGAACCAGAGAAAAAATCAAAACAATATACTTACAGAGGAAAGCCTGCTGAAGTAATTAAAGCTGTTTATCCAAACAAACAAGAATTGAAACTGGTTCCAAAGAGGCAAAGACCAAATACCTCAAAGACAAAGAATGATAGTGAGAGGTTGGAAAGGCAGATGAAACTAAAGATAGTAGATAATGCTGCTCAGAATGGAGCATCTAATCCTGTCTTTGATATTCCTTTTATCCCTGAGAAATCTATTCTTATTAATGGTAGTACTACTTCAACCAATGTCTTGGATAGTCTGGCTAAATATGCAGGTATTTATAATAGAAACCCTCAACTGTCTGAACATCCTCGCAAGAAAAGAAGTAGATATGGTGCTCCCAGACAAATTAATATGAATGAGATGCTTGGACTATCTACTCAGGAAACACATAATGGGGCTATGCCTTATTTTAACTATAAGGATGGAAATGCTATATATAATAGAGCATTAGGTAATACTAATTATTTTACAGCTTTTGGTTATATTCCTGCTGAAAACTTAGTGAGAAACTTTCAATATAATAATGCCAATGTAGATAGAAATACCCCTCCTTTACTAGATGCTTTCAGGTATTATGCCCAAGGAGATTATAATACTGGAAATTCCAAGCATACTAAAGATGTTAATTCTGCTGGTAAAACAGCATGGCAAATCCCTGCTGTTAAGGACTGGTGGGAAACATCAGGAAAATATTGGTATAAGAATGGTAAAGGACCAAAATAATAATTATATGAAAAAGAAAAGTTTTGTAATAATAGGAGTTTTGATAATCACCATCCTATCTTATTATATTACAGAAGACAACATGAGTGAAACAGTAGAAGATGTCCCTGTTGATACTGTATTTATGGAGGAATTTAATCTATCCCAGGAGGAAATGATGAAGGGGGTTCAAGGAGATTTAACTTGGGAACAAGCAGATAGTATTACTAAGAATAAGTAAAATCCTATAAAAATAAAAAAGAGGAAGCCAAATGACTTCCTCTTTTCTTTACCTACAATTCTTTATAGTATCAAGCCAGACTTGAATATCTGTTTCTGATGTACCAATGACATCTACCTCAATATTCTTGTCTCTTAGGAATCTCTCCAATTCTACTACCTTACTTGGAGCATCTGGCCACTTCTGTTGAATAATACTCCTGAACCTTTTCATAAATGGCTTGAATACTTTACTCTTAGTCAAATCAGTAAAGTTCTGAGTAGCAGCAGATACAGCATTACTAAGTTCTGCTCCACTCCTGTGAAGTTTGTCAGACTGATTACTTAGTTGTTCAGCAGAGGTTTCTCCCTCTCCCTCTTTCTTCTCTTTTTCCTCAAGCTGGGCATTCCTTTCAGTCTGTCTTTGCCTGAGTTCATCAGGAGTAACCAATTCTCCAGTCTCATCATCCACCACTAAACCTGGTTCTTCCATACCAAGTTCAACATCTTCTGCTTTCTTAGGCTCCATAGCCTTTCTTGCAGCTTCTGCTCTCTCCTTGTCTTGCTGTTCCTTCTCCACACGCTCTATAATCTGTATAGCTTCTGCATCAGGAATCTCCTGAACCTCCTTAGTATTCCTATGCACCCTTACAGCCTCAGGATGCTCTTTGTTACCTAAAATATAAGTACTCCACACACCATTACTTTCTATAGGAGACAGACCAGTTTCAATAATCCTTCTATTATAATCCAAGTGTCTTACCAGAATTTCATCCATCACAGAAATACCATTCAAATAATATCTTCCCCCATTAACATCATAGTTATAGTACTGATGCTTAAATACCACCTGAGTCCTGTCACCATTCCTAAAGTCAGAATTCCTGCCTGTCCTTGGAATATCATTATTCACAGTCTCAGGCTGAAGCATCTTACCCTGAGCATCCAATCCATAGATACTATAGGAACTGCCAGCAGTAGCAAGTTGAGCAATATCTGTCTGCAAGGCTCCTGCTTCATCATACTGCTGTAACAATACATTACTCTGAAGTACAGACTTAGTGATATTTACTCTTGGATTCATTTCACTAAATGCCTCTATAAATACCTGCCTGTCAAAGTTACTGTCCAATGTAAAGGTCTTGAAAGGCTTACCATCCCTGACTAATGACAATACAGGCTTGCTCTTCATTAAAAGAATAGTATTACCTTCTTTGTCAAAATGAAATATCCTACTCAAATTCTCTACAGCCTGAAGTCTTGCAACATAATCAGGAGCAGTAACTTCATTTAGCAAATCAATCACCCTGTTCTTCAAAGCCCCATCATTCATCTCATTGTAGAACAAAGGCTTCAAGTAACTTGGAACCATTTTACCATTACTAGCAGGAATTAATACAAAGGCACTACCAGCATTCCTATCCACATTCCTTGGAACCATTACCCTATCAAGACTTGCACCAACCACCATGAACTTAGTCAATTCCTGAATACCAAAGCCAAGATCATTCATTTCCAATCCAAGGGGATTTCTTATAGGGTCAGCCAATAACTCCCTAACACTTCTAAACTCAGGATTACTGTCACTTTCCAGTTGTTTCACTATGTAACCAGGAATCAATGACATAGGTACAACCTCAGTTTCCAAGATAGGATGTACATAAAATCTCTCTGAAGGATTATTTTTCCAGAACTCTCCAAGTCCTCTTTTCACTAGTCCATAGCCATTAGGACTCTTTGGATTATTACTAAATAGTGTATCATACAGAACCTGTTTATCAGCATTCCTGCTCCCATAACCAGCAGTACCAATTACCAGATACTGCTTACCCTGACTCTCAATAACCCCACCATTCCCTTCATTATGGATATGGGTAATACCTTTGTTTATCTTGTTGTCATAGTCCAATACCAACATTAAATGGGTTTTCATATCCCCATCATTAGTGGCATTGCTCTCAGGTCTTACCACCATAAACTTTACCTTGGCATGAGAATTCTGTCTGAGTATCTGGCCTAATTCTTGATCAATGATATTCTGAAGCTTAATACCAGCAGTCTCAATCCAAGCATAATATTTACTCATGGAATCATCTGGTCTTTCACCATGCTTATGCTCTAATTTACCATCACTCTTAAGAGGTCCTGGTTTCCATTCAGACATAGCATTGCCACTCAATGAGGTAGCACTGGTCTCAATTACATGTTCACCAGTACCATTCTGAGCAGCATAGTCTATGTTTACATCGGAGCTATGTACTTCCTTACCATCACCAGTCTCACTCATTTGTTCATCAATAGTAGCAGATTTGCCTTGTACACTGTCTCCATTGTCAATAACCAATTGTTCTTCCACACTATTAGTAACGACAGGAGTTACCTCTTTATTACTTTTGACTTGAGAATTACCTTCCCTATAATAGATTCTATTTTTAGGAATTAGGCCCTCTGATGAATACACATCTTTGTTATCGACTGCATCAACTATTGCCCTATTAATGGGAGCAGGTGTCTCAGGACCGCTATACCATACAGCATCTCCCTTCTTTAAATCCGAGTAATTAATTTTTTCTGCATTAATCTTTCTAGTACCTCCTTCTAATGTTGGAACTTCTATTTCCAGCTCATTATGAGAAGGGGTTTCTTCTGATAAATCAATAGTCTCAGACAACTCTCCCCTTTGTTCGGCAGTACCCTCACTTTGGTCTATAGGAGCAACTTCCCAAGGACTCTGAAGATTACTGCCGTCAGCATTTACTACCTGTGCCTGTTGAGCATTAGCAGCCTCTTGTGCAGCAGCCTGTGCTTCAGCAGCAGCTATTTTAGCATCTTCCTCTGCATCTTTCTTCCTCTGAGCCTCTGCTTCCTCACGCTGTTTCCTCTGCTTCCTATTCTCAATGATAGTAGCATCTCTCTGATAGCCCAACTGTTCCAGGCCACTTAGCACTTTCTCAAAATCCTGAGCTACTTGAGGGTTCTGCACATCATCAATGGCTTTCTCCAAATTTGTCAAAATACCATCTCTGTTGATAGCATTCTCCACCACACCAGCAATAGCCTGACTGACATTATTCTTCCATGCTATACTTTCTTCAGTATTGTTTATTACTGCATCAATGTCTGCTACAGCCTTGCCCCATTCTTTTGCATCCTGTACCTGTTGCTGGTACCAAGGCAACATGTTATCTTCCTCTACAATATCTAACAAGGTAGGACTGAACTTCCTAAGTGTCCTGAATACAAATTCATTCTTAGTATCCTGAGAAACTTCATTATGTCCTTTCATACCTTCCTCAAACTGATTCACAAAATCTGCTATAGTCTCAGCATTTCTCTGATTCATCAGTTTATAGGCAGTATCAGCAGCTTGTGCTCTCTGACTCTCCAAGGCTACAGCAGCAGCATCTGGGTTTTGTGCCAGTCTGCTATAGGCATCTTCATTAGTGGCAATTCTCTGAGCCAGTTTTGCAATATCCTGCACTTTGCTCAAGGCATCACCATCCCTCATCAGTAGCCTCTGCTCCAACTTGGAGATTTCCCTCTGCTGGGCATCACTATAGAGATTTCTATTCTCAGGATTAAGCATCTTTGCTCTGGTCACAGGATCTAAGGTAAATATCTCATCAGCAGTCAGAACTTTGTCTATATACTTTCCTCTTTCATCTGTCTGCTGATTCTTAAGAGCCTGTATAGTTTTATTTTGCTTTTCTGAAGTCAGAGACATCAAGTCAGACAGATACTTCTCCTGCTGCACAGCATCATCATATTTTGACTGAGCATCCTCTAAAATCTTCTGGGTAGCATACTCCTCATCACTGGTTTTAGCAGTTTCCCTATTCCTTCTCGCTTCATCCAGTTTATTCTTGAGTTCCTGTGTCTGCTTCTGCTGTTCTCCTATCTCCTTCTGAAGCTCTGCAATCTGCTTGTCATATACAGTAACAAGGGCCTCTGCATTCTTCCTGCCACCAACGGAAGGAATAAGATTTTCCTCACTGACCTCACCTGTAATGTCTGAAGCATCATCTATTTCACTTTGCATGGTCTTGACTCTTTCTCTCCAATGGCCATCAAGAGCCTGATTCATCTTCATCTTAGCCCTTACAGCAGGATCAAGTCTCTTACCAAGGTTCCTTTCTATTTTGGTAATCTGCTCTTCTGCCTTATCATAAGCCTCTGATGCCTCCTGTAACTTCTGGGCATTCTGACTAATCTGATATAGAGCCAATTGGTTTTGATAGTCACTCTGTATCACTCCAGGATTAGCAGCATAATACTGAGCCAGCATATTGTTCATCTCTTCCTCAGTGAAGGCATTCTCTCCTTCCATCTGCATCTGTGCTGCTCTCTGTATGAAGCTCTTGGCATTCTGTACCACAGAACTTAAGGTAGTAGGATCATTCTCATTTTGTGCCAAACGGTTCAAAGCATTAGCAGCATTGATGGCTTTGACAAACCTCATAGTTTTTTGGTCTCCTACAGTCTCTGCATTATCCAGAGCAATGTCTGAGTTGATTAGTTCCTCAATAACCTTGAAGTCATCATAATCATCCAACAGGTTATTCACATAGTCTGCATGTTGCTGAAGGTCTCTTTCATTCTGCTTGGCTCCATAATAAGTATTTAGTACACCGTTCTGAATAAAGTAGTTAGCCCTATCTCTCCAATTCTCACCAAGACCAACTTCCTTATACTGAATATTACCTTGCTCATCCCTTTTTACAGTACCATCCTCATTTCTCAGTGCCTCACGCTTAAAGTTATTCCTATAGGCTTCTCTGCCTTCCTTAGTAGCAAGATGGGCTATATTTGCCATATTAGGAGTAAAGCTCAGTACAGAACCTAATCCACCGACAGTAGCAGCATTCCATGTGGTCTCCTGACCTAAAGAGTTATTCAGTCCTTTCCAATAAGAATACAAGCCATCAGCAAAACCATAGGTATCTGCCATAGCCTCTCCGTTCTCAAAAGCATGGAGGTATCTGGCAAAACTGTCCTCATTGATTCTCTCAGCAGCATCAACCATCATATCATCAGTACCATTAGTCCAAGCACCTCCCCATATCTGACTACTTGCTGTCTTACCAAACTGCTTCCACTTCTGTCCTCTGGTCAAGAACTTGCTTCCCTCTGTTACAAGTCTCTGTCTACCTGCTGGAGTAGTAATTTCCCTTAATCCTTGCAGACCTGCTGCTACCTTATTCCTTAAGCCAGTAGGATTGCTATACATCCATTTCCTGAAACCAACAGTATTTACCAGTCCATACTTAATGGCTTCTGGCAGAAAAGTAGCTGTAGCAGCATCCCCTGCTGAATTGATGGCCTCTTCCTGAAGGGCTACATATTCATCAGAACCCTTTATTTCATCCAGTCTCCTCTGCACTGCTTCACCCATTACTGTCTGTTGTGCTCTGGCTCTCAGCATCTCATCCAATTTGGCATTGTCAACAATTCTTTGTTGGCCACCTTCGCCCAATGCTGCTATATACTCTGCCTTCATACTGGCTGCTTTGGCATCTATCAGGGCATCCATCTGAGCCTTATATTGCTCATCATTCTGATACTGGTCATAGATTTCCTGCTTGCTTCTATTAAGTGCTGCCTCCTCTGCATTAGCCAAGTTCTGAGCAAGAGTTTCTTGGAAAGCTCCCCTTTCATAGGCATAGGCTATACCTTCCGCACCTGCCAATCCTTGTATTAACTGACCTGTCTTTGTCTGTGCTGTAAGATGCCTGCCTGTCCAGTTCAATGCCTGTCCAAGACCTCTGCCTATTTTACCTACTTTACTAGCTGTGCTCAATGTCTTACCCAACATACCAACACCAAAGGGCATCAGTTGGGCTGCACCATCAGCCAAACCAAAGGACATCATCTTGAAGGACTCATACATCAGGTCACTATCCTCATTAGGGTCATAGACTACCTTATAAGGACTACTGCCTAATTTTTCATACTTCCTTTGGAGGTCTTCATCCAATGTGCCAAACTGCTCTGCCCTTGTCCAGTACAGAGGATTCAAGATACTCTCATCATTGCTGCCATCAGTATTCTTTCCCATATTATGTAGGGTAGTGCGGTCTATCTCCATCTGATGCACAGGATGCAATTTACCATCAGTTCCTTGACCATAGACAAATCTGCCATTCTGTTCTGTGACAATAGTATTGGCATCTACCACATTACCAGTATCATCTACCCATACCACAGGCTTGTCTCCTATAGCATCAGCAGCCATCAGTCCAAGGTTATAGATACCATTAATCTTGTCAGCAGTATAACTAAGAGAAGCAATACCTACATCCTTAGCAAATAGTCCAAACCTCTTGAAACTTCCCTGATGCTCCTTGATATATCTTTTGGCATCATTATTAAGGGCTGTTGCTGCCATATCAGGACTCATATATTGCTCATAAGCTCTCTTCTTGGCAAGCACCTGACGCATATCATCCACAGAGAAATCTTCCATCTCTGAGGTTATTTCTTCATCACTGCCATTGCCATAGTGAGAGGCATACTCAGGAACACCCATGTTTCCTTCATAGCTACCAGGGGTGATAGCCTGAACAAAAGCTTGCTTTACCTGCTCATCACTCATACCAGTAATATCACTCTGGCTATATACAGTATTCACTTCATTACCCAAAGCCTTGGCATAGTTATCTACATCATCATTATAGATATGGTCAAGTGTTCTGTTATTTCTTTCTCTAGCTCTCTGTAGTGCTGCTTCTCCTGTTTCTTCTGATACAGCCATAGCCTGTGAAAGTCCCCCAATATTCTTCAAAGGGTCAATAGAGACTCCACCATTCTTGTCTCTAGTAATACCTCTGAGTGCATCAGACTTCTGCTTCCATTCAGAGTCAAATTCTGTAGGAGTCAACCAGTCACTTTCCAGCAGCTTCTGCTTGGCATCTGTTGACATCATGCCATACTTCTGCTTCCACTGGTCATCCATATCTCCGTACATATTATCCCACTCCTCATTAACCACATCTTCTCTCAATAGGCTATTCCTCATATCAAAGTCTGGAATAGCCTTGAACTGCTCTACTCCATAGCGGTCAATAAACTGCTTGTTGCTATACAGGTTACTAATATATGATGGGTCATAGGCATGTCTTGAAATCAGGGCATCATTCTTCTTGACAAAAGCATCATAATCTGCTTTTGACAGACTGCCTATTCCCTGTAAACCTTTAAGTCCTTGTGGTGTTATAATTGGCATACTTATACTCTTTTAGTTTATTCTGGAATATCATTTAAACCTCCATCATCACTACCTCCATCAGAGGTTGAACCATTTCTATTCTGGGTGATAATCTTTCTAGGCACAAGCTCTACACTTGCTTCACTATCATCGAAGAATCCTCCTTCGTATGGCTTGAAATAATAATCATACAGATGCTGTTTACCATCACCTACCAATGGAGCAATAGCTTTCTTTACATAGGTAGGAAGCCTGTCATAACTATAAAGAACTCCAGGATGTTCAGTGTTATCATTGGCTACTGCTTCTACAGTGTAATCATCATCTGCATCACCATTGGTATCATTAGGATTATTACCATTCCATGTGAGTCTTACCCTGCCAGAGGTTTGAGTATCCTTCATGGTGCTACCTCCTCTACTGCCACCAGAACTTCCTTTGGCTGCTGCAACAGCTTGTGCTTTCTTTAGGGTCTGGTCATTCTCAGGATGATAGACACCATTTTCATCATAGCCTGACATTTTCAGTTGCAGATTATGCATCCTCACACTCTCATTATGATTAGCCCAGCCTAAAGCATTACTAGCTGCTTGTGCTGCACTCATTCTACCCTCATCTCTCACTGGTTTGATACTTTCCTGATAGACTGCACCATCAATGATACCATTGAGTACAGACTGCCTTGCTCTTTCAAGGTTGTTGCCTGTCAGATTTTCAGTTACTCCTCTCTCTGCAAGAATAGCATCAGCTGCTTGCTGAAGCTCTGGTATAGTAGCTGCATTTGCTCTGAAAGCATCCATACTCTCTTTGGAGTATCCATTCCTTTCTACCCACTTTCTATAGTAGCCGCCAAGTGTAGAACCTTCATCACCTGCCTGATACACTCTTGATGATGCAGCCTTACCAGCAGCTGCTCCTCTAGTGTAGAGTTCTGTACCACTGATGTTATAGAGGTTAGGAGTATTTCCATCCATAAAATCATCTATACTCAAATTATCCATAGCATAGAGCATACTGGAGTCCTTGGCATTCATAGTTCTACGAAGCTTCCTTTCCTCTCGCATGGCAGCATCAGCACTTACAAGCCTTCCTATTTCTCCTTGGTATCTTCTTTTCAAATTGGTCAAGGCTCTCCTGTTACCCATGTTAAGACCATTCTGGGCTAAGTCTTGGGCTTGTGCATTAAGCTCATTGGAATAGCCTTCATATATTTTCCTTGCCTGACTGCCCTCAGGAAGAGTCTCTGATAAGTACTTAAACTGGTCAGCCTTATCAGTGAGGTCAGTATAGGCCTCTTCACTCTTCTCATAAGCATCTTTATACATGCTAAGAGGTGCAAGCATCTCCTGCATGGTAAATGGAGTGAAATTTGAATCTACAACAAAGTCATATTGACCCCTTTTATAATTTTGCATATCTACTCCTCCATATTAAATAGTTAAACCTCTCTTCTTTATCTTGCCTCCCTTGGCTTTCTGCTCTTTAGTCCACCTTCTGCCAGTGTTGCTAGTACCAAGATTGCCAAAGGCTCCATCAGCAGCAAGGTCTGAAAGCCAGTTAAACTGCTCATTCTCACGACCTATATCACTAATACCCTTAAATAGACCTGACAGATTACCATAGAGACCATTATACCAACCTGCATCTGCATCTATTTTTTCTCTGGCTGCCTGTAGTCTCAGCTGTGCATTATACTGTCTTGCCCTGTTCTTTGCATCTGCATTGAATTGACTATTCCTGTTATAAGCTTCAGCATTGAATTGGTTAGTTCCTCTGTTAAACTCCTCTACTTGTTTTTGTAGAGCATCATTATATTCCTGTGCTTGTCTGAACAAATTACCTGAAGCTATCTGACTGTTGTAGCCATTAGCCAGCAATCCTGACATCCTTGATGGAGAGCTGTTATTCAGAAGTGCCCTGTCAGTAGCCCTGCTCTGGGCATTTAGTGCATTTTGCTGATACCATATATCAAGAGGCCTATAGGTAAGATAGTTACCAATAGGTTGATAGTCTGCAAGATTTACATCGCCTGAACTGCTAATAGCTGCATCCAGACTTGCAGTATCTGGCCTGCCTACACCCAATGCCTGTAAGCCAAGACCTACAGCAGGTCCAAACAGTCCTGCATATCTCAGCCATCCTGCCTTATGCTTTGGAGTCACTCTGTCATTCTTAGTTCCAGGAGCTGTTACTCCTTCATTACCAACAGAAGCATTTGCTCTGCCATGATAGATAACAGTATCACCATTTGGAAGAACTTCTCTTCTGGTTTCTGCTCCTACATTAGGACCAAAAGCACCTTCTATATATCCATCATAGTCATCACCATCCATTGCATGAAATACCCTTCCTGTAGGTGTAACAGTAGAAGTAGTACCTTCATTATTGACAGGTGCTGGCATAGAGAGTCCATATAGCTGATTATCACCATAAGTCCAGTCTGCATTTGGAGCATAGACTAAACCTGCCTGAGTAGCCAAGTCTGCCAAGTCTTTATAATAGTCTGCATCTCCATATTCTGTAGAACCCCAGTTTCTGATAGAAGTCCTTGGTCCCCATAAGGCATCTACATAACCGCCTTTCTCTGTATCTGTAGTATTGTGGCCTGCTGGAAGATTAATGTTGTCTGAGATATTGCCAAAGTAGGCATTTCCATTAGCCTGTTGGAATAAGGACTGGAGAGTTCTTACAGCTTCATTTTCCTGTGAGGGAGTAAGACTACTCTGATAAGCCTTTGCATAGGCCTGCTGAATATCTCCTACAGTCTTGATGGCTTCCTGACGTATCTTATTCTTTTCTTCTTCAGAAGAAGCATTGTTCACTCTTTCTATAATGCTGTTCAGATAGTCTCTCAGACCTCCTCTTGTATAGGTATTCCAGTTTTCTGAAGAAGTTCCCTTCTTCCATGTGCCTGCATTCCTCTTTCTACCTCCTTCCTCAAACTTATTAATCTTACCACCAAAGCAATTCATCTGAGGCTCCTGCCCTAAAGCAGCCTCACTACCATCAGCCTGCAACATCTGTTGCTGCTGCATCATAGCTGCTTCCTCAGGAGTAGGCTGCTGCATAGCTTGCTGCTCTGCTATAGCTTGCTCTTGTGCAGCAATATTCTGTCTTGCAGAAACCTCTTGCATAACAGCTGCCTGTTCCTCAGGAGTCAGTGCTTCAAAAGCTGCCTTGGCTCTTTCAGCCTCCATCTCTTGCTTTTGTCTCTCCTGCTCATCTGCCAGTTCTGCCATCTGTTTCTCAAAAGAACTTTTACTGATAGGATCGTTGGGTCTCTCTGCAATCTCCTTCTCAAGCTTCTTGGAAATCTCTGCAAAGGTAATATCCTTTTTCTTAGGCAGTCTAAACAGCTGCTTAGTGGCTTCATCAGCCAATATTCTATTGCTATAAACATAATCATTGAAAATGGTCTCACCCTCTTCAACTAAATTTGGAACATTTTCTGAATCAACACCAAGCTGTACTCCTTCATTTGGATTTGACTCATGTGTTCCTCCTGCACTAATAATTGTTAGGCCATCAGAAAAATCCGCTCCATTAGTCTGCAAATCACCTCCAATAGCATAGCTGTTTGGCATAAAGGCAGGAACAGTAGCCATACCAGATAGTTTGTTCTTTAATTCATTCTGACGTCTCTTCTCTGTAAGATAGTCACTCATAAAACCATATTCTATTGCTCCCATATTGGTTGTATCTTCAAGCATATCGAGAGGACCACCATAGGCACTGTAGTTAGCCAGTGCATTGTTCATCTGGTCTTCTGCTAAGTTATTAATGTTATTATCCACACTTCTGAAGGCAAAAGATTTGGCATTATTCAATCTCTCTTGAAGGGCTCTGTTCTTCCTCCTTGCCTTGCTTCCACTAAACCAGCCTCCTTCATAGACCTTCTCTGTAGCCACAGCCTCAGGGCCTTGTACGGCATCAAAAGAACCTGCATTACTTACAAAGCCATTCAATGTATTGATACTATTATTGGCTCTGTTCAAAGCTGCTTGGTTTGTCTTGATGCCAATAGCCCTGTTGGTAAGTCCTTTAAGAAACTGAGAGCCAAAATCAACAGCAGTTCCCAAAAGAGGATTAACCGTTTTTAAGGCATTTCCAACAGTACTTCCAACAGTACCTATAGCATCTCCAGCACCTGACTCATAGCCATCACTGATAAGACTCCCCACAGTTGGAGCCAAAGCTGTGCCTACAGCAGCTGCTGTACTCTTAATATTACCTTTACTAAAAGGATTATCTGCCTTTGAAATTCCAAAGGCATTCTTGGAGTTCATGTATTGCTGGGTAATGTCTTCATCATCAACATAGTTCCAAGGATTAGCTCTCCTGTCTGCTGCTGCCAATCCTCCCCAATCAAACCTATTCTTAAGCATAAATGCCGGTTGGTTCCATTCATTGACTGTATATAACTTATTCTTCTTCATCCTAAGTATATTTTTGTTGCAAAGATAAGTATTAGACTTAGAAATACTTCAAGACTTAAACCCAGTATAAAAAAAGGTAAGGAAACCATTAAGATTTCCCTACCTCGTTCAGTATAGACAAACAATTCTTCACACGTAATATGTCATCACAAAATCATGTACCTCTACTCTTGGAAGATCCTCTTTTTTATTTTTATAGTCCTTTGTTAGCTTGAGGTATATCCAAGGGTTGCGCATCCTGTCCATAGGATGTTTCTTATATCTTGATATATTAAGATCTACATCCCTATCACTAAGGTCTGCATTGTCCCTCGGAATATCACATCTCCATATCCTGAACTTCCTCTTGAGAGAAGCATCATTATTCAGCCGAGGATGATGTATCATAGCAGCATGACCATCCCTGATGTCCAACTGAGCCCAACCTCTCTGATATTCATCCCAAGTCTCCAAGGTATTGAAAGGCAGATAGAACTTCTTGAACACTTCTTCCTGACCAACTGTCTCATGTGTACCATCTCCATCCACTGTAGCCCTGAACTCAAGGTTGGTGAATATCTTGTCTGCTTGAGGTTCTGGATTACCCACAAGAATAGTATGATAAGGTTTGGCTGCATCAAAGAATCGGCAATACCCTCCTTCATTATGGTTATGCAGGATGGTCTTGAAAGTGTCGTTGTTCTTAACATTTCTCAACCATATTCCAGTATCCAGCAGATTACACAGATAGGGAATACCCTCGTAGCTATAGAAGGAGGTAAACACTCCAAACCTTTCAGAATAGGCCAGACACTCCTCCTTACTAATGAACAGCACATCCTGATTCTTCTTGTCATAGTAGGTAACAAAGTCATTGAAACCATCTGGTGTCCAAGTAATATCACCAGCAGCTGTAGGAATACATTGTGCCCATGAGCTGAAGCCAAGGGAAGCAGAGACATTCTGCAACTGTCCATTGAACCTGAAGATACCCTTGTTATGACTATCCAGAAAGTACAGACCTTGAGGAGAGGTAGCTACAGACCACTTGTTAGAACAGCCTATGCTGTTGCTGATATACCTCTTACCCTGCACCTTTTCACTATTGGCTATTTCAACAGGCACTCCTGCTTCAGTGGAAATCTGAGTATTCTCATTATAGAGTATCTGACTGATACCTGTATCTTGCAGACAGATGAGCTGATTATCCCACCTGACAAGCTTATTCACCTGTCCTTTGTCTCCATCAAGCTCCATAGAGGAAGACAGGGTAATATTTGTCCACAGGTCTACATCTGCTCCAGACTGCTTGGCTTTTGACCATACTACCTGATTAGGATACTTGTTACTCTTATAGTAGTCCTCATCCAGTATTCTGTAGGTGAAGAAATTATTCAGCTGAGAGTATACAGGATTTATTAGATTGAAGTTCTGAGGAGTCATGTTCAGATTATTCAGCTGTCCTCTGTTCCTGTCATACCTGCCATCTATATTTACTCTGGTCTCAAGCATAAAGCTGCCAATCTCCACCACCTGATTAATATCCTCAGGAGTGAATGGATAGGTCTTCAGGCAATCCCATCGCTGATAATAGGTATCACCATAAGAGTATTCAAAAGTTTTTTCGGTAAGAGGAGTACCATCTGCATTCACAAGAGATACAGGTTCACCACAAGGAACCCATATATTTTCCTTCAGAGCATCTGATGACCTTCCACCAAACAGAGAGGTATTACCTGCTTGTACATCATCATCATTAAACTCCCTACCTATCTCTATGATAGGAAGCTTGTCTACTACATCCCAAGTTATAGCTGTAGAGTTATTACTATCAAGAATAGCCAAGTGAGAGGTAGATTTGTATTTCATCCTCACTCCTTCTTTCTTGATAACAAGGTCTCTGTAACTCTCACCTACTTCCCTTCTACTTACTTTCCACTCATCATTATCATACTTATAAATGCCATAGTTAGTTGCTTCTTGTCCTTTCGCATAGGTTTTCCATTTTATAGAATCTGTAAAATCAGTATTAATTATATTTGGAGTGATTATGCCATTCTCATCATAATTATTAAAGGCAAAATACATGCCATCAGGATTATCAGGCATAAGCATAGTATCTATATTTCCTTGGTAGATTTTGTCCTTTAGCTTTACAACACTTACCTCATTGCTGAAAAAGAGCTGAATATCCTGAAGAGCACCCATACTACTAGGCATAGCAGACTTAAAGACTGTATCTGTGTATCTTAGATTGGAAATAACCTTTTTCTTCAATACAGCAGAGGCTGTACCTAAATTAGAAGGTCTTACAATATCATTATTTAGAGAGCCTGATTTATTCCAAAGGTAAACCATCCACTTTACTGCACTATGCTCTGGTTCCAAATCTCTGATAGTACCATCATTATCATCTACAATATAATCATCATAAAACAGACCAGAAACAATACCATAGGATTTAGTAGCATCAAAAGACTTAGAGACAACACCAGCACCATTCCTACTGATAGTAGGACTTTCTGTCTGAATGGAAATATCCGATAAAGTGTTTTCAAACTCAACAGTTCCTACCTCCATTCCTTTTAAAGATGAAAAGTCCAAATTGCTCAGCTGAGTGTCAAACTCTACATCGGGTGAGTTCAGAGTGAATAATTCACTTTGAGACTTAAATATATGCTTATCGTTATAATAGCCTTGTATTTCTGTTCTCTTGATGTTGCTGGGGTTATCATTTGCATCCATGTATTCCAAATCTCCTGACACAGGATAAACAGCCCCATTGGAATCCACAGTTTCTGTATTATTAAAGGGTCTGAAGAACCAAGAAGCCTGCCCATGTAGAGATTTTGTAGTGTCTTGCTGTTCAGAAGTATAAAGTGTCTTATTAGCCACACCCTGACAAATAGTACATCTATCCTGTATGTTAGGATATACCACAACAGGTCTTAATTTCACATAGCCTGCTCCTACCAAATCAGCCAAAGGGGTATTATTACCTTCATCATAAATCCTTCCTGATATAACTGGCAAATCAATAGATACAGGAGTATTGCCTGAAGCCTTATGGTAAACGGGTGAAGCTTCTACCTTTATATCTTTAATAAAGATAGGGTCACTCCAGATACCTGTCTTATATTGGAACTGCACACCACATCTGTAATAGTCACCTCTCTTGAAGCCTGCACAGGGAACACTATTACCATGACTGTCAAAGGCTGTCAGCTGACTGGCATATTCGTAGGTTCCTATAGAAACAACAGTAGGATAGATTGTCCTATGGCTGTTAGCAGAGATTGTGATATTATCACTGATTGAAATAGTTTCTATTCTTGGTCTTGTAATAGACAGATTTCCTAAGAACAGAGTATTATCCTTCTGCTCCATAGTCTTTACAGCAACAGTCTCTCCACCCTTATACAGCAGTTCTGTAGGGTCTACAGAATCTCCATTAATGCCTGTATCTATATAGTCAACCCTTGTTCTGCCATCTACCTTAATATCCTGTACCCTCTTGACAATAGGTGTAGCATCTATACTGGTTCTCTGAATAGAATATACCCTGATATAGTCAAAGCGAGTGTCAACATTGACAATAGTAATCTTGAAGGCATTATCTACCTTTTCTTCAGGTGAGGCACCTCTGTCCTTGAAGGAGATATACAACAAGGGAGAGATATAGAAGATATTGCTCTCCTGACTGTATTTGTTGAAGTAGGTAAAGGCATACTGGATAACTCCAGGGGCAAACATACCTGAAGCTCCCAGCATCTTCTGAATGGTAACTCCTTCTTCTAGCTGCAAGGTGCTTACAAAGTCAAATGTTCCGTCATTATAGCCTCCATCAGGAATAGTAGCTGCTATGTTGATGAGTCTTGGCTGGTTCTTATTGTCAGTCCAGTAGACTTTCTGCACCTGCTCTGACTCATAGGATACTAAGGTCTCAAGAGGATAGTTGGGGTCTAAATCCATATGTCCTTCAAACAGCAGCTTTCCCTCCATAATCCTACCTGATTCATTACTTGAACCGGTATAATTCAAGCAATAAATGTAGTCTTTTTCCGTAACTAAAGTACCCTGTTGGTTATAGTAATAAGTTGTTGTAAAGATAACCAAGGTGTTATTCAGGATAGCTGTTCCCAAAGCATGACCTTGAATACCTGCATTAGCTATATTTGTTATCCTGCTGTTATACTGTTCTTCTGTCTCACCCACTGCTTGTGGATGATATACTTTGATACTATCCAGATTAAGCTGAACAGTAATAGGAGCAGTACCCTTCTCATTAACCCATGACATCATGGTGTTGCCCTCATTGGTAGAGAGCCTGAGGTTCATATTCTCAAAGGCAAACTCAGGATTGAAAGCAGAGACACTCAGGTCTCTGTTCATTCCTTTAGTCTTCCAACTCATCAGTTTCTTTGCCATAGTCTATCCTCCTTTAGTGCTTGTAAATATACTCCCTGTCACCAAGATGCTTGAAGTGACTATCAAAGGCCTTCATACTTGGAAGTATTGAAGTTACATAGTTTTGTATTGATTGCATTTCTGAGTAGCTGGGTATCTGGAACTCACTTTGAAGTTGCCCACTAAGCCAGCTGTAATCTGTCTGTGCATTCTGAAGAACTCCTGCCGAGATTTTACCTTGGTCAAACATGACTGTAAACACCTGCTTCTTAATATAAGCTTCCAGACAAGCCAGATAATTCTCATTGTCTATCAGCAAAGGAAAACCATCTTCATCCACAGGAATAGCCTTATAGGCAATCTTGATTTTACCTTCAGGAAAAGAAGTGAAGATAACCCTGCCTTGTGTCTTGAAGGAAGCTTCTCCATGACCAGAGGCCATAGGAGGAATATAAGGCATGTGAGGATGGGGGTGTGAGGGAGAGGGAGGGGGAGGTACTAAACCTGGAGTAAAAGTATCAGTCATACTCCTTAGGCAAATACCACTACAATCATCCTTCACCTGAACAATACTAATAAGGTCACAGGGGAGCAGTCCTCTAAACTCATGTATATCTACATCTGTCTCCTTGTCTTTGTAGAGCTTGGAGTACCCATGAATAGATACGAATCTCAGAGTATATCTGACTACTTGCTCCAAAGTCAGACTGGAGAGCATAGGATGATCATGAAGGTTATCAAGAACTCTCCTTATATTTGTATATCTTATCTCCTTTACCATAGTGTATCTGTTTTACCATTAATGATGTTATCCTTGAGTCTTTTCTTTATTTTCTGATGTAGCCTGAACTGATAGAAAATCTTATTCTCATAGGTGGCATTTTCTTTGCAATACCTGACATGATAGACCATAGGACTTTCATATCTAATCAGAGTATGTTTTGCTTTCTCTTCCTCATCCTCTGCCCAGAGCTTATTAGTACTTCCCCAGTCTATTGGATAGGTATTTTTTAGCTTACCATTTACAAAACTCACTCCTTTAGGATACTTTCTCAGCTCCAAGCTGCCCATCTGTTCTGGAAAAACTACAGTCTCTCCATTTATGATATTTTCTGCCAGTAGCTTGTTAATGCTCCTGATAATAGTATAGAACTCATGTTCCTTCAGTGGCCTTCCTATATTAAACCAGCCATGTTTCCTAATGGCTTTGTATATGTCATACACACCGATAGAATTGGTAATCTTATAATTGCGTACTGTTGCTGCCATTATCTCTGCTGATTAACTTTGGATAAGTCGTCTGAACTGTTGTTCCTCTCATCTTTGGGCTGGTATTTTACCCCGCTAAGCTCCTTGACTACCAGTTCAATCAGAGGAGGCACAAGGTAATCCCTAATAGGAAATTCCATATCTAAAACATCACAGCTTTCAGACTCTCCTTCACTGTCACACAAAAGCTCAGCTGCTTCGTCTATATCTTCAAAGATGGCACTCATACGCAACTTCTTTAGATAGAGGAACTGAGGATTTGAGCTATTCAGATAGAGGTGGAGGTCAGGACCAATAGAAGTATAGATAATATTCTGTAGATAAGGATTAGTACCTACATATCTCATTCTATCCCTTGATACATAGCTGATGTTGATTCCCTGATAGTAATCCAGAGGATATACTCTTGGCTGAGTACCTTCCAACACCTTGGGTATCTTCTGGGTAGTTCTCAGATAATATCCTCCTGTGCAGGGCTCTCCATCCATAGCAGCTACCTTCTCCAAGTCCAGGCATATCTGCTGGTACTCAAACTCTGAAGCTACCTCCTGACTGCCTTTCTCTTTATCCTGCTCCTTCTTAATGAGGAAGCTACGGTACTTCTTCAGCAGGAATATAACATGTTCCTCAGTTACCCAAGAATCATCTGATGTTGCTGCTTTGGATAAATCTAGACAACTATATACTAATTCACTTATCTTCATAATTATATATTTTTATGGCTCAAAGGTACTACTTTATAGCATACCTCTGAGCCACATTAAAGAAACTATTTACCGTGTTAAGGATGATTGTTAGTCCTCTTCTTTGGTAATAATAATATCTGAATCACTGGAACCATCAGCAAGCATGGTCTTCAATACTTCTGTATCCTCAAGGGTCTTGACTCTCTGACCTATTTCAGTCATTGCACCTAAATGTAGTTTACTCATCTTCAAATAATCAGGATAAGGAATTAAACATGAACTGCCCCAAAGACAGTCTAAAGCTCTTTCTATCAGAAGATAGTCTTCTCTGCTCAGTAACCCTCTGTAGTCATGAAACACAAAGTCTCTGTAGAATATCAGCAACAGCAGCTTCTGTGCATGACTATGAGACATATATCCCTTCAGCTCTAAAGCATGATAGTAGTTACCAAGGGCATTATACAACAGTTCATCCATGACATCCACAGGGTTTAGTGATTATACCAGATGAACTATTATAAGCACCATAAGGCTGACCAGAAGAATCCCTGCCAAACAGCATGTTGTAGTACTTGACAGCAGGAATATAGTGTTCTGTCTCTATGCTGGCCTTGAAGGCATTCCACAGCAGAATGAAATCTGTAAATTCTACTGGTATCTGACAGTCATTGGCCAGACTCTTGGTAAACTGCATCACTCTCTGATAAAGCAGGTTCTCATCGAAGGTCACTCCAAGGGTAATCTCTTCATCAAGCCTACAAGGGGTACATGCATCAGGTGTTCCTTTTACCTTGACATACACAAAGAACAAGTCATGGCTGAAATCATTGCCAGCAAACTGCTCATTGAAGTCTACAGGCTGAAGTACCAAAGCAGCTTCTTTGGTATTGCCATCAAAGGTCTTCTGATAAATATAATCTGTACTTGGAACAGTGGGACTAGTCTCAGACACCTTATCAGCAGAGACAATAGTCAGACTGTCCAGATAGATATTATCAAAGTAGCTGGCTGTATTCACATGTATATTGATGTACATGCGCTTGCCATCATCTGAAATCCTAAGTTGGTCAAATATAATCATCTGTACCTCCTTTCTTTAGTTTACTTCTATAACAAAGCTGCCACCATAGCTGTTCTCACTTTTAAGTACAAAAAAGAGGACTCCATCTATTGTGATTGTACCTGTGTTGGCAGGAATATAGTAGTTATTCATGCTGAGCTTAGGCAGTCTCTCTGACTTACTGAGGACATATATATGCCCTGAGGCATTGGTGAAGGAAATAGTAAATCCCTTTTTGACACTTTCATACAAATTGACAGGAAGCAGGACATCCTCAGCAGTCTCACCTATACCTATATATACATTGGTATAAGGCTCATTGATTTCTGCATTCTCCAAATGCAGAACTGCATCATCACCTGTATAGGCAGTAGATTCATCATTCATTACCTTCTGAGGCTTCCACTTTCCATCAAATATGTAGAAGGCAAAACCACCATCAACAGGCCTTGCCCACATCATGTTTCTGCGGGGAGGTTCTTCCTTACCATACCATATAGAACTTAATACTCCCATAGACAACTGCTGTTTTTATTCCAAACTTGCTATCTGCTCATCTACATAGGCCTTCAGACCATAGAGAGACATAGTGGTAGATTTATCCTTGCTGCTGCCAATAAGCTTCTTCTTGGCTGCTTCAGCTGCTCCTGCCTCTTCATAGGCCACCTCAGACTCTGCATTGCCAGCAGAGAGCTTCAGCTTTTTCCAAGAGCCATCAGGTACATACAGGGCATAGCCATCTTTTTCAGGCTTAAGCCACAAGGCATCCTTCATGTTAGGAGCATCATTAGACAAAACGACTTTTAGTACTTTCATATCTTATCATTCTTTTAGTTAATAAAAAGGGGAAAGGGATTAGAAAGTCCCTCTCCCCATAGTTAGATAACCCAAACCTACCTTTAGGCAATACCTGCAATGGTAAGGCCAGTAGCAGCCTCAAAGGCATCAATGAAGTCATTCAGAGCTGCCTTGCCTGCTGTAGTAGCAGGAGCTACAATGGTAATCTCCTTCTCAGTGCGGTAGCTGTTGACACCAGTGTCAGTGAAGGCATAGTGCAGCTCAAGCACATGATACTGCTGAGTGGGGTCTACCAGATACTTGGTGGGAATGACATTAGGCCATCCTACATTCCTGTACTGGTCACCACGCTCACCCATGCAGAACCACTCAAGGTCTGCAATCTGCTGACCATTACCTACTGCATTAGTACCTACAACAGCAGCACTCTTGGCAGGAGTAGCATCAGTCACAGTACCCCAAACCACATCATCACCACCAGTGTAGATGGTAGAGCAGAAAACATCAAACATAATCCTGCGAGCCTTCTTGGTACCAAGTGCCCACTCCTGGGGAACCTCCTCAATCACAATAGCATCAGCAGTGGTAGCAGTAGTAGCATTGGGCTTCCAAGAGAACTTCAGGTAAGGATTAGAAGTCTTGGTTGCACCTGGCTCACGGCTGAAAGCAGCATTAAGTGAGTTGACCATTGCCTTGTAGAAGTCACTGGCACTCATGCTGGCAGTAGCATGAACAGCTGCATCCTTGAAGTACTGAGAAGCATCACCACTGGAGAAGAAGTTCCTGAAGTTAATGCTCAGAACATAGTCCTGACCACTTACAGGGGCACCACTGTTGATAGTGGGGTCAAGGGTAATCTCAATCTTCTTCATCACAGTAACCATGTCTGAAGCAGGAACTGCCTTGACATAGCCAATGTTGTGAATCTGAATGAAGTCACTGGCGAGAACACTCTCAGCACCCTTGTAGTTGAACATCACTTCCTTACCACGAATGTCATCAATAGACTTAATGGCACCAATAGTACCAACAGCCGATGCATTAGTCACTGAGGCATTATAACCACTGATTACATACAACTGATGGACTTGATTTACTGAAAAATTAGCCATAATATTAAAACATTTAAGTTAAACATTGCCTGATGGTATGGCCTACCCTGTCAGACGTTATCTATTCTCACTATTATTATTGTTTCTTATATATCCCCTGCTTTGAAGAGCCATTTCAACAGCTCTCTCAAGTATTCTCTGGTGCAATCCCTCATGTACCTTACAGGTATTGGCAGTACTCACACCTTCTATGGATACTCCATCAGGAAGGTCACCCAACACAATAGGTTCAAGTTTCATAAGATACCTCACATAGTAGGAAGTGACGGTAAACTTGCTGATAATCTCTACCATATTGTCAGGCAAGTCAAGTCTCAATGACCTCCTGTTGTTGGCTCCCCTAAAAGGATTCTTCCTAATTCTGTGGTACTCATCCTGTGTGACAGGCACAACTTCCATTGAAGTTTCTTCCCCACACTTGCTATCAGAGACACTCACACTTTCATAGGTAATGAACCAAAGGTTTTCTGGAAGAGTGAAGAATCTGGTCTTCTTGGTTTTATCTATACCAATAGGAGTACCTGAGGTATTAGTCTCTGGGATGAGAGACACTTCCCTGATAAGGTTAGACAGGTATCTTCTCAGCTCCTCAGTCTCTTCAAAGCTTTGAAGAGAAGAGTTTTTGCCATTATACAACGAGAGAACTATTTCCTCCTGTGCTTTGGTAAGATAGAGGGATTTCTCGTACTCATCAAATTCTATGGTATCAGGGGCTTCTTTGTCATCAAAGTCCCTGAACCTCCTGTAAGAATTTACAAGAATGTCAAACTGATTTGAAAATTCCTCATTCTTCATAAGCTACCTATGCATTATTGTCTGCCCTTGCTACTCTCTGGCCTCCTCTGGTAGAGATAGCCAGCTCAACAGCTCTTTGCAGTATCTCTGGGTGCAGGATAGGATTCAACTCACAATCCTGTGCCTTGGTAAAACCATCAATCTCAAGTCCATCAGGAAGGTCAGCAACAATGATGGGACATGGCCTGCGCACATACCTGATGACATATTTCTCTATGCTCTCATTGGCTGTGAGATTGAAGATAGGTATCAGCTCTGACTTAATGTCAAAGCCAGTACTGTTATTCTGAAACATCCTCCACGCCTGCTTCTTCTTGGGTTGTGCATAAGGCTTGGACATCTCTCTGTCATACTCCTTATAGTTAAGAGGCACAACCACATAGTCCTTACTATAGGAACCACTCTCTCCAACAGGCTTCTCTGTCACCAGCTTCTCATTGAGAATGAACAGCACATCAGTAGTACCTGCTTCCTCTACCCATACTGTCTGGCCTTCCTGCTCTACAGGATGCTTTCTGGGAGGCATCTGATAGATAATACCCCTATCATCAAAAGGCATGGCATCTTCACCAGTATAGGGTTGGAGACTGGCTACCTTGATAAGGGAGCTGAAGTCTACTTGTCTCTCTGTAGTGTCATCAAAACCATCACCTGTAGAGTTCTTCTTCCTATCAAAGAAACTCTTGACTACTATATCTTGTGCCTGAGTGAGGAACACTGACTTCTCATATTCATCCAAAACCACTTCTGCCCTGGAAGCCTGTTCTCCAAAGTCAGCTTGTGTATTGTACGAATTTAAAAGGGTGTCAAAGGCATCTGAAAACTCTTGTATCTTCATAGCTATTTATTTTTATTAGTTATTACTCGCTCCTCTGGCCTGCTTGTATCACTGACTGAAGATTATCCTGACCTGTAGTTGTCCAAGCTACCTTGGCAAGTTCTACTGCTCTCTGAAGTATCTCCTCATGAAGAATGGGGTCTAACTCACACTCAGATTGCCCGCTTTTACCATTGATAGTTAATCCATCCAGATTAGAGACAATAATTGGATTTGGCCTTCTGATATATCTCAGGGTGTAGTTTTGAATTACATCTCCAGGGCCTACAACCAAATCTGCCTTATTGGATACTTGGTTGTTGATAAGTCTCCATGCCTGATACTTCAAAGGTCTCTTATAGGGCTTACTCATCAACCTGTCATACTCCTCAAAAGATATAGGCTTTACAGTCAAAATCACATCTCTTCCACCTCTGAGAACTTCCACACGCTCATTGATAATCATCATGACATTGGAAGGAAGAGTGGCACATTTGGATTCATCTCTGTTGTCATAAAGAGGAGTGCCAAATCCAGTAACTTGTGAGTCAGATACTCTGATATAATGGTCAGCAATAGGATCACCATTTTCATCATAGGCTTGCGCATACTGATAGGTAGTAGTTGCATCACTGCCTGAAGTTCTGGTATAGGTAGCATTACCATCTTTATCAGTAACATCGCTATCTGTAGCATAAGTATAGACAATATTCTGAACAGAGGATATAGAAGTAAGCATGGAAAAGTCTATCTGCCTCTTCTGATTACCATCAAAGCCTTCCCCAAGCTTATTAGACTTGGGATTGAAATAGTTTTTAAGTATTTCGTCCTGTGCTTTTGTTAAGAAGATACTCTTCTCATAAGCATTCAGACCTGGAGCCTGATTTGAAGTAATATTGTTGTATAAAACCTCAAACGCATCATCAAATTCCTGTGCAGTCATATCTCTATACTTTTATGTTTAAAGGGAAGGGAGTTACCTCCCCACCCTGTTGATTATTCTAACTCTTTAACCTTGCCTCCAAAGAGTATTTCAACTCTTGACGCTTGATGTTGGTAACATACTTGGCGGCATTATTCAGTGTGCTGTCTTCACCATTGTCACACATAGGCTGACCCTCATAATAATAGAGGTCATTCCTGCGAGTGATAAGACCTGCCTCTACAGACTTCTTAATGAGTACCTTGGCAGGAAGCAGAGCATCCTTGATGATAGAAATAAACCTGCGAGGGTCTTTCTCAATCTCATCCATAGTCTTTGCCTGAAGGAAGTCAAGCTTAGTCATGCTGCCAACAGGTCTGCCTGTAATGATTTCAAGAATGGTACGGAGGGTATCTGAATCCTCACTAATCTTACCATACTGAATATAGCCTTCACGCTTGGCATCATTCTTACTGAGATTCATCTGGGTCTCTGCATTCTCACTGACAATGACAAACTGATAGGTAGCCTTTGGTCTTTCCTCCAACTCTTGAAGGCTTGGACAGATGTAGTCCTTATTCATCAGCAACACCTTATACTTGATGTAGTCAATTGGATCACTGAGGTCAAGGTAATTATTCTGCTTATGCAGAGTTACAGTACCAAAGCCATGTTCATTGGAATCATCCCAATAGTTATTCACTCTGTTGTAGATACTCAATGCTCCAGGCTCCAGATGCATAATATGCTCAAAGAACTTCATTTCATTGTCTGTAAGCACATTTACATACTGCCCATTACGAAGTCTTGGTACTACATAAGTCTTGGTAGAGCCCTCTGCCATACCACCACTCAGTATATGTCCTTTTGTATGAACCAAGGCATTGGGACTTGCCACAAACTTCACTATCACTGTCTCTTTCCTCAGAGGATTAATCAGCTCACTTGCTGATGTCTCTTTCCTTATAGCAGGTCTCTGGTATACAGGTTCCTGCACAGGCATCTGAGGTACTGCCTTCTGCTGCTCTGCCGGAGTGGTATCTATCTTGATATTCTCCAAGTTTGGCATCTCTTCTTCTACTCTTTCTTTCTTTGCCATTTTTAGCTTCTCCTTTTATAACTCTTAATTCTAAATTTTAAAAAGATGGGCAGGAGAGGAACTTAATCCCCTCACTGCCTTTTCTCTAGTAATTATCCCTGAAGAATATCGGGAATAAAGCTTACAGTCCTTGTGGGGTCAAGCACACATACACCAGTCGTAGTGAACTTGTGGATGGTGGCACTATCCTCATCATGACTCATGAACTCATTACCCATCTTACCAGTGAAGGGATTACGGAAGCCCCACTCATAAGAGGTCATATCACCTTCCTGACCCTTGACAGCCACCTTGAAAATGTTGGGCTGGTCCATAGTACCAATGTCAAAGATGTCATACCTACGGCTCATGGCAGGACCTCCCTGATACATGATCTTATTACGCACAGGATCATCATACATGGGGTCAACATCAATCTTTACATAAGCACCATTGGGAGCCACAAATTCTGTTACCTGAGGAACAGTCATCTTGTAGGCACCACCATTGGGATTCATCTTTGAGGTAGTCTTAGTCAATACACCCAGAGCATTGGCATCATACTCATAGCTGATGGGACTCCAACCTGAACCCTCACGGAGAGCTGCCTCAGAGAACTGGATAGCACCAAGCTCACCAGTCTTCACCAAGAACCTACGCTCTGTAAAGTCAAGGTTAGCACGGCTGATGTTGTACAGACAGGTCATAAACCTCTTCAGAGAGAAGGTGTTGTAGAACTCTGTGTTACCTGCTTCCATCTGCTGGAACAGACCTGCACCCATACGAATAACCTCACCAGACTTACCAATGTCAAGATACTCACCATTGCCATTACGGTTACTGCGGGCAAAAGCAAGTGCCTTGTTCTTGGCTGCATTCCACTGCTGCTCAAGTACCCACTGCTCATAGTGCATCCACATGTCATAGTTCTTGACAGTGTATCGACCATTAGTCTCTACCTCTACAGGAATACCAAAGGCAATCTTCTTGTTGATAAGAGCACCAGAAACCTTATGCTGCATACGGATAGAGGTGAACTCATTACGCATAGCAACAGGGCTTGAGAAGGTGATGTCATCAACCTTACGGGAGAACTCACGCTCAACAGGAGCAAAGTCCTTAGAGAACCTCTTACCAGGCTGAAGCTGCTCAGCAGGCATGCCACCTACAACACTGCCCCAAACCTGTACCTTGTAGCGAATGTTAGTACCTTCACGATAGCCATCACCCAGAATGCGGAGAGGATAGATTTCATTCAGTTCACCTACAATCAGTGCACCATCTGCAAACAAATCCTCATCGAAGATAACATAGAAAGGTTCACCATTGGCTCCTACATTAGCTGCATCTGCTGCAACAACAGTGCCATCAAGAGTCCTGGCCTCTACAAGAGGAAGATTCTTAACCATAGAGCCAATAACAGGCCATGTGTACTCCTCATCACTCTCAAACGTCTTGGTTTGGAACTGTGAGAGGAAGGTGTCCAGAGTCTTACCCTTATGGAAAGCAAGCAACTGTACCATCAGGTTTGTAGCCATCTCAGGCTTCCTCAGGAAGATACCTCCGAGGTGATTCAGCTTACTGGTCTTTCCCCAGCTGTCAAACTCCAAACTTTGAAATTTACCTAATTTACCCATTTAAATAACATGTTAAACATTAAAAACAATCTCTTTCCTATACTCAAAAGTTTTACCCCCTGAGTTATTTCTAATGTCTAAAGGGCAAGTCTAAATCCACCATCAAGGAAGGACTCTGGGTCTGATTTCCTGCTGCCAACCATGTTAAGACTGCCATCGGAATTTCTCCTTGTGTTCTGGAGGGTTTGTTCTAACTCCCTTAGACCTTTTCTCATTTCTTTCTTAACCTCAGCCTTGGCAAAGGACTTGAAGTCCTTAAAACCGTCAGTCAAGGTGTAGAAGAGACCTGCAAACTTCAAGAACTCACCTGGGTGCTCTGCTTCAAACTTCTGAATGGCTGTCAGATACTCGCCTGTATCAGGGTCTTTGTAGATAGGTCTGGAGATATTCTCATACACTTTCTTGCGAATGTCTTTGGAAATCTCCATGTCTCCCATCAGGTTCTTGTCCTCAAGGAGAGACTGCTTCAGCTTTTCTTCCTGCTTCTGCTTCTCTGCCTTAGCCTTCTCTGCATCTTTCTGAGCTTGCTTCAGCACTTCATCATACTGCTCCTGGTAGTACTCCTTATTACTCTGGAGTGCTTCCTTTGCATCTTCTACATCAGTGCCATTGTCAATTGCACGCTGGGTTAGCTGCTCTGCCTTTGCAGACTTATAGCCTTTGTTAAGGAAATCCTGTAAGATAATCCTCTGCCTAAGCTGCTCACCCTTCTCACTCTCATCAGTAAGCTGTGCATCTGTGATTTTGTTGAGGAAGTCAAGGGTAACTTCATAGCGTTGGATATTGTTTGGCTCTACACCATTCTCCAAGGCTTTTGAAATCCTTTTCTGTCGCTCATCAAGACGGGCATTAACCTCAGCATCAATAGCTTCACTCAGACTCTCTGCATCTGTTACTTTGCCTATAGTCTCCTCATCAAGGTTAGGGAAGATACCATCCACTGCCAAGGCATTGGCAATGGAAGAGTAGAAGTTTTTCGGAGAAGTGCCATTGTCTTCACTAGTGGTGGCATTTCCCTTTTCCTCATTATGCTCTTCACTACCTACGCTCTCTGGCTGCTTTGTACCTTCATCCTCAAAAAGATCTTCAGGGGTTACAACCTCAGTAGTCTTATTTGTCTCAGTATTTTTCTCTGCTGGCTTCTCCTCACCAGCTACTTCTGTAGTCTCTTCTACAGTAGTTTCATCAGAAGTACCAAAGAGATCATCAATCTCTGGGCCTCCATAGATGTTGTCTAAACCTAATGCTTCCATTGTTATCCTTCTCTTTTAATTCTACTTAAAGTTTCTACAATCTTCTGGCACAAAAGTACATATTTATTCATGCCTATCATACTAACTTATTCTACACATAAGCATTAATAAAAAGGGCACTAAGAATAGTACCCTTTATCATGCTTATCAGCATATCCTGACAATAAAATTTACTGCCTTTACCAACGTTTCTTTCCAGGATAGTTCTTCTCAAAGTAGTCATCCTTCTCCATACCGGAAGCACCACTTTCTGCATTCTTCACATCTCCCTGATAAAGTATCATCTTTTCTTCCCTATAGAGCATCAATTGTACTAAGGCCATCACTCTATCAAAGTTGCCATATTGGTTCCACTGAATTAACTCCTTTATCAAGGCTCTACACCTTATATTATATAGGTTAGGTACAGTAACCTCAATCTCATTTCCTTCTACATCATGTTCTATGTGAATAACTGGTTTCAGCAACCAGTCTCTTATCATTCTAAAACCTGCTTTGATGATGGGTGTAGTAGCCCTGACTCCTTTCGACTTGTTGCCATAACCAATAGAAGTAATAAGCTGTTTATCTCTTAGATACTCTGGAGTATCTGCCAACATATAGGTACAGTTTCTCATGCTGAAATAACTGAAGATACCCTTCAAGTTATTTTCATAGAGACCTTTCATATTATAAAATAAGCACAGCAGTCTTACCTTTTCATAGAGCTCATTGGCAAATGAGGGTCTTCCTGTAAACTCTGCCACAAGCCTGTCTGTCCAGAAATCCATTACAAATAGGCTTCCCAGAGACATAGTGCCTGATTCATCATCATCAAAGGGGTCACAATTATGGGTAGGTATCCAATTACACATAAAAGTATGGGTGAAACACTCAAAGTTGTACACATATCCAACATATTCTTCTGTTTCAACAGATGCTACTTTAAAGTATATGTATTCCAAATCATCACTGAACCAAACTCTATTAATTCTTTTCTCTTCCTCTATACTATTTAAACTAAAGCGTTTTAACTTCAAATCATTAGTATCCCACTCACATATTTTTGCTGTATCTATTTTGGATATTCTCAAATGATATTTATCTTTAACCCCTACGACATCATTTCCTGCTATACTTTTTTGAACATATTTTTTCATTTGGCTGACCCCACCGATAATACCTAATGAGAAAAGTATATCCTGCATATCACACAATAATTTCAGACTGACACTCACAAATTCTGCCTGATTATTGGTGATACTACCATCGGAGGCAAGATAGCCAAGTATTAATTGTTTTTTCAAATGATGCGGAATCCTTTTCATCCACTCAGGTAGACTTTTGTTCTCCGCCCCTCTGCCTATATATTTAGCTATAAAGTCCCATAAAACTTTACTACCAAAGCAAAATTCTACACAGCCAGGATTCGTTTTAACCAGTGTAAACTTACGGTTAAACACTTCTTTTACTATCTGCTCTGCCTTTTCTATATAGTATTCTTCCTTTTGATTGAACACAATGTGAACAGATTTCCCGTCACAAGATACCCAACCGTCACCAATAATAAGACCAAGCAACCACCAAAACCCTTCTTTAGATAGGGGATTTTCTATTTTCTTATCTATCCTATTGTTATCCTCCCAATAGCACATATAAGGATAAGTCCTTCTGTAAATATTTGGAGACTTGACCACATCTCCTGCTTTTAAATCTTTTACTTTCTTAAAGACAAAATCATAGGAATAATATCTTTCAGGAAGTCCTTCTCTCCTGCATACGTCTATACTCCTATAATGCTTTTCTGGAGTACAGCAATATATAGGATGTTCTTCACTAAATACAGTTGGACTATATACATTAAACAGTTTTACTTTATACACAGGATTTTCGTTGTAATACTTCTGAAGGTTAAGTATTCCCACCTCATTTCCTTCTATATCTATCAAACTATCCTGAAGGGTAATAGTTTCTACAGGCTTCAGACCCTCACTCGTATTAATTTTTTCACCTTCCTTCAAACAGCCAAAACCATACCTGTCATAAGGTACTTTACCTTCACTATTCTTCTGGGGCATCTCATAGATTTCCAAGGCTCCCAACACCTTATTATCTTTAGTAGGAAACTCCCTGATAGGTATATCTCCTGTAGGCTGAAACTCTACAGTACCATCTTTTTGCTGTACTAATTCTCCTACATACACATCACTATATTCATCTGGGTTATTATCTATTTGATTTAATCTGTTATTCAACTCTGTAACAGGGAATACATTTCCCTGACTTCTGATGATAGCCTCTTGTGGAGTGATGGGGTATTGGGAGATACGCTTGGTAATAGCATTAATGTCTGTACTGCCATACTTCACCTTATATCTATCCATGAGTATCATAAACAATGCCTTGGTAATATCACTATTACCATTCTCATCTATACAACTATCATCATAGTTCATGTAGACTGGATAGAAAAAACAGCATTGTTTCCTACCTTGACCTTCTTTATCAAAGACATTCTCCAGACCATAAAGGTTGTAGCCGTCAGGAGAATAGAACATTTCTGCAAAGGCTGTAAAATCTGATTGCTCATTACCTGCGGTTCCATAAAGTAATATCTCACCAAACACAGAAGAACCTTGCTCTACAGAAGGTCTGATAAGTCCATATAGGTCATTAAGGTCTTTGAAGATACCTGCCTCTTCGATGATATATAAGACACCACGAGAACCATTCAGTTTGTCCTGATTGACACCTGAAATAATTCCCTGCACAGAATTCTTACTACCATATGCTACATCACTGCCTGACTTCTTATAGCCCATCTGCCATGTGAGTTCCTGTAAACTGCTTTTAAGCCTCCTTGAAGCAAACTGGGTATTCTTGGCTGCAAAGTCTATATTATCAATAAATACTGAAAGAATCTGATTTACACCAATTAATTTTGTCTTATCAGCAGCAGTAACCAGACATTGTATATCTGTCTTATTGTTTTCAAATTCACCAATAATAAATCTCTTTGCAAGCATTCCTCCACCAACAGTGGTTTTACCCTTACCACGCGAAGCAAGATAGGCTGCATGGTGCTTTCTCTGCCTTGCCTGAAGAATATAGTGGGTAGATAGAAACTGACCATCCCAGAACTTAGGATGCTTGGTGGTACGCATCTCCAAGCCATCATCTCTCTTCTCAACAAGATGCATAGGACAATAATTGAGTGTCCAGTAATAGTCTCCTGTTACCCACATGCCTGTATCTGGATTAACATATCCTTCCCAACCCCTTCTTCTTTCTTCTCTAATCCACTTACCAAACTCACTGTTGGGATTAGCATTAGGCTTTATATGAGTATACTGACCATTGTTTTCTTCCCATTCCAAAGCTGTCTGTCTGAAATAGTCTGAACCATCCAGTATAGGAGGCTTTGTAACATCTATAATGGCCCTTCCATAAGTATCCCTTGGTAACTCTGATACCATCGGTCTGTTAGGAGAAACCATCCACTTAATAAATGGCACGTTATTTACATAGTCCCAGAACTGTTCTTGTACCTCCTCAGGGCTGTCCTTAAACATAACAGTCTTCTCATCTGGTGTATCTCTATCAACCACCACAGACAGCTTCTCCAATGGTGTCTGACATTTATTCCATATTACATTATCCATAACAATCTTCTACTCTTTATAGGTGCAAAAATAAAAAAGGCTTACCACATAGGCAAGCCTCTTAAAATATCACTAAGACAAGATAATCAATCCAGTCCTATATCTCCTAATGTCAGTTCCTGAGCACCTCTTGCCTTTCCAGAGTCTTCTTCCAACTCTGCTTCTACTTTCTTCTGAAGTGTTTGAAGAGAATTAACTATACCTTCCACATTCTTCAATGCAGCTGTCACAGAGGAAATCTGATACAAAGGTCTACCCTTGTCATCAGTTTTATCTAGTATGCCAGGGTCACTAAGGAACTTACTGACTGTATCCGCAGCCTTTAAGGAGGCCTCCAATAGTTTCTGTGAAGGAGTAATAGTTAGTTTCCTATATATCTGCATAGCCTCTAACAGCAACTCTGATGGCCTGAAATCAGCAGGTAGTCCTTCCTGTTCTATAACAGCCTTGGCCCTTTCCTCAGGGTCAAGGATATAGGAGTAGGAAGAGGCAGGACTAATAGTAAAGTACAGAAATGCCATCTGTCTCCAGAAATTCTCTTTTCTTTCTGAACGATCTTGGTGGAGGAGCCTCCTAATGGGTCTCACCAAGAATGCCTCATCAGCAAGTTTAATCTGAAAATCTTCATATTTAATTAGTTTCATAATCTTAAAATTAAAAAGACCTGAGCCATTATAGCCCAGGCCCCTTCTCCTAAAAACAATCCTTCTACTTACTATTAATTCAATACAATACCTTTTTTCTCTGGAGTAATAATTGGGTTCTTCTTACCCTGAACCTCTTCACCTTCAAATGAGAACACAATATCCTGCTGGTCAATGTAAAGGCATTCCTGCTTACTGCCATCCTCCTTGGTAAGCTCCATCTTAGGAAACTGAAATCCCTTGATTTTCTGCATCCCCATATCATTCTTGATGGAGTTTTTATCATACTGCATGACTGCAAAGTGCATCATGTTGAGCATGATTTTATCACCTACCTTAATATCCCTGACCATAGGACCAACCTCAAGTACAGTCTGGTACTCTTTCATGTCTCCCTTCTTGTTTTCAATGATGCCATGCTCATTATACATGTCCTCACTGTAAACCTCACCTGTCACTAGCATTCTTGTAGCAACCGGATTAATCTTTGTTATTTTCAGCATTGTCTTTCTTTTTATATTTGTTACCTTTATAATTCTTATAGTGTATCTCAAAATGTTTCTTCATGCCATGATACCTGTCCAAGGTTACATTCAGTTTGCCTAATGAGGGCAGGTTAATATTAGGCTGAAGATTTACAAACTGTTCATCGGTCAGATCTTCTTTTAGTGGAAGAGATTTAATATGTTCCCTTATTATTTTCCAATATGCTTTGTAAGTCTTGTCCACCAATCTTGAAGATAGGCCAATCTCAGCAGCAACTGTAGATATAATCTCTTCATAACTCATGCCTGATTGTTTTCCTTGAATAGAATGGTTAGTTTGAATACTCCTTCTTCCTTGAGATTTGGAATCAGTCTGGGATTAATATGACCATTGATGACTCCCTTTTTCTTGAGAGAACTCATAACCACGTAGAAATGTGACTTAGTAATCTTACACTCCTCGACTACCTTATCAAGAGTGTTGCCACTCATAGTCATAGTATCAAGAATGGAGGGGTCTTTGATAATCTTACTCAGTTCCCATCTCTGTCTAAGCAAGCTTGCCACTACATCAGTTTCCCTTTCTGTAAGAGGGATGAAAGGCCTGAGAAAGACACACCACCATTTGAAGAAATCCAGGGTATTGGCTACAGGAACAGTAAAAGCATTGTTAGGCTTATACAATTCCTTCAGCTTCTTGACTTCATCATTTACCTGCTGTCTTGGAACAGCATCCATATTACTCTCCATATTAATCCTCTTTAGGTGTTTCTTCCTTCTTCTCCTCTTGAGGAATAGTCAGAGACTCTTGAATCTCAGCGATACACTCCTCCACAAAATCCTTGGCAAAGCAGACATAATCTGAAAGAGGGCTTTTATGAGCAATCTCTACTACCTTGAACAGATACTCCATTCTCTTATTTTGTAGCATAAAGCTCATTTCTTGAAGCTGTTTGTGCATCTGCTGAATATACTTGTTCTGCTGTTGAAGCTGCTGAGACATTTCTGCACAAGCCTGATTTAGCTGCCCATAGCTTAATTTCTGAGGCTGGTCAGTATCCTTTACCACCTCCATCTCCACTTCCTTACTTCCAATCTTCTTCTCCATAATCCTTAATATTTAAAATGTTTGAACAAAAATAATCTTAATTCTTCCAATCTGTTCTGTTTGACAAGGGTGTCAAAGAATAACACTATTGAATCAGCCTTACTATAACCACCTGGGAAATGAGGATATATACCTCTGAGAACCTCTCGCCATTTAGGACTGTCTGAAACCTTATCCATCAATTCCTTTAAGGACAGTTTAAAGAAATAGGTCTTTTTAGGATTATCCTCCTTGACAGTAAACTTATGACCATACCTCCTTTCATATCTTTGTTCCCACTCTTCGACAGGTGCTTCCAGAATATCTGTGCTTCCACAATCAGCACAACATTCAGAGTCTAGTGCCTCTTCATACTTAATCTTCAGAGAGTAGCACCTTGCACAGTACTTCACTGGCTCTGAATCATAATCATTGGGTCTTTCAGTATTATCCATACACTATATATAATAAGGTATAGATTATTTCCTCCTGCTTACTTTTCCTCCTGTAGCCTTGATATTAGCTGCACTCTTCATAGCATTAGCCCTCTTATTCAAGTCAGAAGCTTGTTTATTAGCTTCTTTAATAGCTCTGTTCATTCTAGCCTTGTCACTGATAATTTCCTGATACCTCGCCATTGTGGAAGCATCACTTTCTGCCTGCCATTGTAGGTCTTGTTTGGTCATTTTTACCATAGTTGTTATTCTTTTAAGAGTTAGATTTTACAAAATATCTTCAAGTAAAACTTTAACCACTATTCTTTTTAGATTGTTTTTCAGTGTGTTACGTTTCCATGAATGACTTTGCAAAGATAAACAAAAATCTTTAGACAACCTAATTTTTCCCATTAAACTATCTATTTTTTAATGTTATTTAAGGCTGGGATACAGATATAATCTGAAAAAATATGGCTATCTTTGCATCAGTCTAAAAACAAAAAAATACTTATTCTTTACATATTATGTACACTCTCAATACAGTAATCACTAAGCCTCCCACCTAACTATTTAGGTATTAAACACATACACATCTTTCTCTTCCTCTGGGTTTGAATCCCAACGGGTTCACCAGGAAGGCAACGGGAGCAACAGATAGGAGCATAGCTCAGCTGGTTTAGAGCGCTTCAGTCACATTGAAGAGGTCTTCGGTTCGAATCCGAATGTTCCTACTAAACAGAGAAGAAGGTGTGTATAGCATCTTTTTCTTTTTTTATTTTTATCCATCATAATAAACCAACCTATATATTAGAATACAATATTTATTCTGTACATATTCTGTACACTGTACATAATTATTATGTACACAAAGTTTCTAAAATAATAAATACATTTTCAATTAACACCAAACTAACAATCTTTAACAATGAATAACAAACAGCCAAGCATTACATTAGTCTTTGATAGAAGAAAGACAGCTACAGATACAAGGAAGGCATCTGTTGAAATCAGAGTATGTTATAACTATCAACAGAAGTACATTAGTACTGGAGTCATGCTATATGCCTACCAATGGAAGAAAGGAAAAATCATTAATTGTCCTGATCTCATACAGATAAGCCAGACATTAGACAAAATGCTTGTAGACATAAGAACTATCCTATACAATATGATGAATGACAAAGGTATTGACATCAACCAATTATCTGATGAGCTTTATAAAAGAAATGATACCATTAAAACTTTTGTAGAATTTATGGAGCAGAGAGTATCTGTATGGAAGTATGGCAAGGCACCTGGAACTATAAAAAGATATGACTGCTTTACCAAACTGTTCTACAAATGGAATAAGATAGTGTCTTTTAATGATATAAATGATACTAATATTATAGCCTTTGATAAGTACCTTTCTGACATGAAAATGTGTGTCAGCAGTAAGTGGGGGAACTACCATAAATATATGAACACCCTTATCTCAGAAGCTATGAGTGCTGGTTATATAACAAGGAATCCCTATAAATGGCTAAACATTGACAGAGGAAAGAATACCAGTGGAATAAGTAAATATCTGACTCCTGAAGAGTTCCGTAGGTTAAAAGTATCTAAAATGCCTACAGCATGTATTGAAAGAGTACGGGATGTCTTTGTATTCCAAACCTACACCTGTCTTAGTTACTCAGACTTATTGGAATTTGATAGTAGAATGGTGCAGGAAGTTAAAGGTGTGAATGTATATGTAGGAAGCAGAATTAAGACCAACATGACTTTTACCATACCATTACTTTCTCCTGCATTGGATATATTACATAAATATGATGGAAAACTGCCTGTCATAAGCAATGTAAAGTATAATGAGTATCTAAAGATTGTAGCTCAGGCTGCTGGTATAGACAAACCATTAACTACTCACTGGGCAAGACATACTGGAGCTACCTTATTATTAAATGAAGGAGTTCCCATGCAAATAGTATCTAAAATATGTGGGCACTCCTCCACTAAGATTACAGAACAGGTATATGCAAAACTATTGGATGAGACTGTGGTAAAGGCTATTCGGGACTTGGAAATATAAAAACCTCCTGCTTTCACAAGCAAGAGGAAAAATAATTGAAATCAAAAAACATGAAACAAAGAACTTAAAATTTATTACCTATGAATCTGAAAAATCGTTCTATATACAATAAACAATATATGGCCAAAGCTATAGGCCATAATAGACAGGCTATACTAACTGAAGGGTATTCCACATCCTCCCTACAGTTTTTACATACAATGTAGTGCATTGCCAATGCTCCTACTATATATAATAAGGTTATACTAATGACCATATCCTACTGTTTTAAAATTTCAACATACCTACTTGTCTCGTCCTTAACGTATGGATTCTTCTCAATCACATCAATATGCAAAACAAGATGCTTGCGCTGAAAAAGTCTGAACAGCCAGAACTTCTTAGGAGGATTAACAGTTTCCTTCTTACTGGAGACTACAATATGTTTCTCACTCTTAAAATATGGTTTTACTGCAATCATGGAAGGATACTTGAGTCCTAGCCTGACATTATACCACTTATCCCCAAGAACAGTATCAATATTTAATGATACCTCCTTGAATAAGGTGTCCTTGAGGATAATGGTATCTGATTTGGAAAAGCTGGAAGATACTGACTGAAGGGCTTTGAGGTTCTTGTCTTTAATCTTCAGCTGTCTTCTTGTATTGTCAAGTTCCTGAAGTACAGAATCCTTAAAATAGCCAAGCTGGTCTATAGTAAGATGTAAGGCCATATTCTGTCCTTCAACCTCTCTATTAATATTGGCATAGGCTTTCAGATTAGCCTCTGAAGTCTCCCACTTCTGATTGACATACTTTACCTGCTTCCACATAACTCCTACGAGGGCGAGCAAAACAATAATAGTAAGAATTAAATACTTTTTCATACTCTTCCTTTTTTGATTGCAAAATTAACCATAAGGAGGATAGATTCAAAGCATCTTAGGATTGTGCTAAGACAAAAAGAAGCCCCTTCCGAGAGGCTCTAAAATTTGGAAGGGACTTCATAATGCAAGGGTTAACTCCCATGCTAGTATCTTATTTTACAACAAGTCATATTTCAGGCGGGCATTAAAGAGTAACTGTAATCTATCAAACTTAAAAGACTACTAGAAGAACTTTTTCATACGGGGGCCTCCCCAAAAACCTGCTTTAATGGGAAGGTTGGAAGTGTTACTTCCACTGAAATACAGCTTTTGGACCAGTCTATTCTTCCTTCCTGCTATAGCAGTGGTTTTGTCTTTTCAGACCTTTAGAAATTTTCACCCCGATAACCCCTGAACAGTACATAGTTTCCAGAACCATCTTCTGTTACTGGCAATCTTTCTGACCTTGGATAAATACCTCGCAGCATCCCTGTGGGAATCTTGGGGGTAGTTGTGTGTCATCTGACCGAGAGCCTCTCTATCCTAGGTAGATTGCAATCCTACAGTTACTAATATTTCAGCCATTTCAAAAAACTCTTTTACAGTCTTCCAGTCTTTGGTAGTGTCTCCTCTGACCATGGGCATCCTGTTTGCCTGCAAAGGTACGAAGAATATCTGATATTACCAAATTCTACTTGAACAATTTTTCATATTTAACTAAAAATCATCCCATTATTATATATAAGGTGTAAAGTCAAAATCCTTTATATCCCCTACCCACTTCTTGAACATAGCACCATCTCTCATGGTATACTCCCCAACAATACACAAAGCAAATCTAACACAGTTATATTTGGTCTTGTAGAATACCTTGCCAGTATCTTTGGCATAGTTGGTCAGGAAGACTATATCACCAATGGTAGAGCCTGTGACATTATAGTACACCATAGACTCAGCCTTCTCCATAATCTCAGAAGAACTCCATCTACCTTTGGTTATGGACATTGCAAGTTTTTCAGTAAAGTGTTTGCCATGTTTTCTAATGTACTGTCTTAACCCTTTCATTATAATAAGGTGTTAGTTAAACATCTTTTGACGATGCAAAGGTACAAAATAATCTTTTTACTGCCAACACATTGCCAAGAAATTTGCCTAAACACCTATAAATAAAGACATTAGGACTTAAATAAACTACCTATTGTATTCTGCATAACAAATCATCCATTTTATCTGCATCAGATAAATCCTTCCATTTGTATCTCAGAACCTCTATCCCAGGATATTGTTCTTGTATTTCCTTGGTTCTCATTTTATCATGCTGTTTATGGTCATCATGAAATTTACCATCCACTTCTATAATTATATCAGCATGGGGTATATAGAAATCTGCTATGTAGTATTTTGTTATCCAACCATCATCAGCATAGATATAGAATATTTTCTGAGACTCATACTCAATATAATTCTCATCAAGAAAATCCTTCATTCTCTCTTCAAGAGGAGATGGCCATGTATCCATTTGATTAGCCCTATACTCTGCACTGGTCATTACTTCCCTATTATGTACCTCTATTCTTCCCATTTTTCTGGCAAAGGTATATACATTCCTTTATTAACAGGAAGATATAAGGAGAGTGGTAAGAAGAGTTGAGGAAGGTAGTACTTGTGGTGGGGGATTTTAGAAAAATTTGGAGTATGTGTATAAGCGGAGGACAATTTTAGAAAAATCTTAGGTGTGTATAAAAGTGGGACATATTTGTGGAATTTCTATTGTATGTGTAAAAACGAGGGGAGGGATTTTATCTAAAAATGTAAAGTATGTGTATAAGTGTGACATAACATATCACACCTCCCCCTGTCCTTGACAGTTGGGGTTCATCCCCCCCTGCCATTTTTCAAAAAAATCTATTGTATGTATAAAAGACGGGGATAAACCCACACACCACCCCCTCCTGATTTTGGATTGGGGATATACCCCCGCCCTAACAGAGGAGATTCACCACCTTCGAAGTTAGCAGTATGGTTTGTGGTGGAGTTAGACCTGAACTCTGATAGGTCCGCAGCTCTGAGAGGAGATACTACTATGGCACAGAACAACAGTAACAACAACCAGGGAATCATCAACAGCTGGTCACTCATTGCCTTTGCAAGAAGTCATGGGAAGATGCAAGTCGGTGAGTTTGCAAACAAGGAGACTGGAGAGGTCTTCAAGTCCTGCATCTTCACTGCACCAGACCAGAGCAGATGCTTCGTGGCATTCAGTTCCAAGATGGGTGAATTGACCCCAAGGGAGATTGCTACCATGAAGGATGAACTCCAAGTGGTTCAGCTGGAGTCAGGCAACTACAGCCTGTGCAAACAGGGTCAGAATGCCTGGGAGGATGTTGACCTTGGCCTGTAAGGAGAGAATGGGAAGTGGGAGAAATCCTGCTTCCCTTCTTTTTTTGAAATGCTTTGCTGATGATTTCAAGGAAACACATCGCAGAACCTCAAAGCCAACAAAATGAAAATTTTAAAAACTGCGCAGCTGTATTAGCTTTTTATCTTAGTGCTATATAATATAATAAGGTATAAGACTTCATTAGATTTATAAATAGTCAAGGAAGACAGCACCATTCCTATATCTTGGCAGGAGAGGGTGTAATGAATCATCTAAGAGTGCAGTATGAACCGTAGTAGTTGCAAATACTTTGGGGACTCGACGCATATTACATCTTATCTTGCCTTTTTGATAGACAATGACTTAAAAACAATACAACTATGAACAATAAGAAGATTTACAAGGGAGAATGGTGCATTAGTTCATCAACACCTAACAGAAAGGAAAGACTTAGGGCTCATAAGGAATTTGAAGTAAGTGACTTAAAGAAAATGCTTGATGAGGGCTGGGAGATTAAGGCTGTCAGACCTAAGAGACCAAGGATTCAGCATCAGGGCTTTAAGATCATCATTACTTGCTTTGGTCCTATGAAGATTACCATTGAGGAGTACAACCAGCATTGTAAGGACTTTAAGACTCTGTGATATGTATAAGGTATTTGACTCTTATGGATATTTGGTAAGGGGCAACTTCACCTCTTACCTTAATGCCATGAGCTATAAGCTGGCTTTTGGCAATAGTAGCTGGTATATTAGTAGATAACATTTAATTCAATTAGATATGACAGATAAGAAGCTTTTGATTGCTGTACTGGTATTGCTGGTCAGCAATATGGTGTGTGTGGCTGGATGGAACAGTTCAATCAGCCAGGTGGACAAGTATCATTACTACTACGAGTCAACTGAGGCACTGCTTGATACTCTTGAGGATGAGTACAACTGGATAGATGCCATTGACAACTATGAGTATTATGATGCTGCATCCAAGCTGAGAAAGTGACTGATAAGGAGTTGGGCTTTACCTGAATAAGTTCAGCTCCTTTATAGTCTTGCTTTAAGCAGGGGATTATCCTTCTCCTCCCTTTCTTTTCTTTTTATTAATCTTCAATATCTTTAGGAAATACAGGGGAGAATGATATTTTAAGTCTGGCATTTAATAACCTCTTCCTTTCATCCCTGTCACCCTTCCAGAACATATCATGCCTGATGGTATAAGTATTTCCTTCCTTCTTCATAATCTCCGCTTCCACTAATTCTCTGACAGCTCTGTCGTAAGATGCTCTTGAGATACTACAGACATCCATAATGGTATTTCTCCTTTCGGTTGTGATATATACCTTTCCTGTATTGTACTCTGCAAACTCCAGTAGTTTCCACAATACCTTGGTAGTAGCATTAAATATGGATTTACCATATAGAGCCAGTATTTCCCTGCTATATGTTAGAAAGAACGGCTCTACCTCATTCTTTATAACTTCTGTTCTGTAAGTGTATTCCCTCAACTCTTTAGTCTCTGGGTCTAATCTTCTATTTGAGACTATTCTTGTAGTATATTTACTCATAATTTGATTACTATTTAATCATTCTAATGACTACTTTTTCCTCATTTCTTGAGGAAGTTTTCCTCATATTTGATACAAGTTGCCTCATATTTGAGGATGTTTCACTCATATTTGAGGATGTAATTTTCTATAAAATGCTGATATTAAAGCAGTTAACTTTCTCTCTCTATATTATATTATTTAGGGAACAATAAATAGCCCTTCAGGAATACTATAGACACCATTAGCCTCTCTCTTCAGAACACCCTTCTTAGTCATAGAGCCAAGCTGTGTGCTTATTCTCTCAGGAGTCTTGTTAAAACCTATACTGGCTATTCTGCTCCTATTCTCTGCATTATTAACAAACCACTTCTCGCCTGTAATACTCAGACAATACATAATTCCCAGCATCATCTTAATCTCACTGTTCCCCAATATCTTGGAGAGCTCTATCATCTTGGACAGATTTAAATAAAAATAATCTTTCATAATGTTATCCTTTTAATATTTAACAATGCATAATTAATTAAAAGTATCTATACTATAATGCTACTTACTAAATCCATTAATGATTTATATTAATGTAATAAGATAAAGCCAGCACACCACATTAGGTTTTGGACTACCTTTTCTTTCTTTTATATTTCTTTCTTTTGGTAAGTCCTGCAAGATGAAGAGGCTTTGTAGTTTTATAAGTAGTCAAGAGACACATCACCACCCCTATATTTTGGAGAGTAGCAGTTAGCTATGCTAATGTGAAATTCAAATAGTTTTAAAGGCTTGATAGGGTTTGCTGTCCTTGATAGTTTATGTTAGTATTGCAGCACATACAGGACAATTAGGGGCCTGAATTCATTATGGCTAATACAGCTCAGAATGTAGGTATTAAGAACAGTTGGTCACTTCTGGCATTTGCCAAGTCTCATGGCAAGATGCAGGTGGGAGATTTTGTCAATAAGGAAACAGGTGAGGCTTTCAAGTCCTGTATCTTCACCAATCCTGAGGATAACAGCCGCTGCTTTGTTGCATTCTCTAGCAAGATGGGAGAGCTGTCTCCTCGTGAGATTGCAGAGCAGAAGGACTCTCTCCAGGTTGTTGAACTTGAGAGTGGCAACTATTCTCTCTGTAAGCAGGGTGCAAATGCTTGGGAAGATGTGGAGTTGGGTGTTTAATACACTCAGCTTTTCTTCTTAGTAATATGTTGTAACTGTCTGTGCCTTAGATAGTTATGTGTGTAGAGATTGTGGAATATCCACTCCCCCAAAGGATTGCGGAGCCTCCCAACTCTACACACTTTTAACCTATCAATTTTAACATTACACATTTTACTGCCCTTTATAGTTCAATATTTGCAACTATTACGTCCTGCTATCTATCTTTTTTGTCCAGTTTTTAGTAATTAGATTACATTTTATTCTCCAAACAAACCCAAATATTACAAATAACATGAAGAAAAACGAAGTCTTCACCTTTAAAACTCCCAATAAAGATGAAATAACAGCTATTGTGATAGATAGTACAGGTTTTGAGATACATAATAATACTGCTGTCACTACATGGCTTTGCTATACACAAAATAGATTATTTCTGTCTCTGGAAAAAACTGATATACATACAGAACAAGTATCTATTGAATATTGCATAAAGACGTTGGTAGAGTATGCTATTCTCCCTGATTATGATGCTATACTTGAGTCTTATCTTTCTAAGAAATCCTGTGAAAAAGAAATTAATACTTTAATAGAAAAGTAATTGTACTTATGAAATATAAGATTGGTGATAGGTGTAAGATAATTAAGAATTTCCTTTCCCCAAACAATATAGGAGATATAGTTACTATCGTAGATACTTGCAGAACTACCAAACCCTTCTATACCATTCAATTTAATGATGGTTTAAAGAGTTATGCTTCAGAGAATTGCTTAGAACTTGTTAGCTATGAGACTTAGACAATCTATACACATTGAAGGTAAATGCATTGAAGATATATTCAATTTGTCTTGTATTACCTCTATCCATAAAGAAAATAACTCCTATTGTTACCATCTTACCAATGGTCAGATCGCTCGTTTAGGTGACTGGTTATGTGAAGATTATAATGGTAACTGGATTATTCTTACTGATAAACAATATAAATCTCTTAGATTATGAATATAACAATAAATACAAAGATACTTCAGAAACACAATCTTTCCCTTGGAGAATTTCTTCTGCTACTATTAGGTTACTTCGAGATAGACTTAGAAGACTGTCACAATACTATTATCAAAAAAGCTCTTGCTGAAAGAAATGTAATGAAGACTATGAGTATTATCCTTTCCAATAACAACAAGGACTTAGTTGCTCAAATACTTCTGGAATCCAATGAGAAAGTAATCAACTCTGGTATAGACTTTGAGGAGTTGGCTATAAAACTGATGAACTGTTATCCTCAGGGCAATAAACCAGGGACTACCCATAAATGGAGAGGTACGATTAATATAATAGCTCAGAAGCTCAGAACCCTTGTAGCTGTACATGACTTCCACTTTACACCAGAGGAAGCTTTACAAGCCACAATCAACTATGTTTCTTCCTTTGAGCCTCCTTATCAGGATATGTTACTTCTCAGATCTTTTATTCTTACTACAAAGAAATCATCTATTGATGATACTAGTGAGATAGACTCTCTCTTTATGACATATATAGAGAATAACAGATAAATTCAAACAAACCCTTTAAACAAACATAATATGTACGCAACAACAATCCAAGACATTGAGGTTCCCTTCCTTGCTAATGCAGCTTATGTCTTATCCTTAAGGGAAAATAAGAAGGGAGAGAAGATAAATAAGTTCCGCAGCCTCTATATGGACCAGTTTGGAGAATGTGCCATATCTTACTATGGTCATCTAACAGAACAGCAGATTAAAGAGGTGATGATTAACTTCTGTTATCCAGGAGAAGACAAGTCCTATGATGAAATTCATCCTATAGTATGGAAAGATTATGAGTATATGAAAGGAAATTCTCCAGAGGGAAATCCTGACTATACCACTATCTATACTCCTGATGGTTTAGACTATAGAACCCTAAAGATATAAGTAATTATGACACCTCAAGAAAAGATAACCCTCCTGCTTAAAGCCAAAAAGCTTCTCAACAAGCCTGCTAACGGTGAAAGTCTCACATCAATAGATGTTGCTCTGGCACATGACTATGTAGATATGGTCATTGATGATATGGTATTTGAAGAATTTGAAAAACAAAAATAACTATGGTAATAGCATTCTTAATGATGAACCCCTTCCACCACGCATTTCATGCAGAAAACAGAGGTGGGGAGTATAATGGTTATGTAGCTTTTAGTGAAGAACTTCCTATATCTTCTATGAGCGGAGCAGGTTGGGATGATAATAAATCCCTTGACTATTTAGTTTCTGTGCATGGAGGTATAACCCTTGATGAAAATTGGAATTTCATGGAGAACAGGTCTTTTATACCTCTTACAAGCATTCCTGACCCCAAGGATTTGGAGAACTTCAGAGTCATTGGCTTTGATACTGTCCACTATGGTGACACAAGAGAAAAGTGGCCTATTGAGAGAGTCAAGGAAGAAACTCTTAGTTTGATGCAGCAAATAGAAAAACTTATAGCTAAGAAACAATGACACTATCCCAAGGTTACAGAATGGTACAGGCAGCAAAGCAGCCTTGCCTTGACTATCCATACATAGGTATTCCCGATGAAGAGGAAGATACAATTCTAACCGGATTAAACTATGATACAGAAAAGATACCAAATATTCACTTCTGAAGGAGTATCCTGGACTGATTGGATAAACTATGAAGCAGACGACTCTAAGCTGTCTTACCTTCAGAAGGAAGAAGCATGGCAGCTAAAGCCAAAGCTTAAGAATGAATACAGAATAGTATAATCTATTAGAAGGAGCCACACTGCATTTTTCCTCTTTACGCCATAATAAGTTAGAATAAATATAGTGGCTCCTTCTATAAGGGCCTGTAGCTCAACAGCATTAGAGCATGATTCTTCTAAAATCACGGTTAGGGGTTGGAGTCCCCTCAGGCTCACTAATATCATGGTTTCATGTTATTTAAAGGGTTTTTGTATGGAGGGAGTAGGAAGGTAGTAATACTTTCCGCTCCCTCTCTTTTTATTGCCCTTTAGATATATCCACAGCTTACAATCCATTTAATTATAACCCTTTAAAACATTAGCAGTATGAATGCAAAAGAACAAGCAATGTTGGACATCCAAGAGGATCTACAGCAGAGTCACAAGAGTTTTATAGCTTTCCATAAGGAACTCAATCCTATCATGAGGAAGCTGGTTTCAAAGCAAATCAGAAGACAACAAAACCTCAATCCCTTTGTATCTCCCACACATTCCAACTCACAACTGGTAGCAAGGTGTTTCTTTGCTAAGGGAGAAGCCAGGCTTAATAACTATTCTAAATACTATGAACAATGATGATACTCATTTATTCATTGGCTTTGACATCAGCAGCTTTCCTGATAGCAGCTATCATAGGATATTGTATGTTCGATTCTCATGAAGATAAGACTATCTGACATAGAGGTGTTTGTTTTAAAAAGAGGACTATCCAAAGATATTGACATATTCAGGCTCATAAGTCTCTATGTTGAATCCTTAGAAGCCTTAGGGAATGAGGAAAAGGGGGAGGTAATACTTTCATCTTCCAAGAATAGGCATAATATTAATAACCTCTTCCCCTCCCCTCTCCCTCCTTCTGAGTCCTCAAGCAAATTCACTCCTCCTGAGAATAATGAATATAGTATAGACGATGTTTTAAATCTATTTTCAAAATGAATACATCTATAGAACCATTAATAGTCAAAGTCACACTGGCATTCATCATGGGTTTTATATTATTATTTATATTTGATACCCATGAAAATAAGTAAAATCTTAGTGTGACTATTAGACTCATTTCAGCTCCAAGTTATTTATATACCTTTGCGGCAAGAAACAAGAGAGTTCTTTGACAGGTTTACATATAAAGTGGCACGGTTTACAGACAGTCATGGCAGATGTATAGGACATTTGAATCTAATGATTAAGGGCTTTACTATGGTGAGCGACTGTCTGTATCTTCCAAAATCTCTTAGTCTCAGAAAAAGGGGCAACAGTATGTAGCACAAACCAGTGCCCCTGTAACAGCCCACGGAGAAATCCAAGGAGTGCTGTTAGGTGCTATTTAGGGCTTTGAGGGCGAAAAATAGGTACGCGAGAAGTAGAAGAGCCGTTAGGCACTGACCTCTATGAAGAATGCTACCATATCAAAGGAAGGGTATGAGGTATCTATTCCGTGTGAGAATAAAGGAAGGGTGCGGAAAGAGATTTATAACATACGAAGGGTTATCACTCAAAGGGTGCTTCATTAGAAGTGTAATATGTTATATCTTGCAAGAATCTCTGAAAGCACAACATATCTCAAATGCTGTGGTTCATGACTTCCTATCTGTATCAAATTAACCATTTAACTACAGCATGTGCCACTTTTCAATATAAGCCCGTGAGGGTCACTTCAACACTTTATAATCATATTTTAAAATTTTTTCATTTGCTACTATTTTCCCCTCAGCGGAGGGGATTCTTCAGGGACTTTAGTATAACGGTAATACATCAGAATTTGGCTCTGAGGTTATAGGTTCGACTCCTATAAGTCCTGCTAATAATTATAAAACAAAAAAGGCGTATGAAAAGTATTAAAGAAAAGTCCGAAGAGTTATCCACAGCCTTTAGAAAAGAACAAGGTGATGTAGGATATTCCGAACAGCTATCATACAAGTTAGGTATTGAAGCAGGCGCAAACTATGTGCTTGACGAAATAGAAGAGTTTATGACCAACCTAAACCTTGGTAGTAATGCTGCTGAAAAGTTTTACAAGTTAGACCTTATGGCAGACATTCATGGATTCATTGAACAACTTAAAGGTAATCAATAATAGTAGAGTATGGAAATAAATTTTTATAAAGCAATAGTGGATTATGGATGGAGATATATTCTACCATCCGTTGAATGCAGACATAAATTTTGGTATTTATGGGAAATTTCCTTATCGTGGTGGAAATGGTCTATAGTATTAGAAATGTGTCGTCATAATTGGGATAAAAGAAATCAATAAATAGTAGCAGAGTATGAAAAAGATTATCCTATTAGCACTTACCGCCTTGATGATGGTTGGGTGTAGTGAAGAATGGATGTAATAAAAAAATAAATATGAACAAAAAATATTTTGAACATGGCTCAAAAACAAGGCTTTACCGAATTTGGTGTGGCATGAAAGCTCGATGCTACTACCCGAAGTCTATAGGATATAAAAATTATATGGGTAAAGGTATTGTAGTATGTGATGAGTGGAAAAATGACTATGTACAATTCAGGGATTGGTCTTTAGCTAATGGTTACAACGAGAAAATGACACTCGATAGGATAGATTCCAATGGAAATTATGAACCACATAATTGTCGATGGGTTTCTTATTTGCAACAAAATAACAATAGTAAGAATAACCGTAGATTAACATTAAACGGCGAAACACATACTATTGCTGAGTGGAGTAGAATTACAGGCATAAATAGTTCTACTATTGATAAAAGAAAACATGCTGGATTGAGTGATGAAAAAGCGTTGACAACGCCTGTTATACAACAAAGTCCATTAACTGAAGAGCAAATAAACGACATATTTGATAAAAGAGAAAGTGGAATGTCTGTTCCAAAAATAAGTAAAGAATACAAAATGGCTTCTTCTGCCATTTATTATCTTTTAAGCGGTAGGTCTTATAAAAAATATACTATCCCAAGAATAAAAAG